ATAAAATAATATTAGGAGTTCAGGATTTATTGCGTTCATTTAATGAAAAAATAATACTTAAACAAACTGAAAATGATATTAGAATTCATAAAGAACATTTATCATTATTAAAAGAAATAAAATTACAATTAGATAAAGATATTAATAGTAAAAGTAAAAAAGATGAAAGAGAAACAGAATTATTAAAATTAGAAAATGTGGAATTAAAAAAGCAAATCGAGATATTAAAAGATATTCAAATGAAATGCAAGAGACAACAGAAGGATTATGAGAGATGTAATAAACATAATATGTTGCCATATCAATATATTAAATTTAAGGAGGATGAATTATTAGATGCAATTAAAGATCATTTTAAGAGTTCTAAAAAACCGAGTGATAAGACAATAATAGAATTTATATTTCAATATTTTGAAAAAAATAATAAAGTAATGAATTTATATATAATTGAAAAATATATGGGTGATATATATGATGTAATGAAAATATTTAATAAAAAATATAATATTGATAGTATAGATATTAAACATTTTTATAGATTATTAGCAGCAATATCAATTTATGCTAAATTTAATGATAAAATAAAAAAAATATTTATTAAATAATAGTATAATATCTACATAATGACGAATGATATTTTAAAAATACCGCAATATATAAATACAGCATGGTTAAATGCTATAATAATGGCTATATTATATAGTAAATATTCGCGCGAATTATTATTAAAATCAAAATTATTATCAAATAGAAAAGAACCATTTGCACAATTATTAAATAAATTATTAAAAAAAGATAAAGATTTAAAAATAGATTTAAATAATTTTAATTTATTAAAACCAACTGAAATATTATTTAAATCATTAGGTCTTAATGAAAGTTTAATACCATATATATATAAATATTCATGGTATTCATGGTTATTTATAATACATTTTTTTAGATATATTAAAACATCATATTTAGCATTAGATTATTATAATAATAATTTATATTTTGGTGTGCGTACAAATTTAAATTTAAATAATGAAAATAATAAAATTGTATATAATATGTATGAAAAAGTAAATAATAAATATGCAGATAAAGCATTTAATCTTTTAATAAAAGAAAATCCACATCCAAATTATATAACAGTTAATGTATGGAATTCAGAAACACATAATGCAGCATATATACAATTTTTAAATTTAATTTTATTTAAAGATAATGTAGGAGAAAAATTAAATTTAGATTCATATAAATCAATTAAATATGAGGGTATAAAGGAATTAAAAGATGAAATTGTTTATAATAATTATAAATATAAACTAGATTCAATTCTTTTAGATGATTATAAAGCTATGAGTGATAATTCAGATATTACCACTGATAATAGATATGGAATGGTTGGAATAATAAATGATAAAAATGTTAAATATGCATATAATGCACAATCACGAATTATAGATAAATCAGAATATAATTTAATTTATTTAAATGCTAATAAAATATTACCTTGTGAATATATGGAATATGACTGGGATCAAAAAAATTACAAAAAAAAATTAACTTTAAGTAAATCATTTTGTGAGAAAGATATAAAAACTATGTCAAAGGAGGAATATAATCTATATTATTTTGGAAGAGGAATAAGAACATTAATTTATGTAAAACAAGAAAGAAAATTAAAATCATCAAATTCAGAAAAAAAAGCAATGAAGAATGCACAAAAACAAAGAAATGAAGTTAAAATGATAATAAATAGTTATAAAAAGCAAATACAAGAATATAAAGAAATAATTAAAGAAATTAAAGATAAAATCAATATTCAAAAAAAAGAATTAGAAAAACTTATAAAGAAGAAATAATTTTAAAAAATATAATAAAAATAGAATGATAATTAAATATAAAAAAAATAATTGGATAAATATAATATTAACAGCTATATTATATAGTGATAATTCTAAAAAAAAATTAATATCTAAATCTAATAATTCATTATTAAAAATCATAAATAATAATTTTAAATTAACAATTGCAAATTATAATGATATATTACGTGAATTTAAATCAAATAAAAAATTTCTAAAATATTTTTTATTTTTGCCAAAATTTCTAAAAAAATTAGATATGTCATATATAACATTAGATTATTACAAAAATAATTTTTATTTAAATTTGAATGAAAATTTAAGTTATAATAAAGATTATATTAAATTTAATTTTGATTCTAATATTGATATATCATTATATTCAAATAATCCAGATTATATAATAATAAATTTATGGACAGGTGATTATGAAAACTCATCATATGCAAATAATATTAAATTAATATGTAAATATATGCCTCATTTAGAATCAAAATTTAATTTTAAAAATTATAATATTAAATCATCTGGATTATCTAAATATAATAATGAAATAATATTTAATAATGACAATTATAAATTAGATTCATGCATATTTGAAAATAAATCAGAAATAATGACAGGTATCACATATAATAATAAAAAGTATATTTATAAAATTTATAATGATAATGACAATGATAATGACAATGATAATGACAATGATAATGACAATGATAATGACAATGATAATGACAATGAGAATGATAATGATAATAAAAATAAAAATAAAAATAAAAATAAAAGTAAATTTATAAAATATGATTGGGATATTATTCATAAAAATGGTTATAAAACATTAATATATATAAAAACAAGTAATAATAAAAATAAAATAAATGCAAAACAAATAATGCAAAAAATCTCATCAAAACCATTAAAACATTATATTAAATTAATAAAAGAAGAAATACAAATAACAGAAAATAAAGGAAAATATAAACAATTAAAACATTTTTATAAAGCTCTTAAACAAATGAAAACGATAAAAGAAGGAATTGTAAAAAAGACAAGAGAAGGAATTTTCAAAATGACGAAAGAAGGAATAATTAAAAAAATAAAGGAACAATATCCTTATTATGTTAATTTGAATAAATATAAGATTGATGAATTAAAGAAGATATTTAATAGAGATTGTAATAATATTTATTTATATTATGATGGTAATAATAGTTGTTATATAGATAGTTTATTAGTTTCATTATTTAATACAAATAATGAGAATATAAGAAAAACTATATTAGAAGCACCATTAAAATATTATTCAAAATATCCGCAATTATTGGATAATGGAAATAAAATAAGAGAAGAATTAATATCAATATATGAAATAATATCATCACAGAAAGAACAATCACAAAAAAAAGAATGTAAAAATTTTAGATTATTATTACAACAATATTATAAAAATTATAAGAAATATGTTAATAAAAAGTATGATACAATTGAATGGACAAGAACACAAAATGATTATGCAGATATTTTAACATTTTTACCAGTAATATTTGATATACCAAATACATTAAAATATAAACTTAATGACCGCATTGAATATAAATATTTTGTTGATTTATTTTCATTAGATGAATTATTAGTAACAGATAAGATATATATAAAAGATTTTTATCCTAAATATAAAAGAACATTTGAATCTGAAAATGAATATGGAGAAATTCAAACATTTACAAAAACAATAGAATGTTTGGCAGCACCATTTTTATTTATATTATTTAATCGAATATTATTATCTGAAAAAATATCAACACGTATAATACCATCATTAAAACTAAAATTAAAAGAAAATAAACATAATTTATATTTAAATTCAATTATAATTCATAGAGGTATGAAAGATTCTGGACATTATACATGTTTATATGAATGTAAAGGTATATGGTATGAATATGATGATCTTAATATTAAAAATAGAAAAATAATAGGAACATTTGAGAATATAATTAAAAATGATGATTATACAGAGAATATATCAGGATTATTATATTGTTAAAAAATAATGAATAAGAGCATTGATTTATTATATGATAATATTAATAATGGTTATTTGGCTATTTTAGATAAATCAGTTTTAAATGATTATTTTGGAAATCAGACAAATCCAGCAAATAATGAAATAATATATGGTGTATATGAAAGTTTAATAATATTGAAAGGAATATCTAAAAATTTAATTGAGAATTGTTATATGACAAATAGATTAGATGAATTAATTTATAAAAAACATATTCATAATAAAACAGATTATTATAAATTATTCAATGAAAATAAAATAATGATTGGTGCAACTTTCTTTTATGATAATAAAACAACTAAAATAGATATATATGATGATAATCATTGTCCTTCTTGTAATTCTACGAATTACTTAAATTTAAAATCATATGAATGTTATAAATGTTTAAATACTATATGTGAATTATGTAATTATTATGATGAAAAATCAAAAATATATACTTGTAATAAATGTGAAAATCCTAATTTAGAAACAGTTATAAATAAAAAAATAAATGAATGTAAAAAAATAGATAAAGATTGTAATATTAATTTTAATGATATTAAAGAATTATTAAGAAAACAAAAATTTAAATGTTATATATGTAATGATATGATATTAACTTCTAATTGGTTTTCAGATTGTTTATATCAAATGACATTAAGTAAAATAAATATAAAATTACCACATAATAGAGATAATGTGCTTATTTCTTGTCATTATTGTAATGATGAGAAAGAAAACACAAGAAGAAAAATGAAAAAATGCAAAAATAAATGTCATAATGATAATAAGATTATTACAAGTAATAAAAATAATATATCAGAAACTATTATTAATAACTTAAAATTGTCTTTTTAATTTTGATTTTAATTTTGATGGTGGTATTAATCTTGATGATGTTATTGAATCTCTTGGTATTCTTTCTCTTAATGGTTTTTTTGGTTCTCTTAATGATTGGTTTGGTTGTTTTACATAAGCAAATAAAATATCATTTTGATTATTAAAACATAATGCATTTTCTATTATCTTTTCTGAATCTATTTGTTGATCTTCTATATTTTCATAGTTATGAAAACAAGATTTAATACAATATCTTTCAGTAGTAGTAGTTTCTCTTGACCATTCATGTTCAATTAATGAACAAGGAATTCTTATTTGCTGTCCAGAACAATCTAAAAAAGTCATAATAGTATCTGAATCGTGATAATATTCTTTTTTTTTATAATGAATACCTGATATAATATGTCCACAATTTGTACATGTAGAATAATCTTCAGTTTTATTTATAATATAATCTAATTTATAAGTATTACCATTATAAGTTATAGTATTATCTCCTATTATGTCTATTTTATCATAAATATCAATTCGAGTAAATAAATGTGTATTGCCTAACATTGCACTTAAATAACTGTCCATATTATATAATTGAATAAATATTATTTCAGGATTTTCAAAATCATTTGAGTTTTGTAAAAAAAACATCTTATTTTGAAAATTATGAATAAATAATATACTAACATCAAATATTTTATACATTGTTGTTATTATAGATAATCCAAATGCTTGCAATCCTATAGGTCTTAGAATAATACTACCTCTATTTAAACCATCTAAATTTAATATTTGATTATTATATGCAACTGCCATTAAATAATAATGATATATCTCAGAACCTATATTTTTGGATAATATAGTACTATCTATATTAATTGAATTAGCTGAATTAGCTGTTATAAATTCATTATATTTGTGATATATATATGACATATAATTAAAATCATTTTTAAATGTCTGTAAAAACTCACAATCAGACTGTATAGTTTCACTATATACTTTATGTTTTAGAGTTATATTTATAATTATATTATGAATTGTATCAAATAATATTTTATCATTATAAGGAATACTTTTACCTGAAGCAATAATTTGATTGATTTTTGATAATAATAAATCTTTACTTAAATCACTAAAACACATACATGTTAACATTGATATAAGCCAACAATTTTCATTATATTGAGGTAATGTTATATACAAATTTTTTATATGTTTTGCTAATATTGATGTTGTAACCTCATAATCATATAATTTATTTATAAGAATATATATAATATCTTCGAAAATATATTGTGCACCACCTGAAATAGTTTGTTTTTGTAATATTGATTGTATTATATGTGCAATTTTACTATATGATTCTATAATATGATTTTTTGATATTATATATTGAGATGGATTATTTAAAATATAAATATGAAAACTATTAATAACATGACTTAAAAAAGTAGTTTTAGTTGCAGGATTATCATAATCATATTTATGTTGTTCTATGGATGATATATTTTTACCAGGAATTACAACAGATACTAAATATGAAAAAAACTTATCCATTGCATTAATATTATCTTGAAAAATATAGATTAAATAATTATGAGGTATATTATTAATAATATTTAAATAATAACAATATGAATATAATATAATTATTGTTTTATAAATAACATAGATAATTTTATATTTAATAGTCATATATAATTTATTATTTGTTGTATCAATTTCCGCAATATTTATACTTTCCATTATTGTAGTAATTAAATTAAAATACTTATAAATATATTGTATTAATATATCAAATTTAAATTTCTCTAAATCTGCACCACCAGGATTATTCAATTTTAAATAAAGTATATGATAAATAATATTATAATCTTTATTAATAGATACACTTTCTAAATATTTAATATATATGGGAATATTTAGATTTAAAAAGCCTAATCTATTTTTATAATCCTTTTCATGTAAAATTTTAGCATACTCCTGCAAATGGAAATAACTTTGAGGATATGCAAATTTACTATGAAAAGAATAATCACTTGCCATTTAATATTTATAAATATAATATATTTAAGGATTATTTAAAGTTTTCTTTAAATATAATCTGTCATATTATTAATATTAGGAACATTTTGAATCATTTCTTCAATATCAAAATTTACGAATGATTTATAAATTCTATTAAAAATATAATTAAATACATTAACATTATATGCATTAAAATATGGATAATAATATAATTTATCATCATTATTACCACATAAATTTTTATGTGAATTGCATATATTATTATAATAATTAGTCAGTAAATTATTAATATTAACATAATAATTTTTGTTTAGATTATATAATAATTTATGATTATTATAATCTTTTTCATTAGTTGCAATTAAACTATGTTCAAATTCAAAATTATTAAAATTATATTTATTTTTCATATTAAAATGATATTTTAAATTTTCAATAAAATTATATTTATTATATTTATTATATGTATTATTATTATTATTATTATCAAATTCTAAATATTTATTATATAAATAATCATAATAATCTTTTGTATTCATATGTAATTCATTGTAATTTTCATCATAATAAATATTTTTATCATTCCTTAAATCACTATTAATAAATGATATTAACGAGATAAGAATTAAATATCTAATAAACATACTTAAATATTAAAAATTGATATAAATATAATCATTTTTTATAAATAATATGGATGATATATTATATTTAGTTCATTGCACACCAAAAAAGGATTATGAAAGTTGGGATGTATTAAAACCATCTGAAATGGATATATATCAATATCCAGGTGTATATTTTTCATTAATAACAAAATATAATTTATTAACTGAACAATTATATTATTCAAAATATATGTTAATATTTTCAAAAAAATTATTAGAACAGCAAAATTATCATATTAATTTACAGGATTATAATGGACATATAAATGAAGAAAATACATATTATCCATGGAATTTAGATAAATTAATCGAAAAAATTAAAAATAAAAAATCAAATTTTATGAATGAGGTTATATTTCATGATCCAATACCTATGAAATATTTATGTTCTGTAATAATTACATATGATATTTCATCGTCTGTAATTAATAATGATTCTTCAAATAAATATTTTAAAGAAAATTATTTATTACCTGATTTTTCTATATATACAGATGAATCTCCAGATATGACTAAAATCCCTTTTTTATGTTATCCATATGAAATGAATTATAATGGTGTTAATCCATTAAGATTAAGTTCTTTAGAATTTTATATAAAGATGGGTAAAATGTGCGGTGTTAATACTAATCAATCCAAAATAAAAATAATAGAAGACATAAGAGATAAAATTCCATATTTGATGAATAATAGACATTTATTAAAAATAGATGAATTTAAATAAAATAATATTTATTTTTTCTATTATATTTAAAAGTTGATAATGATTCATATTTTTTATTAAATTTAATAACTTTATTTTTATTATTATCAATATAAATAATTCTTTCAATAATAGTTTTATTTTTATTCATTATATTAACTTTTTTATGTGTTGATATTAGTTTATTTTTTCCACCTGTTTTAACTTTACCAACTTTAACATATACACAAATTATATTTTCATTATCAAAAGTTCTTTTGCTTTCGTCTATAAAATCTTTTTCAATTTTTATATCATCGCGATATATATCAACATCTCTATAAAAACATTTGTTAATTGCAAAATATGATACTTCATTTTCTTTAATATGCCAATCTTGTCTAGTTAATGTACATGGTATTCTTATACTTTCACTATCACATGTAATATATTTTTCAGCATGCCCTGAATCATAATAATATTTTTCACCATGATAATTTATTCCTGATATACAATGACCACATCCTGTTATTCTATTACACGTTTTATCAATACTAGCATTTGTATATAATATATAATCTAATTTATAATTATTTCCACTAAATGTAAAAGTTTCTGATGTTTTATTAGTAAATATATTACTTTCATTTTTTTTATTAAAAAAATAAGATTTTTTAAACTCTTCTCCATAAATTTCAATAGCAACCTTTGATAACTTTTGTATAATTATTACTTCAGGGTGTGGAATATTATCATTTTTTTTATATATATCATCTCCAATTTTCACAAAATATAAAGTATTAATATTTAATATTTGATATAACATATTTAATATACCAAAACCATGCATATTTATTCCTGCTGATGCATCTGATTGATTACCATGAGACTCTTTAATTGAGTCTATAATTCTTTTAATCTCTTGTTTTTTAATTTTGTTTAATGGTGTATCATCTAATTCATCATCTAATTCATCATTTAATTTATCTTTTAATTTATCTTTTAATTTATCTTTTAATTTATCTATAAATGTATCTTTAATTTTATCAATAAAATAATAATCATCATTTCCCGCATTATTATTAAATATAGTTAAAAATTGGTTAGGATTACTAAGAATTTTTTCAAATATTTCTTTTCGTTTTAACATTATAAATTTTGGTAATTCATTTTTTAAATATTTAAATATATTACAATTTCCTTCAATATTATCACCATATTTTAATTGTGGTTCTGTTATTGTTTCTATTATATATATAACGGTATTAATAAAATTTGTTTCAGAAGCTTCAATAGTACTAGTATTAAGTTTAGCTTTTAAAACATCAATTTTAGATAATATTAACTTTCTACTAGCATCACTATAACATATACCAGTTAACATTGATACATACCAACATATGTCTATATATTGTGGTATAGTAATAAAATTATTTGATACAGTTATTTTTCGTAATAGTAAAAAAGTTTTTATAATTAAAACATGATAAATACCGTTTGTTTGATTTATTCTAATTAAAACTGTTTTATGTGTTGTTTGATCTGGATTGGCTATAATAAACGCAACTCCTATTTTATTTATATCATTAATTGATAATGTGTCATTTTTGCTATTTATTACTTTTTTAAGGAATTTTTGAATTATTTTATTATATATATTAGTTAAATCGGCAATTGTTATTTCTTCTTCATCGGAACATGAATTAGGTATTATTTTAATATCATCATCCAGATCTAATATTTCATCTAATGTTTTATTTAATTCTTCTTCAGATATTTCATCTGATTTATCATCATTATTAGTTATTAAATAAGTTATAAATAAATTAAAATCATCTGGATTACTTCTACTAAAATACTCAGTAATTTTTTCAAAATAATATTCGTACGTATATAATATTATGATAGATTTATAGATAGCATATGATAAATAATATATTATAGTCGAATTTGATGTAATAATTTCATCAGTACATATATTACTTATAGTATCAATTACATATTCAATATTAAGAAGAATAATTCCATGTATATTTCTAGTTAAAGTAGTTAATATAATATCTTTATCATCTTTAGATAATCCTTTTATTTTTTCTATATAAAGTTGATATAATTCTTTAATAATAATACTTTTATTATTAATATTTATATTATCTATATAATTATTAAATATTGTTACAATATTTAGCAATATTTCAGATATTTTTTCATTTGATTCTGAAGTTTGTATTAATTTGTTTAATTCTTCTAATAATTCAGATAGTTCATTAAAAGTTATTTCATGTATAGTTAAAAATTGTATTCCTTTAAAAGTATCTAAATATTCATTTAATTTTTTCATTTAATGTTAAAGAAGGATCTTCATATATAGTTGAAAATGTTATTTTATCCATTAATACTATAATTAAGTAATAATATATTTTTATAGATAATATTTAGTTCATTGCATATCAAAAATAGATTATGAAAATTGGATGTATATTATATTAATTTAAATAAAAAATTAAGATTGATAACAAATTAAATAACTATTATTAGATTTTAAAAGAGGTTCTATATCATTAATTATTCCAACACTATTATCATCATAATAATAGAAATTATTATCATTTTTACAAATTGCATTATAATGTCCCCCTTCTAACATTCCATGATGAAAGCCAATTCCATGTAAATTATAAATTTTTTGACATATTAATTCTTTATTAATATTAACTATTTCTAAATTTTTTCTTATAATTTCTTTGAATCTATTTAAAGAAATAAATAAAATTGGTGGATATTTCCATATAACAGATGATTTATTATAATTACAATTATTATTACAATTATCACATTTCCAATTATCTTTTAATCTTGTTTCACTTATAAAATATTTTGATAATAAATCAGAAATAAATAAATTTTCTGTAATATCTAAAGCAATATATATAAAAGGTTCGAAAGTTTTATTAATATAACCACAACCAATACATTCAATTGTATTCATAAATGAACCTTGTAATAAATCATATATTTTACTATTTTTAAAATTATTATGACAAGCAATTTTATAATTATGTTCTTCATAAATATTATAATATGATTTATTAACTATTACATTAAAACAAGTTTCATCATGTATTTTTTGAATAATAAAAATATATAATTCGCATATATCAATTTGATCATATTTATTAAAAATATCTTTAAAAATTATATAAAAATTATTTATAAATCTATTAGGACTAACTGACTGATTATTACTCAAACTTTTAAATAAATCTTTTAATTCGAATGTTAGTGTTCCTTCTTTTGTATCACTATTTAAAATAATCTCCTTAAATCGATTTAATCTAAATAAAATTTGAATAAGACTATTTATTGCACATGTTGAACCTAGATTTGCTAGACCTTCCATAATTATTAACACTTAAATATAATTAAAAGTTTATATAATTTCAAAACGTTCATAAGATAAATTAGGGGCTGTATTTATTTGAATATCTGTTTTTTGTGAAATAGTATCAAAATAAGAAAATTTATCATGAACATAAATATTAATTTTATTTAGAATTGCCAATTCTGATAAATGATGATCTATTTGTTGATTAATTGGAAATAAAAAACCAGAATCAATTATTTTTTTACATGCATTTATATTAATAATATAAGCATGTAATAAGAAAAAACGTTTAACTTTATATAAAAGTTTTTTATTTTCAAGTTTTATTTTTTTATAACAATATTTTGGATTATTTAATAAATAAATATCCCAATTATTAGGTAATAATTTTAATCTTTTAATTAAATAATTATATTCTATATTTGAAACAATTGCATCATCTTCAAATATAATTGCATTTTTAATATTATTTTTTATTATTTCTTTCCATAAATTTACATGTGATAAATAACATCCAATTGCACCATATGAAGATAATTCATAATGATTTTTACGTATTATATTATATTTATAATAATTATCTATCGATTTTTTACCTTCTAAACCAAGAATATTATTAATATAATTATTATCTAATTCATTACCATCAATAGCAGTATAAACAATAAAATTACGATTTAATTTATAATATTTTTTAAATGTATGTAATCTTTCAGGTCTTTTTTTCAAATTAATAACATATATTTGATTATTATCATAATTATTATCATAATCATTCTTATTATCATAATCATTCTTATTATCATAATCAAAAAATTTAAAATAAATTACAAAAAGAATTATAATAAATACTAAAATTAAAATAGTAATTATTTTATTAATCATTATTTAATATTTACGTACAATATAAATTTAATTTTTCCATTTATGACCGCAAATAATGCAATTATAAAATTGTGTGATTGCTTCATCACCACTTCTTGTTTGTAATTCATAATATGAAATTTTATTATTTTTACATTTACCACATTTAATTGTATCTGTCATTGAAACTTGTTTAATTTCATAAGCTGCCTTAAATTTCAGTTTTTGTTTTTCAATAATTGTTTTCCATCTTTCTGGAAACATATCTTCGCAAGACATATATGGAAGTTTATGTGGTAAGAATTCGCCTTTTTTTAATCTATCTAATAATAATTCATTTTTAATATATGATGATTTATCTAAATTAGAATAAATTGATCTAGAAATATTAATATAACTATCTATAAATAAATCACTTGCCCATGATAATGGAATTTTTAAAGAATTAGCATAATCAATAGTTGAATTAAATACGCCAATTTCAAGATCACTTGCCTCAATTTCAGATAAATGAATATCATTTATAAGTAAATCTCTAAATTTTACGCGAATATCATGTTTATTATTAGTATTTAAAGTAGACATTATTTATATTATGAATTATATAGATGTTTAAAGATATAATCATTTTTTTATATACTTAGGAAAAAATAAAAAAATGATTATTTTTATTTAAAGATTATTCACAAAAGAAATATAAATATAAATGAGTTTCCCTATTTTACCCAAAAATGTTGATGTATCAAAACTTAGATATTCAGAAGTTAGAACATTAGCATCTGGATCAAAGAGTATTTATGTTAATTATGGAACACAAAAATTGAGAATTCAAACTCCTGTTATGCATATGCCTTATGGTATTGGTGAAGGATTTGAAGATAAAACAAAAAGTCAGGAAGTTAAGAAAATGACAGATAAGAAATATGATTTAACTTTATCATTCAAGGGAGCTGATGAAAATCCTAAAATTCAAACTTTTCTTGATAAAATGCGTGAAATTGAAACAGAAATTATTGATAAAGCATTTGAAAATCGCGAACCGTGGTTTAAAGATGATTATGATGGTAATAAAGCATTTGTTGCACGTATGTTTTCACCAATGATTAAATTAGATAAAGATCCCAAAACTGGTAAAGTTGTTGGAAAATATCCCCCAACATTGAGAGTTAAAGTGCCATATGATGGAGTTAATGATAAATTTAATTTCGATGCATTCGATATGGATAATACTGATATTGCATTCACTGATATTATTAATAAACTCAAAGGAGGCAAAACACAATTAATTATTGAATTAACTGGAATTTGGTTGGCAGGTGGAAAATATGGTTGCACATGGAAAGTTATTTCTGGTAAATTTCAATTAGCACAAAATAATAAAATGACATTTATTGTTGATAGTGATACTGAAAAAGCTGCAAATGATGAAGAAGAAGACGACGAAGAAGAAATTGAAGTTACCAAAGATTTATCAGATGTTAAAATTGCTAATAGTGATGATGAGAATGGTGAAGGTGATGGCGAAGATGCAGAAGTTGTAGCAGAACAACCAAAAGCAGCAGCAGCAGCAACTCGTGGTCGTAAAAGTGCAGCTAAAAAATAAATAAACAGAATGCAATTATAAAAGCCATTATAAATCGAGCTAATATGGACGGTTCATTTTTGTCATTTAATAATACAATGCTATTATTAAATATCATATTCAATATTTTAAAAGCTGTGTCATTAGATAATAATAAATATAAAACAAAACCATAAATAGCCGTTTTAATTTTCATAACATATAAAAAGTCAGGTTTTTCTTTTTGATTATTTTTATTCATTATTCATTATATTAATAAAATATATTATATCTATAGTATTTAAAAAATTATTAATATTTGCAGATCTTGCATTTAATGGTATTGTAATAATATTTGGTGTTTCAATATCTGACATCCATTCCGGAATATTATTGTAAAAATCATCACTATATAATGCAATTGATTTTATAAAATTACAACATAATACAAAATTATCATTACCATTCTCAAATAATTTTATTGTCTCTCTTGCAAAATCATAGAAAATATTATTATCGGTAATATTAATATAATAATTCTCATTTCCATTATATTCTCTTGATACTAATTTAAATGTTTTAATTATATTTTTAATTTGATTTGATGTTAATTTTAATAGCCATTTTGTATCATTATAAAATCCTATTTTTTCTATAATCTGAGATACATCAGTAAAAGCTTGATGAATAGAAGACCATTCATATTTATTTAATTTATTTTTTTTATTTAATTTAAAATATTTAATAAAATAATTTAAATTTCTTATTGTTGTTTCTGATAATTCTTGTTTTGTATATGGGTTCCATCCCCCGTTTGTATCTATGAAATATTTTAACTCTGTTGCAATAAAAAAATAATTTGTTTCATTATTTTCACTATAAATAAATAATTCATTTTTGTTCAATTCATTTATATTATCTAATGTAAATGGATCTTCATTATTATTTAATATAATATTAGGATTATATTTATGTTTCTTAATAATATTTGTTATAAAAAAACGATATAATATTTTATGTTTTTTCGATTTATCTATATTATATGTATTTAAATTTATTAAATATATCATATGAATTATATCATTATTATTATTATCTAATCTAAAATATTTATTAAATACACTCTTTAAATAATATAGATTTGAATATAATGTTTTTAAACAAGCCTTAAATATATATTCTTTTGTAAATATCTTATCATTATTATAAATATATTTAAAGATTTTATAAATTTCTCTTATATTAATTTCATTTCTACCTATAGCATCATTAATAATTTTATAAATAATATTATAATTATTTGAATGAATGCTGCAATAATTATCAGTTTTAGAAATAAAATGACATTGTGTGCATGAATTATGTTGTCTATAAATACATAAATTCATTTAACTATTATTATTATTATTATTATTATTATTATTAAATAAATTCTTGAATTAATATTCCTGCATTTATATAACTATAATAATCATAATATTTACCATCCATTTCAACATATTTAATTCCATTCTTCATTATTGCTTTCCCTTTACCTTTCTTTGCAATTTGCAAATTTCTATGTTTCATAATTTTATAATCACTATTAATATCGGTTGTATATGAATAATCATTTTTATTTACTCCTAATGCCCATGAATAACATTTAAATGTATTTTCTAATGGTTTATTTTGTTTAGAATTTATTACACAATCAAATGATGCACCTTTCATCATATTTAAAAACTTATCTATAATTAGTTTTTTCTTTGTTGCTGTATCTAATATATGTTCATCTGTTGATAATCCCTTATCATTTCTTTCAATATTAAAATCACTCTGAACTTGTTTTGTTGTTAATTTCATAATATAACTAAATACCTGAACTGTTCTATCTTTCTTTGGTAATGCTTCGTGAGAACAAGAACGAATTGCACGTCCAATAACTTGTTCAATTCTTACATTATTCCAAAATGGCTCAACCAATAATACACGTCTAACATTTTTAAGTGATATACCCTCCGCACCACTTTGAGTAATACAAAATATTTTAACTAATTTTCCATATAATTGTTCTGAATCTTTTGGTAATGCTTTACGCATTTCATTTGTAATATTTTTAAAATCATTATTAAATAAATTCATTAATAATTTTGTTTTATCTTTATCTTGATCAAAAATAACATATCTTTTATTATTATATTTCTCATTAAATATATCACTTTCTGTAAAATAATATTCATTCTCTATTTTCTTTAATGATATTTGTTTAAAACCTTGACGATTTAATACTTCAGATAATATTCCTAATCCTTCTACTGTTCTGAATGATGAATATATTAATACTGATCCTGGTGATTCATTTATATCTACAATTATTTGAGCAAATTTTGGACTATAAAATTTTCTTAAATTTTCTATATCTAATGCATCACTTTTAATTAATTTATCCATCATCATTTTCATTTGTAAATTATATTCATCTACAACATTATAAGCAGGTATTATCTTTTCTATTTTTTTTATTGGTGATTTCTTAGGTTTCTTTTCTGGTTTCTTTTTAGGAGGTGATATATCATTCTTATCATCTAAAATAGGAGAATCTACTTTCTTTGCTGGTTTCTTTTCTGGTTTCTTTTTAGGAGGTGATATATCATTCTTATTATCTAAAATAGGAGAATCTACTTTCTTTGCTGGTTTCTTTGCTGGTTTCTTCTTAGGAGGTGATATATCATTCTTATTATCTAAAATAGGAGAATCTACTTTTTTTGCTGGTTTCTTTGCTGGTTTCTTCTTAGGAGGTGATATATCATTCTTATTATCTAAAATAGGAGAATTTACTTTCTTTGCTGGTTTTTTTATTGGTTTCTTCTTAGGAGGTGATATATCATTCTTATTATCTAAAATAGGAGAATTTACTTTCTTTGCTGGTTTTTTAGCAGGAGCACCGCCTTTTTTATCATCTTCTTCATCGCTATCACTCATATTTTCAATCATTCTAAAATGTTTTTTAATGTCTTTAGGATAAATGCGTTCAATTTTTTCAGGAAAACTAAAATTGCAAACAGCACGAGTAAATGCACGATATACAGAAGAACTTTCTGCAAATAGTCCTTGCCCTTTCTTTTTATTTAAATCTTGCTTAATTTCATAATTTCGAGCTTTAACATAATTATTAAATTGTGAATCAGTCATATATAATTCTCTTTTAATAGGTGGGTCAACTCTTGGAAATAATTCACTACCACTAATACTATAATAACTTACAGTACCTAAAATTCGTCTCATAAATAAATCTTCATTCTTAACAGTTGGATTATCTTCATCTGAAACATCTAAAAAGAATTTATTAAATTCTTCTTTAATATTTGGTAAAGCATTATAATTATAAATATTAGATTTAATATTCATTTTAATGCCGTTCATTTCATTTAATGCTTTAATGATATTATCAATCATCAAATCAGAAGAAATGCCCCAATCTGATTTATAAATTTCATCATTCAAATTTCTTTTAAAACCGTGAGGTAATAATGATATTAATATTTTTTTATTTTCATTATCAATTGTAAATTCATCAATATAATTATTTAAATTTTTAATATTCATTTGATTAATAAATTCATCAATTGATAATAATTTAGATGTTTTTGTATAAGTAATTTGATATACACTCATATAACCTCTAATTAAATTGATTAATGTTGCTATTTCATATGGATTATTAATCATAGGTGTGCCAGATAATAAAATTATTTTTGCATCTTTAGCAGCCATTAAATAAGTATAAATAGTTCTTGCTAGAATACTGCCATTAACAACTCTACTTATAAAATTATGAACTTCATCAATAATTATGAAACCATTATCAAAAGGAGATTTACCTAAACTTTTAATTAATTTAGCAGATAATCCATTATAACTAATAAAAGTATATCTATTTTTAATAATATGAGATGTGGTTATTGTAATAGCTAATTTATCATCATTATCGGGTTTAGTTTTTAAAATTATTGCATTAGGTATATCATTTTTATATAAAGGTATCCAAACAATACCTTCTTTTTTAATAAGAGTTGAAGAAATTGCATATTTAGATTCTAAAATTTCTAATGCTTTTTTATTAGTTTTAGAAATTTTTATCTGTGTCCAATCTTTTTTAAGATTAAGACCAATAGAACTTATTTTTAAAATTTCATTTTCATAATTGACAGCTAATGATGCAGGACTTAAAACAAATATTTTTTTTTTCTCAATATAACCTTCAGCAGCTGCAATAGACGCACCTGATTTGCCAGAACCCAATTCATGATATAATAATGCACCTCTATAAGGACTATTAAATTGAATATAATCTCTAATAAATCTTTGTTGAGGATATAAATTTATAGTATCTTCATTAATTTCACAAACATTTTCATCACATTCACATTTAGGTTTTTTTAAGATAGATGAATAATATTCAGGTTTAAATAATTTATAAAGTTTTTCATTATAACCTATTCTATTAGGTAATATCCATTCATTTGGCATTACCTCATTAATCATTGATAATTCTATTATTATATAAATATAAATATATATATATATTTGATGTTAAAAATTATTATTGATAGTCGTGAAACAAATTTATATAATAATATAATTGAACGCGATTTAGATAAATATACAGATAAAATAACAATAATAAAAGAGCAATTAGAGATTGGAGATATTCATATTCAAATGGATGATTTAATTTATGTATATGAGAGAAAAACAGTAAATGATTTATTAAGTTCTGTTAAAGATAGTCGATATAAAGAACAAAAATCAAGATTATTATCAAATTATAAGAATGTTAATTATATTATTGAGGGTTCTGATATAATTGCAAGTAATAATAAACATAATCAAAATTTATTAACAAGTATTTATTTTAATTCAACTTATAGAGATAATATTAAAATTTTCTTTACAAAAAATATTAATGATACAATAACATTTTTATTAATGTTATCAACAAAAATAATTGACAAACCTCATAATTTTATTGAAAATGAAACACAAAAAACAGAACCTGATTATATTGATATATGCAAAATTAAATCAAAAAAGAGTGATAATATAGATAAAGAAACTTGTTATTTATTACAATTATCACAAATTCCAAATATCTCTAAACAAATAGCAAAGAATATTAAAGATGTTTATCCAAATATGAAAATATTAATAAATACATTAGCTACTGCTGAAAATCCAAATGAATTATTAATGAAAATACCAAATATTGGCAAACAAAAAGCAATAAAAATAATAGAATATTTATTATAGCTATTTTTCAATTATTTTTTATAATATTATAATTTTTTGTTGTAGTTGTTATATAAATAAAAAATGATTTTAATCTTATTATAATAAATAATGATTTCTTATAATAATAAATCTCCAATTAGATATCCAGGAGGTAAAACGAGAGCATGTAAAATTCTTGATAAAGTTGTTAATGATTATTTTGATATTAGGAGTATTGAAACAATAATATCACCTTTTTTTGGAGGTGGTTCATTTGAATTTTATATGCAAAATAAATATGGATTAAAATTAATAGTTAATGATAAATTTACTCCATTATATAACTTCTGGCAGCAAGTTAAAATAGACAAAAATAAATTATGTGAAGAATTACGAAAAAATAAAGAAATATCTAAAGAAAAATTTATCGAATATAGAAATACAATTATGGATCTAAATAATAATATCTTAGAACAAGCTATTCAATATTTTATTATAAATAGATGTTCATTTAATGGTTCAACTTTATCAGGTGGTTTCTCACAAGAAGCAAGCAAAAAAAGATATACACCCTCATCAATTGATAAAATAGAATTATTAAATTTTGATAATATTGATATTTATAATAAAGATTTTTATGATTTTATTAATGATAATGATAATGATAATGATAATGATAATGATAATGATAATGATAATGATAATGATAATGATAATGATAATGATAATGATAATGATAATGATAATGACGTAAATAAAAGAATAATATTTTTAGATCCGCCATATTATTTAGAAAAAAAATCAAAATTATATGGTAATAACGGAGATATGCATGAAGATTTCAATCATCAATTATTATTTGAATTGATGACACAAAAAAGAAATTGGATATTAACATATAATAATTGTGATTATATTAGAAATCTTTATAAAAATTATATAATTATTGATACAAATTGGACTTATTCTATGAATAAAACAAAAAAATCATCAGAAATTATAATTATTTCTAAATCTTAATTAAATTTATTGGTAATTTTTTATAATCATCTAAACTATATTTACTATTTATTAAATTTTTTATATTTTTAGGTTGGCAAGCAACTGTAACAGATATTTTACAATAACCTTTATTATTTTTTTTTGTATGAATTTTAGTTCTTATTCTTAATTGTTGTTCGCAAATAAATTCAGGAACTTTAAAATCGCAAATATCATTACCTAAATGATATAAACCTTTATTCGAAATTTGTATATATTTACAGCCTTTTTCACTATATATTTTTTTAATAGTATCATTAGGACAATTAATATATATATCATTAAAATCAGTTGTTTCTTTTTTTATCTTTAACCATTCATCATGAGTTATATCATTTATCATAAAAGGAGGTATTTTACCATTAAATAATTTAACAGATGATACTAAATTTTCAAATATATTTTTTGAATATTCAGGTATTTTATTATTTAAACTACCAATCCATTTATTATTTATATTATCAAATTTTAAAGAACATTGCATCCAATCTGGAGAATTTGATTTTTTAATTTCTATTGGTATATTTTTTTCAATATTAAAATTACATTCAATATCATTTTTATTATTGCATCCTCCTAAATCTTTTTTATCTTGTGTATTAAATTTAAAATTATTTAATTTACAATTTTTAACTATATTATAAATATCTAATTCGTATTTTTTACCACTAATTGAAGAATTCATATTTATATTAAATTAAAAATTATCATAAATCATTTTTTATATGAAATACGAAAAAAAAAGAAATTATTAAAATGGAACTCCACTACCCCATTTTAATTTATAATATTTTAAACTATATTTATTTATTGGTTTTTTATAATAAGCAAAATAAGCAATTAATGCTGTTGTAATTAGAATACCGCCAATAATCATTTGTATTTTGATTATTATTATAAAATAAGTTTTATATATATATATCGGATCTTTAAAAGAATTGGTGGATGTTGTGGGGTTCGAACCCACGCTGTGCATAGCACAATATCATCTTAAGTGATACGCCTTAAACCACTCGGCCAAACATCCGATATATATGAAAAAAATAATATAAATGAAATAAAATTTACCCTTTTATTTAACTATCACATAATTATTAAAGTTAAGTTATCCTTATATAACTTTTTTATTCATAAGTTTCAGAAATAATATATGGAGTATTTGGATTTATAACATCTGTTTCTTTAATATCTGTATATAGACCTTTATATAATTCAAAAAAATCTTTAATAATAACATGATATGAAATAGAATTAATAGTTTTTGCTTGTAATTTATTGGGTAATTGTTTATTAGAATTATTGCATTTTTCCAATATTATCATTAATTTATCCAAAAAAATATCTCTAGTTTTTAATATCAATATTATTTTTTCTAAAAATATTTTTAGTGTATTTATAAATGAAAATATAATATCAAAATTATTTTTAGATTTTATTATAATATTATTTGATTTTTTATTTATAAAACTTAATACAATTACAAATCCTAAATTTTCTAAATAATAATCTTTCCCATATAATTGATATTTAAAATAACCTCCTTTTTCTATTCGATGACATATAAAATCTAATCCTGATATTCCTTCTAAACTGATAAATTCTTTTCTTTTATATGAAAAATAACTATAATAAAACATTATAGCAAGTATTGATTGTGTTAAAATATTTATAAATAATTGATTTTTAAAACTTATTATATTCATTAATTCATATAAATTACCATTATTAAACAAATTCTCATAAAACATTATATTATAGTTCTTATGAGATGATTTATCAACTAATAATTTTTTATATATAGAATCATTATTACAGTTTGTTTCATTATAATATAATTGAAAATGAGGTGAATAATTTTTAACAACACATTTAGATAATATCTTTAATGTATTTAATAATAATAATGGCTTTTCTAAATATGTTAAAGTTATTATTACTGGTATTTCACTAATATCCGCCTTAAATACAGACAATGATAATAAATTTTGATTAATAACTGATATATTATTAATATTATCTGTCTTACATTCTTTTAAAAATGTCTTAAATGTCTTTATTCTTATCTTCATATAATCATTTATCTTTTCTTTCTTTTCTTTTTTTTCTTTCTTTTCTTTTTTTTCTTTCTTTGGATATAATTTATAACAACAATCAAAATTTTGATTATTTGGTCTAATTTCATATCCTTCTAAACATTTATTATTAATTGGGCGTTTTTTAACTGGACAGGTGTTGCGTAATCCTTTTATTCTAGCAACATGAGGTTTTAATATATCATCAGGTGTTAAAGATATTGATGATGATTTTGGACTTGATGATATTTTTTTATATAAATAATAATCTATTGCTATTTTTTGTAATATAATTAATAATTTATTAACAATAACTTCTTTTTTAGGCATAATATCATTATAAATAATTTCATCACACGTTTTTTTAACAGAACCACCTTTTAAAGGTATTGATATATAATTATGAATAATAACTTTTCTTTTAAGATATTTATGTTTTAATGGTATATCTTCATGTGATTTATATCGAATGCAACGACCTTCAATTTGTTGTTTTGCTGATATATTCCAAACAGGATCAATTTGATGAAAATGTTGAATATGTTTAAAACTGATACCTTCTTTTATTGATGGAGAACCTAAAATAACTTTAATAATTTTACCATCAATATTTTCTTTAGAATTTAAAATAGTTTTGATATATTGTTTATCATAATCAGATAAAGTAGCATCCCATAAAATATAAGTTTTATATGGTTTATAAATTTTTGATTTATCTGGATCAGTATAATTAATCCATCCATTATCATCTAACCATTTTTTAATAATATGCAAACAATAAGTTATAAAATTTGAATAAATTAATTGTTTTCCATTAGTTTTAATAGATAAATATTTAAATAATATATTTAATTTAGGAGCATATTTTTTTAAATTACTTAAAACCAAATTAACTTTTTCAAATCCAAAAACAGATATTGCTAATTGTCGTTGTTTTAATAAAAATGTTTCACTATCTTGTGAAACTGTATTTTCTTGATATTTAAACATTTGTTTATCCTGTTCAGATGATAATGGAACTTTTTCCGGTGAATATTCAACATCTGGAAAATCTTTTTTATCATTTAAAGAATAATAGCTAATTTTACCATTGATATAAGGCATAATATTTTTAATAGATTTTAGATATTTATCATCAATTGGTTTAACATTTAATAATTTAACTAATTCAATAAATTGTAAGTAATTATCAAAAACAGGTGTTGCAGTTAAAAAAAACATTTTACATGTTTTATCTGCAAATCGCGAAATATATCTCATGATTAATGCTCTAATTAATTTAGGATTTTCAGGTAATTTATTTCTATTTTTAATATCATTAATAGTAGTTTCTTTGATACCATTTGATATTAAATTATGAAATTCATCAATAATTAAAATTTTATTTTTGGTTAATTCTTCTAATGTTCTATTTATATTAGTTGAGTTTTTAAATAAATTGATTATATATTCATATGAATATATAAAATATTTTTTACTGATTTTTTCATTAAAAAATATAAGTAATTCTTTTTTTTCATCAGATGTTATATTTGGATCATTATATTTTTTTAATTCTTTCTTAAATTTAGAACAAATAATAGGTATTAACTCATCTATATAATTTGTTTTTAGTCGCGCAGGTAATATTATAATAGATTTCATAATAGGATTAATTTTCATTATTTTTTCAGCAATAATAATTGATGTTCTTGTTTTACCTGTACCAATACCATGATAAATCAATAAACGATCAATAATATTATCAATTTTATAATATTTTTCAACATATTTTTCTAAAAATAATTGTTGTTTAAGAGAAACTTTATCTTTATCTAATAAATCTCTAAAATTTTTATAAATGGATGTTCTACTCATAAATCAAATTCTATATAATAATTAGAATTTTAATAATAATTAATGGCAATTATATTAGGTGTTAAACAAAGTGCAAGAACTTATCAACTTTTACAAGAAAAAAATAATTTTTCATATATTAATAGTAGTAATTCATCAAATTTATTATTTTTAAATGTTGATGAAAATACTAATAATAACGCAGTTATAAGATTTAAAAATAATTATGAAATTGGTTATATTGATAATAATATTTCTATTTTCAATTTAAGTAATTTAATTACTATTAATAGTAATAATATTAATTTATATAAAGATACAAATTTATATAGTAATTTTAATGTAAATAATTATTTATATACATCAAATAACACAACATATTTTAATAATAATGTTTCACTAAATTTAAATAATAATATAAATAATTCATTTAAAATTAATAATAATTCATTATCTATTTTTGATGTTTCTAAAAATATTATTAATATTAGAACTCCTGATTTAAATATTTTTTCATCAAATATTCGATTATCATCTAATTCTATATTATATACTAATTTTATTGATAGTCCTAATGATAAACCAGTTGTTATCAGAAATATGGCTTTTGCTGAAAGTTTGCGAATATTTACAGCAAATATTGTTCAAAATATGTCTTTAAATAATGATATATTATTTTCAGATTTATTAAATTCATTTCCTCAAAATATAAATCCATATGGAAATATATCTGATGACGAATGGACACAATATATGGTTAATAATAATATTAATATTTTAGATCCATTATTTATAAAACCAAATATAAATGTTATTAAATATTTAAGTTCTACTAATAATGTTGGTGGTTCAAATATACTCGAATTTAATATTAAATATTTTAATACTTCTAATAATAGCAATTTAATATTTTCTATAAATAATAAAGGTTATTTATCAATTGGTAGCAATTATAATCAAGATATTCCATTAAAAATAAATATAAATCCTATAAGTTCTAATATTATTCAATATACAAATATTAATGATAGTAATAAATGTTTTTCTATTAATTCTAATGGATTTATGAATATTGGTAGTACCAATTTTTCACCAAATCAAATTAATATTTTTAAAAATAATAATAGAGACCTTAATAATTCTGATTTAATTTCTTTAAATATAAATAATATTAATAATACAAGTAATATTGGTAGTCTTAATATTAGATTTAATAATAATAATAATTATACTGATTTTATATTTGATGTAATTTATAGTTTATCTCAATCTAGTTTTAATAGTATTATTTCAAATTATAAATTATATTTTACAATAAATATTACACATATGTTTATTATTAATAATATATTAACTATTATTTCACCATCACAATTATATAATAATGGTGAATTATATTCATTAGAAACTTCTGATAGTGATTATATTAGTTTAAGTATAAAATATCCAGCAAATGGAATAACTATAACAGAAGTATCAGGAGAAAATTATATATTAATATATAAAATATATCCAAGTGAACTGACACCCGTGCCGTCAGATGCAAGCATTAATAATACAAATTTATTTAATAAAATAGTTATAACTAAAATAGGTTATAATATTAAAGCGACATTTATATTTTATATATATATTGGTATATATACATATTCATATAATGGAAAATATTATCCTAAATTATGTAATTATATAACAGCAAAAACAAATGATTTAACAATTTTTAATATTTCGCAAACAGGTAATGTTGGAATTGGTACAACTTATTCAGATTTATATAAATTATATATTGAAGATAATGCACTAATTAATAATATTAATTGTAAAACAATTGATAATTATTTAACTAAAAATATATCAATGTGTAATTGTATATTAAATGATATTGATACAATAAATAATGCTGATTTAATTAAATCTGATTATTTAATTTCATCTAATAACTTTTTATCAAATCTAAATAATAATAATTGTATTATTAATAGTAATTTAACAGTATTATCAAATGGTGGCAAATTTATAGTTAATACAAAATCAATATTTGGAATAGATACAACTCCATACGCTAATTATTTATTAACTATAAATTGCAGTAATATTATTGATGGATTAGCTATTAAAAATGATATTATTAATAATAATCCAAATTTATTAATATATAGTTCGTGTATTAATTCATATCCATATGTAAAATTACAATCTTTCGAGCATTCATATAATATAGGAATTACATCTAATAATAATTTTCAAATAAAATATAATAATAATAATATTAATATTATTGAAAATAATTATAATAATAATAGTATATCATTATTTAATAATTCTTTTAATATTTTTAAAGATTCTCAAAATAATATTAAATTTTATGCTGGACAAATACCAGCAAAAATAGATTGGTATAATTATATTTCAGATTTAGGAATTGATAATACTAATAAATCATCATTTAATATTTATGGTGATTTTAATGTATATTCAACGTTTGAAACAGAAACAACAAAAGCACTTATACCATTAATCATATGTAAAAAAAATATAATTAATAATAAATTTAAAATAGGTATTGGAATTGATAATACAACACCTATTAATGATGGCATTAATAGTTTAATGATAAATTATGAAACAATATTTAATTCAAATATAAGTGTTTTAAATAATATTTATTTATCTGGAACTATATTATCTATTTCTGATTGTAATTTAAAAACAGATATTCATAAAATAGAAAATCCATTAGATAAAATACAATCAATTTCAGGTTATACATATAAAAGAACAGATACAGGAAATTTAGAAACAGGATTAATAGCTCAAGAAGTTATTAAAATATTACCAGAAGTTATTAATTATAATAATAATAATAATTATACTATTTCATATGGAAATATGTGCGGAATATTGGTTGAATGTATAAAAGAATTAAATGAAAAAATAAAATTTTTAAATTCAAGAATTGATAATATGGAAAAATAAGCTCAAAAAAAATAGAATCTTAATATAAAGCCAAAAATAAATATCATTGACTTTATATTTTTAATAGAATCAATTCATACAAACACAATCAATTCATCGTCAATTTTAAGATGAAGTTCGCGTTTAAACTCGCAATTATACAACTTTTCATAAAAACAATCTCTGTCATATGAATTCTTACCAAGTTTAAATCCTTTATATGAAATCTCATTGCATTTTTTACATGTGAAACATTTATGAGTGAATTTAAAAGGCGCATTGATAATAGTCCATCCAAATTGTCTATTCATCATTTTAACAATACGACCAACAATATAAGGTTCTTCAATTTTCAATCCTCCGATTGTTGTTAATTCTGTTTTACATTCATATATATCCAATGTAATTCTTAAAATTTCTTTTTTTCTTTGATAATTATCTAATATATCCATATATGTGCCAGTTGTAGTTGAATAACGAATGCCATTAATATCCATTATAAACCCATTACATAACATATCCAGATTATTAAAAGGAGGTTCAATATCTTTGCATTCATTTTCAGTATTTTTATATGGATATGAAACATCAAACACAAGTTCATTTCCATTTTCTAAAATAAGAATAATTTGTCTATGTTCAATCAAAGAATAAATGCCGGTATATGTAAAATCATTATTAATCTTTTTCTGAATATCTCCAAATGTTGATAATTCTTCAATAAAACTATCGCTAATTTCTTTTGATTTAAAGAAAATATCCATATCTTTAGGTTGTAATATGCGTTTGGATAAAGATTTTGCAATTTTGATATTATGAAAATCAATATCTTTGTATCCAAACCCATAAAACAACTCTGAATAATATTTACTTATCATTGTATCACGTATATATCCACCATAAATGATACCATCAAAATCATAAACGATTTTTTCAATATTAGTATATGAAACAATTGCCATTGTCAATAATTTTAAATATTATTAAAAATATCAATTTTTTTATTTTAAAAGATTATAATGATACATAAATATTTTGCAAATATATATCTTGCCTATAATTTTATTATTGGTAGTATTTATCTATTATGGATAATGTTATTATATTATAATAAATGCGAATGTTCAAAGCATATATTAGAAAAAATAATACATGTTTATTGGTATGTTATATTTGTCTTAGATATTTTATTATTCTTTGGATTATTTTCAATTAATGATTTATATTTAATAATTATAGGAAATTTATTAGGATTAGGAAATATTTATTTAACTTATAGATATATGAAATTTTTAAAAGATACAAATTGTGAATGTTCAAATTCTTTATTAAAAAATCTTATTATTATTATTTATGTATTTACTGGTTCTATTATTGCTGCATTTTTTATTGGCTTACCTATTTTATATTTAAAGTATAAAAAGTATTAATTGATTTTAAATATTAAATATGTATTAATTTTTACTAATAATTATTAAAAAATGATGTATTATTTTAATTAAAATAATTACGGAACTGTAAAATGTCTGATTATTTGCGAACCATTAGCAAAATATCAAATGCAACTGTCAATAAAGAAATTAAACTGTGCATTTCGATTATTCGTCTTTACTATTGGTTTAACAATCTTGGTGATAAAATCAATGGACAGATGCAGATGAAGTCAATGACCAAAAATCTAGTTCTTCTTGGAAAGTTTAAGATTAGCTATGATAAAGAAAATATTGTGTTTAGTGATATCGTGTTCGCATCGCCTACAAAGATTATCACCATCTCAGGATCTTTCATGCGCATTGATGATACGATTACATATTATCGTCATCAGAGGACGCGCGTGTCGGTGGTTGATGTATAATTTTTCATTGGTTTATAATTGCAAGAAATAATATTATTTTTTGTAATTTTATTTATTTTTATTTATTATAATATGGTGAAAATTTCAGGAACTATTAATTATAATGGCTTTGGTACAATACTAACAATATTAATTTTATATTGGTTATTTAAAATTGATAAATGTCCATGTACGCATATACCAGAGGGTAAATATCTTAAAGAATGGTTTATATTTGATATAATATTTTCAATATTATTTTTTGTTTATTTAATTACAATAGGTGATTTAAATAATAGTTTTAGTAATGAATTATTATTTATTGTAATTATTATTACAATTATAAACATAATAATGATAATAAGATTATTAATATATATAAATAAACTAAAAGAAATAAAATGTGATTGTGGATTATCTAAATTAGAAAATTTTATTTATTATTGGTATATTATTGTATTTTCATTATTTATGATATTATTAGCACTATTATATTATTTTTTTATAGACAAATATTAAATAATATAAAAAAACAAAAATAATTATCTTCTGTTTTGCGGTGCATTTTTTATAAAATTATCAATAGTATCATTATATTTATCATTATGTTTATCAATTAAATGATAATATAAATGACAATTATAAAATTTATAAATTTTTTTATCACACCATTTACATTTATATGGTTTATCAATTGTGCCAGGTTCATAACAAGGATATTCATATCTATATTTAAAATCATCATTTATAGGCCAATATTGAAAAGTTAAATGATCAGTATCTTCAAATTTAGGTATTGAAGGTCTTTCGCATATTTCTTTATAAATATGCATATATTGATTTAATGTTTGTTCTTTCTTGATTAAAGTATATGGATTAACATCATAAATAAGATCTTCAAAAGTAAATGGGTTATAACATTTATATAAATGTTCTAATATTCCTATTTCATCAAAGAATTTTTTTTCTTTATCAGTAATATTAGCGGGTTTAAATGTAATATCTTCATCATTTAAAATGCTATAATAATAATAAATATATAAACCTTCTAATGATTTTAATAAAGATTTAGAACAACAATTAAGACCAGCAAATAATATTCTAAATTGCCATAATTTTTTATCTTCTGCTTTTTCTTTATCTTCAATGATATTAATATTATATGTCTTCATATAATATCTCATTATTGCAATCTTTTTTTCTGCAGTACCTTTGTAAAGGTCCTCATAAAATTTTTTTTTAATATCATTACAAATATTAAAAGTACTACCTATATAAAATTGTCTAGTATTAATATCATTTGGATCATAATTTTGCGGATAAATAATATAAATAAATGATTTTGCTAGTATAGCAGTATCCATAATAGATAGATAAAAAATTTTATAAAAAATAATTTCATTTTTTTTATAAAAAAAAGAACTAAATCATTAATATTATTATTTATTTATAGATAATGGAATATAATATATTTGAATTAATAATAATATTACGTATTATTATTTTACTTATAAATTTTTTTGTGTTAAATTGGCTCATTAAATTAGATAAATGCAAATGTTCTAATATAAATGAGGGATTATATCTTAAAGAATGGTTTGTATTTATTATTATTTTAAACATTATTAAATTATTTTATATATTCATTTATGGTATTACAAATAATAATGACAATAATAATGAAATATTATTATTTAATATTATTATTGTCATTATTAATATTATTATGATAATAAGATTATTAATATATATAAATAAATTAAAAGAATTAAAATGTGATTGTGGAATGTCAATCCAGCAAAATATAATTTATTATTGGTATATCGTATTTTTATCATTTATATTATTATTATTATTATCAATATTTCTAATAACTATAATAAAAAATAATTATATATAATAAATGCAATCTAAAAATATTAGAAGTTTAAGTTATAAATCAGATAGTTTTTTTGATATTAATGAAAATAATAATGAAACTAGTTTAATATAATTATTGCAATAGCTTTGAATATTTTTATATTAAATTGGTTATTTACAGTTCTTAAATGTAAATGCGCTAATATAGATGAAGCTCTTTATCTTAAAGAATGGTTTATAATTCAAATTACTATTAATATTTTCACATTTATTATAATTTTATTTAATATACAAATTAATAATTTAAATTTAAGATATTTTATATCATATATATCAATAATGGTAATTATTGTATCATTTATTATGATAGTTAGATTACTAATTTATATTAGTAAATTAAAAAAAAATAATTGCGATTGTGGAATGCCATTGCAGCAAAATATAATTTATTATTGGTATATTGTTGTATATTCAATTATATTATTTTTTATTATATTAGTATTTTTAAGTTTCATTATTTCATTTTTAAATAAATAATTATCTTATATTAAATAAGATAATATATGCCCTCTTCTAAAAGTAAAAGTTTAAATAATTCATTCAAATCTTCTAAATCTTTAAATTCATCTATGTCTTTAAATTCATCTATGTCTTCAAATTCATCTATGTCTTCAAATTCATCTGTACCATATGGTTTATCTATTTTTATATTTATAATAGGTTTAGGGATCTCTTTTTTCATATTAAATTGGCTTATTAAAGTTAATAAATGTAAATGTGCTAATATTGATGAAGCTCTATATCTTAAAGAATGGTATATGTTCTTAATTGTTTATCAAATAATTTTTGGTATATATATGTTAGCTACTTATGATTCTGAACAACCTTTAGCATTTTTTGTAATTTCATTAATTATAAGTTTAATTACATTTATTATGATTGTTAGATTAGTTATATATATTCATAAATTAAAAGAAATAAAATGTGATTGTGGAATGACTACACAACAAAATATAATTTATTATTGGTATATTGTTGTATTTTCTATTATATTATTTGTAATTTTATTAACATTATTAGGTGCATTAAGTACATTATTTTTATATAAATAATGAAAAAAAATAAATTAAAATTAACTTAGTTTATTATTAATTTCAACAAGTAGCGCATAAATCATATTTAGATTTACTGGATTATTGCGAAGTGAATTTGTAAGTTGTCTCTTCTTTTTATTTGCCTGATATGCTTGAATATCTTGCGTAGTAATTTTATATTTTTCTGCTGCTTGTTCAAGAGTAATCGAATGATCTTCGTCAATTAGCGCTAGAGCCTTAACAATAAGACGTGTTTTAATACTTCCTGAAGTTCTTTGTAGTTGTTTTGCAATGTCTTCAATATTTACATCTTCATCAATTTTATTAATGAGAGCATTATCCTCTTCTACTTCCCATTTAAGTCCTGCACGTGATGTTTCTGGATTTTCACGTTGTTTGCGAAGTTTTTCCTGATACATTGTAAAATTTGACATTATAGGATTTGGTCTTTTGTTCCTATTTAATTATTATTAATAATGTTCTTATATAGATTTTTTTAAAAATTAAACGGATATATAAAAAGGTTCTAATAATTTATTAACAAAATCTATAGGATATTTTAGATTATTCTTTTCAGCTAAACAAATAATTAATTTTGCAAATGCATACATATCATAATATTTTGATAAATTTCTTGTTTTATTTTTATCTATTATTATTTCAGCACTTTCAATACTTTTTTCATACATCATTTTAAATCCTTCTAAATTTTGTAACCATTTATTATGATTATTGAAATTTTTGAAAAATGTAAAAAAGAATCTAAATAAAAATAATGATACTCCTAAATTATAAAATTTAATTGGATGATTAAACATAAAATTACCACCTGAACCTTTTATGAATCTTTTAAAATGAGTATATTTTATATATCCCAAATCCCAATCAATTAATTTATAATGATTATCACAATAAATAATATTATCAGCCTTTATATCATTATGTAAAAAATTGTTTTTTTGTAATATTAATAAACTTTCATATATATCATAAATAAATTTATTAAATTCTTTTTGCGTAAAATTTATATTTTCAACTGTATTATGACATTTTTCCTGAAATATAAAATAATAATAACCATATGATATTCCATATATATCGATATTATTATATTTAAATAATGGTTTTAATGATGTATAATAACTTAATTTATCACTATAAATACCTGATAATTTTTTTATTGAATTAAATTCATTTCTAAAATTATGTTTTGCATTTCCAAGTAATATATTACCTCTCTTAAATTTCTTTACAATATATTTGTTCTTATTTTCTAAATTTTTTAATATATTTTCATATTCATTTGTTGTTCTTATTTTTGTATTTAAACCATATAAAACAATTCTTTCCGGTTTTGCATTTTTAAACATTGTATAGAAATCAATATGATCATTTTCATTATATAAATCAAATGTTTTTCCCTTATAACCTTGGCTTATTTCTTTACCTCCTTTCATTTTTTTAATTATAATATCTATATTATTAATAGATGAATTTTTTAAAATTATATATAATTTCATTAGTATTATTAATAATATTGGATGGTATTTGGATTTCAACTAATTTTAATTATTATATGACTGTATTAAAGAAAATTCAAAAAGAACCATTTATAGTAAAAATTCCTCCAATTATTATTTCATATATTTGTTTAAGTATTGCACTTTATCTATATTTAAAATTTATTATATATGAAATTAAAGAACAAAAGAAAACGAATAAATATTTAATTGCTATTTTATATGGATTTTTATTTGGATTAGCCGTATATGGCACATATAGTTTTACTTGCTGCACTTACTTTAAAAATTATACATATTATGATGGATTTAAAGATACTATATGGGGTATAATATTATTCTGCATTATAGGTTTAATTTTTATACATTTTTATAAATAATTTAATTCAAATAAAAAAAAACATTGGGGAATGATATGGTGCAAATAAAAAATCAATTATTTTGAATATTTTTCAAGTAATTCATTTTTATTAGGATTATAATCTAATGTATACCATTTTTTTTTAACAGGATCCCATCTTGCACCTTTATTTTTTGCATCGTCTTTTTGATCATATGAAACATTTAAATAAATTTTATTCTCTTTTTCTTTTTCTTTTTTTACTGCTGTTGGATCTTCAATACATTCATTAGCCAATTTATCAGCATAATAATTACATATTGAATGTTTATCTTTATTATTTGTATGTGCTGCAATATGTTTATATTTAATATTATATTTCTTTGTTAATTCATATAATCTCTTAATCAATTCTACATTTGGTGGTGGTAATTTTGTTTTTTTACTTATCCATTCATTTATTACTAATTTATCTCCATAAGTTGTTGCACATTTAATAACATATTCTGAATCAGTGACAATTACTTTATATTTATAATCCATTTTTTTAATAATATTAATACCTTCAATTGCTGCTTTTAATTCTGCAATATTATTAGTTAAATTTGTTCCTTCCAATTTTTGAGAAATATTAAATTTACTATCTTTTGATAAATAAACTCCAATTCCTGCAATTGCATTTTTCGAACCATTGTTATGACATGCTCCATCTGTATAAATATAAATAGTATTTGTATATTCATCAATAAAATCTTTTGCTTCTTCTTCAGTTTTAAATTTTTTATATATAGGATTTGGAATATTATCAATATTCTTTTTACATTCCTCCCAGGTCTTATAAATACCTATATTATGACCATGTGCAACTGCATAATATTTAATACTTGATATATCTTCCATTTATTTATTATTCTTATTATAATAAATATTCATTTTTTATATAATTTGTTCTATTGGTTGATATTTTTTAAATTTTTCATTATAATTACATTTAAATTTAATCGTTATTGTTGTACTTTTATCCTTAAATACATTTCTCATTTTAATACTATCTTGAAGTGATGCAATAAATGCAATTCCTAATTTATTTGATGTTAAGATATTATGATTATCATAAATATTATAAATATCTGGATCATCTGTTTTTGATATCCATAAATCTGTATATGATTTATTTAAAGGTGTTATAATATTTGATGTTGATATTATAGATGTTTGCAGTTGTTGTTGTTGCTGTGCTATTTTAGGTATTTCTGTTTTAACTAATTCTTTAAATTCAGCTACATCTTTAACTTTCTTTTGAACAGAAACAATAATATTATCATTGAAATTAAATAATTTTGGTTTATGTTTTAAATAATATGATGAAAAATATATTCCACGTGATGTATAATTTAATTCTTTTGATTTTGCCATTAATTCATTTAATGATTTTTTTGATAAATAATAATAATTTTTTACTTTATATGAACATACATCACATATATCATCGCGAGTATATTTTTTATCTAAAATATTATATATTATTTTTAATCTTTCTGGTAAAATTACATCATCCAGTTTTTTACCTTCATATGCAATTATATCATTAATTATAAATATCCATTTATTTTCATTCGTTTTTATCATTTCACCATCCAATAATGTATTTTTAAATAAAGATATATCAAATAATCCACGTGCTAATATAATTCTAGGTTTTTCATATCCTGTATGAATTTTCATATCAATAAAATAAATAATCGGTGTATCATTATATAAACTAAAATAAATGTAATATCTATTACCATTTGAACGTAATGAAATTAAATGTGGCAATTTAGAAATATAATTAATATTATTATCATCTATATTATAATAATGTTTTTGAATTATTCTAACATTATATAAATTCAATAATTCATTTAATATTACATCTTTTATTATATTACATTTTATATTCCATGCGACTCTATCTCCAAATGATATTATTCCTGTTTGCATTTTTTTTAATTTTAATATATATATAAATATAAGTTCATTTTTTATTTATATATATGACGATATCAAATAACGATGAAATAAATTATTTAGAATTTTTAAATTTAGTCAAAAATACAGGTATTAAAAAAAATACTAGAAATGGTATAACTTATTCTCATTTTGCACATTTACTTAAATTTGATATTTCTGATAAATTTCCATTATTAACAACTAAAAAAATGTTCTTTAAAGGTATTGTTGAAGAATTATTATGGTTTTTAAGAGGTTCTGTTAATTCAAAAGAACTTGAATCAAAAGGTGTTAATATTTGGAAAGGTAATTCATCTCGCGAATATTTAGATGCAAATGGTTTTCATAATTATGATGAAGGATATTTAGGACCTATTTATGGCTATCAATGGCGTTCATTTAATGGCAAAATTGATCAATTAAAATATTTATTAGAAGAAATACAACTTGAAAATAGTCGTCGTATTCTTATTAATGCTTGGAATCCTTGCCAATTACATGAACAAGCATTGCCTCCATGTCATATTTTATATAATTTCTTTAAAAATAATGATGAAATAAGTTGTATGATGTATATGCGTTCTAGTGATTTATTTTTAGGTTTACCTTTTAATATTGCTTCTACTGCTCTTTTAACAAATATTATTGCAAAAGTTTCAGGTTTTAAAGTTAAAGATATTGCTATTAGTATATGTGATTGTCATATTTATGATGAACATATAGAACCTTTAAATATACAATTAGAACGAAAACCATATGATTTTCCATCTATTCATATTAAAAAAGAAATTGATATTAATAATTTATCAATTGATGAAAAAATAAAATGGATTGAAGAATTAAAGTTTGAAGATTTTGAATTAATCAATTATAATTATTATCCTACTATTAAAGCTATTATGAAATAACTCCAATTTCTGTTAAATATTTATTATTATTTTTCATTCTAATTGTATATAATTGACCAAAATATTTATCAGTTTTACCTATTTTTTTTATTCTAGACCATATATAATTATCATATATAAAATAATTATTTTCATTTTCTTCTAATGATTGAGGAATTTTTATTACATAATTATTATTTATATAATTTGCATTTAATAATATCCCAATTTTCATAAATAAATTTTTTAAGAAATAAAAAACAGTCTTATTTGCTGTATTAACTACTGAATTTATCTCAATAAATCCTTTAATTATTTTTTTAATATTATCAGATGATAAATTTAAAATTTCTTCTGGTTTTAATATTTGCAATTTATCTTTTATATCTATTTTAATAGATGTTGTAATATTATTATTAAATATTTCAAATGGTATATTATTATTATGTAAATATTTATTCAAAAATCCAATTGTATTTATATTAATATTATTATTTAAATTAAATATAAATTGATCTAATAATATTAATCCCTGAAATCTATATTTATCATTATCATTATCATTATCATTATCATTATCATTATCATTATCATTATCATTATCATTATCATTATCATTATCATTATCATTATCATTATCATTATCATTATCATTATCATTATCATTGATAATTGGATAACCAATATAATCAAAATCTGTTAATGAATTAACATTGATAAATGAAGGTAAACATATTCTTTTATTATCTTCAATGAAATTTGAGCAATCTTTCATTTTTAAATCATATGGAATATTTTGAATACAATAAATTTTATTATTTCCACTTAGATAATAATTATCAATACTATGTAATGTTTTAATTTTAAATAAATATGAATAACCTTTTAAATTATGTTTAGTTATTTCATCAATTTCAGAATAATTATTATATCCATAAATTAAATCAGTTTTAGATATTTTATCTAACCTTTTTAATCCTTTATTTGTGTATAATAATAAATCACCTCTTATATAATTTGTCATTATTTAAGAATAGATTATTAATTGTTTATATATATTTATTCTTAAGAAGGATAATCACTAAGATCTATATCATTACAATGTAAATCACTCCATGGAATATTACAAATTTTAGAATATGCACATCTTAAAGTATTATTCTCTGAGTATTTATCTTCTTTTGATGCTAAAAATGAAGGATAAACCGCACTACAAGTTAATGGAATATTAAGTTTTTTAGCATTAGTTTTATCTAAATCAATTTCTAAAATTTCTGGTGATCTTTCTGTTTTATGAAATATTCTAACTTTAGGACCTAATCCTAATTTTAAATCATTTAAAGTTTGTAGTGTAATATTTATATTACCAGGTGGCTGTTTTAAAAAATATGTATCATCAAAATAATAATTCTTATTAGTTGTTTTTGTTTCAAAAGTACTTGCTGTAATTGTTATAGATTTACTACCTTCAAAATATAATTTATCACCATCTTTTTTAATTTCACCTAATAATATATAATTTTTAACGATTGCAGATGAAGTATCTATTGCATAAATACTACCTATTAGTGTTTTATTTGTCATTGTACTCCAATCATATACTGTTGCTGTATAGTTTACATTTTCGCTATTACCAACTTCATTATTATGATAAGATGTTGATGCATCTGATGAACCGGGAAGTTTAGCCTCACTATTTGCATCAGATGTTGCCCATGTTAAAATTGCAGGTGTATTATAATAATTACTAGTATATCGGTGATCTAAATTACTATCAGCAATATCATATTTATTAGTTCCAGAATTAGTTATATCAACATATTTTTTATTAGTTTCATCAATTTTATAATTATTCATAATTAAAGCAGATTGTTTTAAGTCATTTAAAATATTATCAGAAACAATTTTAGTATTTGTATAATTTAAATTTACATTACTATAAGCATTAAGATTTTTATATAAATAAAAATCTTTATCATTATCTTTTGTATTGTCTATAAAGGTTCCTATTTCAGTAATAGTACTATCATAAATATCAGTATAAATTTTAGCTTTAGCATCACCCTTATTTGCACTACCTGCACTTTTTTTACTTAAAAATGCGGGTTTATTACCTAATCTATATTGCTCAAAATTATTAGTTTTTATATCTTGTTTATAGATTGATGCTTTATTAAAAACTTTATCATCCATAACACATCTATATTTAAAAAGTTTTTTATTAAAATTTTTAGTATCAAAACTTTTTTCAATAGCAGTATCATCTAAAATTTCTAATTTCCAATAATCAGGACAAGAAATACTATCATCAATTTTATTAAAATCTACTTTTTTAGGTTTAAAAGATAAAATAAAATAGATAAATATTATAATTATTATAATAGTTCCAATTATATAAACTAATGTAAATGGTAAAAATTTATCAAATAATAAATCGCGAATATTATCAGAAAAATATGCAGCTGTAATTAAAATAAATGCAAATCCAGAATATAAAATACAAATAGCAATGGTGCCTTTAAACATATTTTCTTGATGTATTGAATTAATAGTAATATCATAATCTGTTAATACAGGATCTGATTTTTTATCGTACATTTTAATAAAAATACTTTCTATTTATATAAATGATTTTATTTTAATTATTTTTAATATTATTTTATACATATGAGCGTGTAATTTCGAGTGTTTTAGTACCTTTTTGCGATGTTAATTGAGCGTGTTCTATAGGCATAGGCAATGTGCTGCAAGTTTTCTTATAACTTATATATTGTTCTATATTACTAATGATATTATCAATAGCCCATTCAGCAGTCATAGTATTTAATTCATTTATTTGATCATTAATATTATCAGGTAAATTTTTTCCATATTGTAAATATATAGATCTCATAATAATAACTAATTCTTGCTCATTTTGGTTACTAATTATATGTGTTTTATTACTTTTATAATAAACACCTCTTTTAATTAAAGTTTGAATTTTATTAATATTTTCTTTTGAAAAAAAATTAACGGATAATGAAGTATTAGTTATTTTATGTGAAATAGAATTAATATTATTATCATCTAATAATATTGGTTCTCTTGTTATTTGAGATGTATTTTTTTGATTTTGTAATATATTAACTCTGCCATTTATAATGGATGATGGAACCCATATATCATTGCTATAATCTACTTGCACTAAATTATTATAATTCATTCTTTTTATCTTCTTAATTTATAGAAAAGATATGAATAATTTTTTACCTACTATAAAAGATTTAGTTGCTAAATATAAATTATCATTAGCTAAAGATAAAACAAAAGATATATATCAATTATTATGCAAATATATTGAAACATTAGTTTTCAATATTGTATCTATTGCATCAATTATAACAATGATTAATAATTCCGATAAAATTAAAAAAGAAACAATAACATTAGTTAAATCATATATTAATGATAATTGTAATCATAAAATAACAGGTGGAACTACAGGAATGCCATCTGAATTTTATGGGCATGATAGTGGAATATATAATTCAAATAATGCTGTTGGAGATATATTAAATATTGATTTTACATCTGGAATATTAAGACCTCAAATTGGCGGAGGTGGAAATAAAAATGATAAAATATTCATGAGTAAAATTTATGAGATATTAAATTATTATAAATTAAAATCATCTGATAGTATTAATAATTCTTTATTAAAATTAATTTATATACATGTTAATTGTTTTTTTAAACAGTTAAAAAATTCAAGACTAACATTAAATAACGCCTCTATTAATAAAATAATAAAATCAAATAAAAATTTAGATATATTTAAATAATAATGACTATATATACAATTGATGGTAATATTGGTTGTGGTAAAACATCAGTATTAAATTATTTACATAAATATAAAAATATTCAAATTGATTTAGAACCAGTTGAAAAATGGAAACCATTTTTAGATAATATTTATTTATTTAAAACTGGTCATTTTAATTTTCAAATTAAAGTATGGTTAGATAGAGCATGGATACAAGATAAGGAAAATAAATCAATTATTTTAATGGAAAGAAGTCCTTTTTTTATTAGAAATACTTTTAATAAAAATGATTATAATAATAATAATATTAATGATGATGAATATAAAGTTTTAAATGAAATGTATGATAAAACAGATACTATATGGAAATCAAATTTATATATTTATTTACGCTCATCACCTCTTAAATGCTTAGAACGCATAAAATATAGAAATAGATCTAATGAAATAAATATAACATTAGATTATATTAATAATATTCATGATTTACATGAAGAAACATATAAATATGGATTAGAAAATAATTTAAATATTATTGTTATTGATGTTAATAATAAAACTATTCATGAAATAGCTGATGAAATTTTAAGTTTTATTAAATAATTTATTTTTGTATTAATTTAAAGAAAAATAAATAAAAAATGATTTAAAAGTTTTAAAATAATTATTCGTGCTATTATGCCAAGTATTAGCACCGAAATGTGTGAAGTTTATTATACTGAAGCAGCTGCTTTTTACGAACAACATTGCGATCCCGAGTTCGAATATTGTTGCAGCAATCATTATCGTTTCTTTATGATTAGAGAATATGCTGAATGGTTGTATGATATGTACGAAGTCATCCGAATTTGGGAGTGAAAACTCTTAAGTTCAAATATAAATGCCAAAATTAATTTTTTGGTATTTTTATATTTAAATGGGATAAAAAGTTATTATGATATATTTATCTAGATATACCATTATATCACCTTCTCTATATTTAAATATAAATGGGATAGCTTTTTTGCCAATTATATATTTTTCTTTTTTTAATATAAATTCTGTATCATTAAACTTAGATAATATTAAATTTATATCATTATAATTTATATCATTATAATTTATATTATCTATATTATCAATAAAATTTATATAATGCATTATACATTCATTTACTCTATATGAATAATAATTTTTAATATAATTAGGAATAAAAGACATTTTGAGTGCGAGTGTGTTTTATTAAATTTAAAACAAAATATCATTTTTTATTTTTTTAAGAGCATTTTTCGGATCCCATTCAAATATATATTTTTCTTTATTTTTTTTTAATAATTGAATATCAATTTCAAATGTTTTTAAGGGTTTTATATTTTTAGCGATTTTATTAAAATTATTTATTGGAAATGATATTTCTGTCCCAAGTTCATTACTTTTATAAGGCCATTCATCTCCATGTAAAATTTCCTGTGGATGAAGACACGGTTTTTTAATACAATTTATAGGATCTAATTCCATTGGAACTCCGTCATTACCATTACTATATAAATATTTATATTCAATATTTTTTTGTATTTGATATACGTGTAAATAACATGGAATATATTCTGATGATTTTTCATTTATTTCTAATCCTATCCAAATAGCTATAACAAAATCCAATCCAAAATATAAAACTTTACTATTATTATCATTTGATGATTTAATTATATTTGGATTTTTATTTGTTGAACATCTATATAAATAAATTCCTTTAGGTAAAGCTTTTTTATTCTTAAAACATATATCAATTTTATTATATAAACCATTCCAATATTTATTATTTCTATTAATAAATGGTCCAACAACTTGAAGTTTTTTAAGATCAAATGTAAAATTAATATCTTTTAATTTATAATTATGATGTGGTGGATATATTAAAATTGATTCCATTGTTATTATTACTATTATAATGCCAAAAAAATTTAGCATATATTGAAATAAATAATCAATAATATTCCAGAAACCAATAATTGCAACCTTTAATATTACTCATATAAATTTCGCAAAGATTACTCTTATATTCAAATCTAACAGAAGTTCTTTTAGCAGTTTCAACAATCTCAATATCTGTCAAACAAGTTTTAAAGCTGGACTTTAACTCTTTAATAATATAATCTGAATTTTTATTATTAATTTTTTTCACACATTTAAATGCAATCAATGATTTTTTTTCACTTATTCCATTGTCTGCATAATAATCTTTGAGAAAATCGCAAATTTTATTCATATTTGTATAGAACTAAATTTAAAAAAATAATCATTTTTTGTTCTTATTAGTTTAAAAATGCCAAAAATTAATTTGACATATATAACCCTTGTTCAATTAGATAGATACAACCCAGAAGTGGTAGCCGCGCGAATTGCTTGCTTCCCAAATTTCTCCATTATATCCACCATAAGAAAACTTAAAAGTGATATCTCCTTTCTCCTCCAGATGACTAAGATTTGAAACTTTGTCACCCAAATGCATTTTCAATTGCGACTGGACGTAATCGATGAATTGTTCATTTGTCCAGTCTTGTTCTTCGTATGCATGAAATTCGATATAATTGATGTTCTTCTCCTTAGTTGAACCCTCAACATCTTCGCAAACAGTCTTGATAAAAACGCAAACTTCGTCCATCCTCTCAATTTCTCCCCAATGATTATTATTAATATTAATATCATTTTTTTACTAAAATTAAAAAAATTAATACAAATATCAAAAAAATAATTTTTGATATATATAAAGTTTAATTTAAAACTTCATGTCAAACATCTTGACTTGCCAGTAGTAATTACCGCATAATCCTTTGACTTCCATGACATTACCTTCTTTCATTCCATATCTAAAATACACAACCGGCGTTTCAAGATTATTGCAGATATAAATATCTTGAATATCATCTTTTAAATAGAATTTCAAAGATCGCACAATATGATTTGCAATTGAATACAAACCACCGGTATAACATTCATCATCAATAATATTTTGTTGAAAGAAAGCATAATAGCCAGTGACTGTATGTTGGTGAAAATATATGAAATTTGCAACATGTTCCATTTTTTTAATTTTGGATAAAAGTTAAATAGAATAATATGAAATCATTTTTTATTTTTTTTAGTTTTAATTTATATCAAAAAAAATTGATAAAAATCATATAAATAATTCAAACAATAATTAATAATGGCAACTGAAGTAGATAATAAATATAAAAAACATGAACTTAGAGGTCATATATATAGCCGTCCATCGATGTATATTGGTACAATTGATCCAAATACGATTGAAACATATATTATTGATGATTCAGATAAAATAGTTAAACAAAATATAACATTTATTCCTGGATTATTTAAAATATTTGATGAAGCAGTTGTAAATGCAATTGATCATTCAGTAAGAACGAGAAAAGATAATATAAATGTTGTTAAAAATATTAAAATTAATATTGATAAAACAACAGGTATTATTGAAATATTTAATGATGGAATGGGTATTGAAATTATCAAACATACTGAATATGATTGTTGGATTCCTGAATTGATTTTTGGTGAATTATTAACATCATCTAATTATAATGATGATGAAGTTCGAATTGTTGGTGGTGTAAATGGTTTAGGTATTAAATTAACTAATATTTTTTCAAAATCATTTACAATTGAAACAATTGATAGTATTCGTAAAAAGATTTATAAACAAGTATTTACAGATAATTTAACTAATAAAGAATTGCCTGATATTAAGAGTTGTCAGAAAAAGTCATATACTAAAATAACATTTTTACCTGATTATGAGAAATTTGGATTGAGTAATATGACTGATGATATTTATAATTTATTTAAAAGACGTGTATATGATGTTTCAGCATGTACTGATGTATCTGTGAATGTTTATTTCAATGAAAAGAAAATTAATATTAAAGATTTTGAAAAATATACAGATTTATTTTTAGATACTAAGGCTATTCAACCAAGATTTTATGAATTGGTTAATGATCGTTGGGAAGTATCAGTTGCAATTAGTAAAAGTGGAACATTTGAACAAATGTCATTTGTTAATGGTATTAATACAATCAGAGGCGGACGTCATGTTGAATATATAACAAATGCTATAACAAAAAAATTAGTTGAAATGACATTAGCAAAAAAGAAAAAGACAATTAAACCGCAACATATTAAAGAAAATTTATTTATATTTGTAAAATCAACAATTGAAAATCCAACATTTGATAGTCAAACAAAAGAAACATTAACAACATTAGTTGCAAAATTTGGATCAAAATGTGAATTATCAGAAAAATTTTATGAGAAATTATATAAATCTGGAATAATTGAATTGGCTTTGAGTGCAACTGACGTAGTTGAACAAAAAAAATTAGTTAAAACAGATGGTAAGAAAGTTAATAAAATTATTGTACCAAAATTAGATGATGCTAATTTAGCAGGAACTAAGGATAGTAAAGATTGTACATTAATTTTAACCGAGGGAGATTCAGCTAAAACAATGGCTATTTCTGGATTGAGTGTAGTTGGAAGAGATAAATATGGAGTATATCCATTAAAAGGAAAAATTATTAATGTTAAAGATATTACATTACAAAAAATTACAGATAATAATGAAATTACTAATCTTAAAAAAATATTAGGATTAGAACAAAATAAAGATTATAGCAAAGGTATAGAAACATTGAGATATGGTAAAATTATGATTATGACTGATCAAGATCATGATGGAAGTCATATTAAAGGTTTATTATTCAATGTATTTCAGACATTATGGAATTCTTTATATAAATATGAAGGTTTCTTAACATCAATGTTAACACCTATTATTAAAGCTACAAATAGTTCAACAAAGGAAATTATTTCATTCTATAATATGAGCGATTATGAAACATGGATTTGTAAAATTGATAAAAAATCACAATGGAAAATTAAATATTATAAAGGACTTGGAACATCAACTGACCAGGAAGCCAAAGAATATTTTAAAGAAATGAGACAAATAACCTATAATTTTACTGAAAATTCAGATAGTTCGATTGATTTAGCTTTCAATAAAAAACGTGCTGATGATAGAAAATTATGGTTATCAAGATATGATAAATATGATGTTTTAGATTATACAGAAAAATCAATCACATATGAAACATTTATTAATAAAGATTTAATTCATTTTAGTAATAGAAATTTAGAAAGAAGCATCCCTCATATTTGCGATGGACTTAAAGAAAGTACTCGTAAAATTTTATTTGCATGTTTAAAAAGAAATTTATATACAAATGAAATAAAGGTTGCACAATTAGCAGGAAATGTAAGTGAAGTTACTGCATATCATCATGGAGAAAATTCATTACAAGAAGCAATTATTGGTATGGCACAAATATTTGTAGGAACAAATAATATTAATTTACTAGAACCAAAAGGGCAAATGGGAACAAGAATTAGCGGCGGTCAAGATTCATCATCCCCTAGATATATTTATACATTATTATCAAAATTGACAAAATTAATTTTTAAAGAAGAAGATAATACAATCTTAAATTATTTAAATGAAGATGGTTTATCAATTGAACCTGAATATTATATACCTATTATACCAATGATTTTAGTTAATGGAGGTATTGGAATTGGGACAGGATATTCTACAAATATTGCACAATATAATCCATCTGATATTATAAATATTTATTTAGATATTATTCAAAATATTGATAATGATATTGGTAAAATTTTAACAATTGATGATATTCAAAAAACAGAGATTTTAATTAATGAAAAACCAATTGAAGATTTAACACCTTATTATTTAGGATTTAAGGGTGAAATTAGCAAAAATGAAAAAGGAAATTATAATAGTAAAGGAATTTATAAATGGATTAATGATACAACTATTGAAATTACTGAATTACCAATTGGAACATGGACAGAAAATTATAAAGAATATTTGGAAGAATTAATTATAAATAATAATCAATATTTAAAATCATTTGAAAATCATTATACTGCAAAGAATGTTAAATTTATATTAAAAATAAATGATGGTTTAAGAGCTGATTTAGAACCTAAAATTTTAACAGAATTTAATCTAATTTCAACTAAAAATTTAAGTTTAAATAATATGCATCTATTTTCTGAAAAAGGATGTATTAAAAAATATAATACAACAACTATTATTATTAAAGAATGGTTTCAAATTAGATTAAATAAATATTATGAAAGAAAAACAAAACAATTAGAGATTATGGAAGATGAATTTAAATTAATTTCTGCGAAAATAAGATTTATTATTGATATTATTAGTGGTAATATTATTATTATGAATATTAAAATTAAAGATATCGAAGAACAATTAGAAAAATTAGAATATTATAAATATGATGATAGTTATGATTATTTATTAAGAATGCCTATTTCACAATTAACATTAGAGAAAAAAGAAAATTTAGAAAAAGATGTAATTAAACTTAAAACAAAGATTGATGATCTTAAAGATATGTCAATTACTAAAATATGGGAATTAGAATTAAAAGAATTATTAATTGAATGGGATAATCATAAAAAATTAATTGAAGATGATTATTTAAATGATTTAAAAGGTGAAACTATTATTGGAAAATCAACTAAAAAATCCGTCCAAAAGAAAAAGTAATTAAATCATCAATCCCCCATTTATTTATATTTGTAGAATAATATTTCCATTTAAACGGTAATATTAAACTTTGATTTTTTTGTAATTTTATTATTATAATATTATCTTCTGCTTTCGGATTCATTTTTGTTATTTCTGCTTTATATATTATCACTTCTGTATCTTTATAAGCATTTATAAATAAATATTTATAATTATTGTGTATCCAATCATCATTGCCATTATCATTGCCATTATCATTATCATTGCCATTATCATTGCCATTACCATTATCATTGCCATTGCCATTATCATTGTCATTGCCATTGCCATTATTCATATTAGAATTGATAATATTATAATTAAACCAGCTATTTATAACTTCTGATGGATTTTGAATGAAATCGGATATTACAATAGGTTGCCTTGCTGATAATAAATTAAAATTAAAATTGCTTAAATCTGTTTGCAATATTGATATTTCAGTTGGAAATATATAATAACAATAAGCATAAATAAATATAATTATTGCTAAAATTATAATTAATAATTTCATTTATTAATATTAAATAGAAAAATATGCGAAAAAGAAAGGCATTAAAAGGTGGTTATGCATTAACTAATTATGCTATTGCTGGACCAGTATTAAAAGAAAAATTATATCAAACACCTGACGAAAATATAAATGCTCTTAAATTAACATATAATGAAAAATTTAAAGAAGCAGAGAGAGATCTTAATAAAATAGCACAAATAAAAAAAGAAGCAGATATAAATTATTATAAAGCATTAAAGCAAAAAAATAGCGAAAATGATTCAAATACTAAAGAAAATGAAATTAGTAATAAACAAAATTTAAAAATTTTAAAACTTTCAGGAAGTGCATTAATTGCAGTCGTAAAATCTATATGGACTTTTATGAAGTTTATTGTATCAAATATAAAATATTCTATTACAACAGTATGTACAGCTGGAAAAGGTGCAATTATTAAAGCTATACTTGCTATATTATTTATAATATTAGTTATTTTGGGAGCAATTAATGGATTTTCTTCATTTTCTGGAGTAAATTCAAATAATATAAAAAATTCTAGCGCTGCAGGTAAAGAAATTTTTAAAAAAGATAGTGATGATTATATAAATATGAAACCTGATAATAATATATTTACTAATATTAGTGATTATTTTTTAAATAAATTATTACCAGATGATTATAAAATTAAATTAAAATCAATTTCAAATTCATTAACATATATAACAACAGGTAAAAATCAATATGATGATTTATTAGACACACGAGATGAAATATTTGAAGGGAGATGTGATAATATATTTCATATAAATTTTAATGATTATCCAGTATATAATAAAATAAATACATATAGTATTATTGAACCTAAAGATGTACTATTAGAATTTAATGAAGATTTATATTATAATTCTGACTATAATAAAATTGATAGTAATATTAAAGAAATTATTAAGTATCCGCAAAAATGTTTTATTCCAATTAAACCTACAACTAATAGTAATGGTAGATATACATTAGATATAGAAAACTCAAAATATTATGATAAATATAATGCTATTATTTCAAATAGTAATTTAATTAAGTCAATATTAAAAGATTCAGATTCAAATTCAAAAAATACATCATTTAAATTAAATAGTTTTAATAATAAGATATATACAAATTATTATGATGCTAATAATGCATTAGGTACTTATGGTACTAGGTTAATAAATCCAAATTATAAAGGTCCAACATTAAGATTAACTAATGCTAATCAGGATGAAATTTATACACCAAAAGAAAATAATGAAAAAAATGGAAAAAGAACAGCTGATTTTTATTATGATAATAATACTTCTAAATTATATGCAATAATAAATGATAAAAAAATAAATTATGAAGATTTTTTTAATAAAAATCATTCATCAGTTGTAATAATATATGATCAATCTGGTAATAATCATCATTTAAAATTTGAAAAACATGATTTCTTATATATGCCTGAATTTAAACTTGGATCTAAAGAGGTCGCTACTAAAGACGATATTATTGAAAATTATGCAATTCATTTTTATGAACAACATATTTTATTTTTTACAAAACCAATTTCATATAAAAAAATAAATATAGTTACAAAAATAAAGTTAAGTATATATCATAATTTTGAAACATTACAATATATGAATTTTTTAGCTACAAGAAACCAAGAAATAATTAAAATAGAAAAGACTATTAATAAAATAAATTTTACTACTATAACTGAAACTGATACTGAAACAACTGACTCTAATAAACCAAAAAATATATCTAGCGATTATCTTATTAGCGATCTAAAAATAAAAATAACTGAAATAAGGTCAAATAATATTTATTATAATAATAATCCAGTTGTATTGGAATGTTTAGGATGTGCATATGATAGAAGAAGTTCTAATGAATATAATTTTGATACGAAGACAGAGATAAATACTGAAGGAAAATTGGTACTTTATAAAGGTAAAAAACTTCAAGACTATTTAGTTCAATATTGTTTTAAAGGATATATATATGAATTAATAATATATAAATCAGATGATTAGAAATTTTTAATCATAAATGTTTCTTGTAATGTATATCCAAATTTTTTATAATAATTTCGAACACCTGTGCCAGCAATTATAGCAATCTTTTTAAAATCGAATGATTGCGCAATTTCTTCTGCTTTTTCAATTAATTTTGTTCCAAATCCTTTATGTTGTAAAGAATATAAATCATTTGTACCTACATTTGATAATGTTGAATAAACATGAAGTTCTCTAATAAGAGCAGTATTTTGCAATATTGGTAAAACATTATCATAATTAAAATTTAATCGTAATCTAATAAATCCAATTAAATATTTTGAAGTTTCAAATGATATAAAATATTCATTTCCTTCACTTGCTTTATATTCCATAATATCTAATTTAATTTCTTCATCTATGATATTACCTTTAATTTCTCGACATCTGATGCATTTACAACACCAATTATTAGCTTTCATATCTTTTTCTAAGACTTGACGAATACTTGCAAATTGTTGTGAATAACCACCTTCAATATAATGACCAGAAATATCTCTAATAATTCTATTAATTCTAAATTGTTTAGAAATATTAATTTTAAAATTTTTAATTAAATCATAAAGATATTTATCATCATAAGGTTTATAAATACCTGTATCATATAATTCTTTTATTTTTGTAAATGGAACAATTGCGCAAGGATAAATTTTCAACTGGTCTAATTGTAAATCTGGATTATATAAAATTTGATTTAACATTATTTCATCTTGTTCAACTGAACTGCCATATAAATTAAGCATTAAATGACCATCAATTTTATAACAATTATTTTTTAATAATTTAATAGCTTTTATTGTCTTTTCAACAGATTCGCCTCTATTATTCATTTTTAAAATTTGATTATTAGTATGTTGAATACCTAATTGAACTCTTGTGCAATTAAATCTTCTTAATCTTTTAATTTCATTTAAAGAAATACTATCACTGCGCATTTCTAAAGTTAAACCAATAATATGAATTTTAGCAATTTCATTATTTGCAATTTCTTCTTCCAATGTTAAAATATTTCTTTTAATATCATCATAATAGACATTAGCAGAATAATAAAGTTTTGTTATAAATTCTTCTTGATATTCTTTTGGATATTCGCTCCACGTTCCGCCGAGCACTAATAATTCTATTTTGTCAATTTGATGTCCCATGCGACTTAAAGAAGATATTCTTGAATTCATTTGTTTGATAGGATCGAAATCATTTTGATTTGCTCTTAAAACAGCTGGCTCAGTATATAAATAACTTTTTGGTTGTTGTGTCCAATTATTAGCTTCTGAAGGTTTTTCATTAGGGCAGAATGAGCAATTATGAAGACAACTAAAAGTGCCTTTAACTCTTTCACCATTAGCATTAGTATATTCAGGAGTTCCACTAGTAAGAACAGTAACACTAATAATACCTGATTGAGATTTTTGAATTTTTTTAATTAATTTTTTTTTTAATTCATAATCTTCATAACCAAGATTATTATAAATTTTAATCAAATCAATTTTACTACAATTAAATTTATATTGTTTCTTAATATCTTTAATAAAATTAAAAGTTGAATCAAAATTATTTTTAATTAATTCATTTCTTAAAATTTCAATTTGTTCAATAGTTAATTCAGCTGGTTTTTTAGTTGCAATAATATCTTCAATATCCATTTTATAATTATTATGATAATAATAATGATAATTATCATTTTTTATATAAATAGATTTAAAGATATTTATGAATATCTTTAAATCCTTTTCAATAAAAGAAACGATAGAAGAAATAGAGAAATATATAAAAGATTTTGAAGAATTTGAGCCATTTATTAATATATCATATGAACATTATAATTTTACATTAAAAAGAATTAAAAATAAGATTTCATGGCAAAATTTTATAAAAAGATATTTATTAAATCTAAAACTTAATAATTATTATATTGGAAAAATGAATATAATTAAAACTAATAAAATGTTATATTATTTTAATTATTGGATTTAAGGATTATTTATGAATATCTTTAAATATTAAAAAAAATGAATATAATGATTTAAGGATAATATAATGGTAGATGAAGTTAAAAACGATGGTATTACATGGGTCAAAAAATTATTGAAAGATAATTTAACTTATACTAAACATGGGTCAATTTCTTATTTGGTGAATTTATAGCAAAAGAATTGATAAAAGTAAATCCAAATTTTGAATTATTAATTTGTGGTGTTCAAGTTATAAATGATAAAAAAAAAGATATTGACTTGATTTTTAGAGATGAAACAAATAAAATTATTTATTATAGAGAATTGAAAGGTAATATTGAATTGGATACGGAAAAATTACCTGCAACTATTAAAAAATGCAAAGAAATAGAAAAATCATTAGAAGAAAAATATAAAGATTATAAAATAGATTGTGGAATTTTGAATTGGAGTGTTTATAATAGAAAAATATTAAAAGCGGGTATATCAAATATACAATTCTTTGAAAATAAAGGAATAAAAATAAATCATATGGAAGATTTTTTAAATATTATTGATATAAAATGGGATGAAGATGATTATTATTTATATTTTAGAAATATTGGAAAAATGATTAAAAATTCTTAATAATTAAATGTTTAATATTAATTTCATCTCCAATGCGATTATCATATAATTTAAATTTATATTTTTTATCATATTCATCTATAATATAATCTTTATACAAATCTTCAATAAATTTTGTTTTACCAATAATCATCAAACATTTTATTTTTGTATTTTTAAATAATAATGCTAATTCTTGTTGTTCTTTTTTACCAAATTGACAATATCCATAATCAGTAAATTCACTATCATATGGCGGGTCTAAGAACATGAAATTATTTTCATCATTATAATTTTCAAATATATAATTAAAATCTTTATTTAAAATTTGAGTTTTATTTAATAATAATTCATAATCTTTATTTTTAAGGTCGCTATAATTAATTGTTTTATATCGTCCAAATGGTATATTAAATTTACCATTTTTATTATATCTTAACATGCCTCTAAAACATGTTTTTCTTTGATAATAAAATCGTTTTGCATTATCTAATTTATCATTAATAATCATTTCATCTCTAATTTTATAATATGTTTCTTCATCATTTGGATTATTTTCCATAAATTCATATATTTTTTCACTATTACCTTCTCCAATACATTGATACAAATCTATCAATTCTTTATGAATATCATTAATAACTGCCTTATCTGGATTTAAATAAAAATATACTGAACCACCGCCAATGAAAGGTTCTATATATAAATTATAATTATCAGGAAAATACTTTTCAAACATCTTAATTTCATCACTTTTACCACCACTCCATTTAATCAATGGTGTCAAATGTTTTTTATTATTATTAGAAAGTAATTTAAGTAATTCAGCTTTATTTTTAGATTTATATTTTGTTAATCCTAATTCAGCACATTTAGCTAAAAGCTCTGTTTTTGTTAAATCCATATTATTGATTTATATTATTGATTTATATTATTGATTTATATTATTATATTATATTCAATTTTTTTATATTTAAAAAAAAGATTTAAGGGTTATTTATGAATATCTTTAAATGATTTTCATTTGAAAAAATTGATTTTTGTTTAAAAGTTTATTAAGTTATTAAAAACAATAATGACTAATACAATAATTTATATTGATATTTCAGGTTCAGTCACCGATTTTTTAAATTATTGGAATAAAGTTGATGAAATCGTTTCTTTAAATAAAGATGCATTTTTCTTTGTTTGGGATACTGAAATTAAAGAAATTTCTTATAAAGAAATCTTGATATATATTCAAAATAAAAAAGGTTATGGCGGCACTAAAATTTCTAGTGTTGCATCATCTATTATTAATAAAAATTTTAGTGATAAAAATATTATTATTATTACAGATGGTGAAGTATCTGCAGGAGATGTAAAATCATCAGAATTTATTTTAAAAGATTTTAATATTAAAGAAGTCGAATGTCATATTATTAAATCTTATGCTTATTCGGATGATATTGATATTAGTGTTCCACTTGCATTTATGAGAAATAATACATCTAAACTTTATTATACAAATCCTGAAAATATTACAAAATTAATTAAAAATATTAATAAAGATGATTATAAACTTCTTGAAAATATTACATTAGAAAATTTAATGACTAATTTTGATATGTTTTATGATCTTATTAATATTACTAATATGGGTAAATCTGGTCTTCCATATATTAAACAAAAATTATTAAAATTTAGAACTGATTTTATTAAATTATCCAATGAAAATCTAAAATCTATTAATGGCAATACTATTCAATCAGAATTAAAAAATGGTAATTATACAAATGCTATTACTATGATAAAAAAAATAGAAGATATATTTATTAATCAAAATGAATATAGTCCTATTACCAAATTTAATAAATTATTAGCTCTTTGCGATGATAGAACCAATTCTGGTTTTGCCTTAAATCAAAAGATAGCAAATGCGAAACAATCAGAAGATATTATTCCAGATGAAGCAACAGAAGAAGAATTAATTAAATATAATTTTGAAGATCCTGTTATGTTAGATTTGGATGTTCCGCAATTAGTTATAATAAAATCATCTGAAAAATTATTCAATACAGATAAAGATTTTAAAAATTTTATTGAAAATCCCTTAAATATTATTAATAATGAAGAAATTAAAAAAAGAATTGCAAAAAGATTTGGACATTGTATTGGTATTAAATTAACTAATAAATGTATTATTGACCCTTTCACACGTGCTGAGATTATCGGAACAATACCATTAACAACATCAAATGAACAACATAATGAAGTTGGCAGTAATACATTATTTAAGTTATTTACAAATTCAAAGAAAATGGGAAATCCAAATCTTTATTATGTTATATTATGGCAAATTTTAGTTGTTGAAAATAGATGTGAATATTTGAATGAATATTATGATTATATTACAAATCATTTAAAATTTAGACTTTCTAAAGCTACTACTTATATTTCTCTGTGTGGTTTACCTGATTTTAATAGAACTATTGTGCCAATTGATGTTGCAATGTATTATATTATCAATGGACCAGAAATTAATAATAATATTCTTCGCAAACATATATTTAATATTGATGTTATTTTAAATATTATTATGAATGTATTTAAATATGAAGTTAAACCAGAGATTATTAAACATATTAATCTTGAAAGAACTTTATTATCTATGTTATCATTAATTAAGAAAAATCCAGTTATTTTTAAAAGAAAAATTAAATGTTTGATTAATTCTCATATTATTGCTGATGATGAATATATTCCTGTTGATAATATTGCAACTGAAAAAGAACTTAATGAAATTATGAAAACTTTTCCTGATTATTATAATTCTCATAAATATAATGAATTAGTTTATTTATCAACATTAGTTAATTCAAATTATAGTGCTGGTAATTGTAATATTCAATATAATAAAGAAATTAAATATGATATTGAATTTAAAAATGATTGGTCAGATAAATATATTATTTCTACTATTAATCCTCTAGAAATTTCATTAAAAACATTTAGAATCGTATATAATCCAAATTGGAAAGAATTGGCTCTTAATGATAATTTTGTAAGTGTTGATAATCAAATATCAGCCTATAATGATTATATTAAATTTTATATTAAATTTCAACATTTTCCAACATTTAATGAATTTGCCAAATATATTTATAATAAATATAAAAAAGCTCTTCATAAAGATTTTAATAATATTTATATTGAAGTTTCAACATCATATAATAAAGTTAGAGAATATATTAAAAATAATAATTTGACTTATGAAGATGTTAAAAAAATTATCCTCGACTCCTGTCGCATTGATGATAGAATTCGTATCCAAGAAAGTATTTAAAGAGATTAATAAGAATTCTTTAAATCTATTTTTTTTTATTTGATATAAATATTAGTTTAATCAATATTTATATTAACTAATTAATGCCTGGTAAATGGCATAATGCAATGGAAAATTTATTTCCAAAAGAAATGCATGAAATAAAATTTTTTTGTTCATCTAGATATAATAATGTGTGTAGAAAAGCAGATATATTATTAAATAAAAAACGAACATGTGAAATTCAACATTCATATATTTCAGAAGAAGAAATAATAGCTAGATTTAATGATTGGTGTGAATTTGGAAAAGAAATAATATGGCTAATTGATGGAAATGAAGGAATTGAATATGATAAATTATCAACAGGTAATTATTTAATAAAATTCATAGAAAAATGGAAATATAAATCTTTTATGAAAACATATAAATTTATTTTACTTGAAAGAGATGGAAATGTTTTTAAAATAGAATTAGATAAAATAAAAAGTGGTATGATTGAATTAAAAGAAAGTAAATTATTAAATGAAACTATTGAATTTTTAAAGAAAAATCCAGATAATATATATGATTTATGGAGTGATGATAATGTTATAAAATCAACATTATGTGTTTATCAACAAGGAGCAGGAAATGGTAAAACATATGGTATATGGAAATCTATTGCTGAAAATATTGATAAAAAAACATATATGATTGTAACAAAACAACATTCAGCAAAAACAGTTATTTATGAAGAATTAATGGACCAAATGAAACGTTTTGAAAATGGACAAGAATTATATCATATTGAAAATATACAAAATCATTCACAAGAAAATACAGAAAAACATTATGTTTTCAAATATACACATAAAACATCTAAAAAAGAATGTATTGTAATAATTGGAACAATTGATTCATTTTGTTATAATCTATCTAATTCAAATGCAACGGGTGCTAATTTTTTCGAAGGTATTATTAATAATATTAAAGATAATGGAGCAAATAAATTAAATAATGGATTTATGAAATATGCAGGACAATATATTCAATTATGTAAAGAATGTGAAATATGGATTGATGAAGTTCAAGATTTACCTGAAAATTATTTATATGCAATGTGCAAATTAATGTATGAAACATCATGTTATATTAATGTTGTTGGTGATAAACTTCAAACATTAGAATTTAATAATAACTTTTTAACAAGTATTATTAATGAAGGATTACCAAATATTAATATAGATTTAAAAGAACATATTAATATTAACAAACGCATTAAAGTTACAAATATGGGTGATAAAATTAATGAAATTATTAATTTTGATAAATATAATTTGCCTATTATTGAATGCGATATTAATATTAAAAAAATAATAAATGATGAACCTATAAAAATTATTGAATCACCTGAAATTTATGCAAATGATAATTATAATGAAAAAATATCTAATTATTGCAATAAAATAATGAAAGAATATATTAAAGAAGTTGATATTAATAATTATATACCAAATGATTTTTTGATTATTTTTCCAATAATGAAAGGAAATATTATATCATGTGAATTAGAATCAAGAATTCAAGAATATTGGGTAAAAAAATATACTAATAATAAATATACAAGATATGTATATATTCATAAACATACTGAAGGAACTGTTATTAATACGAATGATTCAATTAATGCAACTAGGATAATGTCTATTAAATCATCAAAAGGAGATGGAAGAAAAGTAGTTTTTGCATTAAATATAACTGAAATGTCTTTAAAAATAATTAGTAATAATGAATTAGGATTAATATATGAATCATTATTACATGTAGCACTTACAAGAGCTAAAAATCAAATATATTTTGGATTAATTAAAAATAATGATGATATTCATAAAAGATTTGGAGAATGTGGTTATATAGAATATTTACCATCTATTAAAAATAATATTAGTATTAGTAAAATATTACAATTTATTAATAAAGATAATTTGATTATTTTATTAAATAAAAATATTAACCAAGAAGATATATTAAATAATGATTTAAAAATTAATCAATCTGAAACAGTTGATTGGGGATATCATTGTATTAAATATTATACATATTATTATAATGTTATTTTACATATTATTAATAATAAAAATGAAAGTAAATCTCACGAAAACTCACAATTATTTGTTGTTATAGATATTATTTCAAAACTTACAATAATTGATGATTATAATGTTAGCGATTTTTGGAATTTTTTACGAGATTATAAAAAAAAAAATTTGCCAATAATTCCATTATGTATTATATCAACTAAACCAGAATATAAATTATATTCTAAAATTATTAAAAATGCAATGATTAATGTTCAAAAACATATTCAATTAAAATCCATCCATAAACTTAATGTATATGAATCAATTATTTTAACATATATGATTACTTTGTATATGAATAAAAATTATTCTGATATTACTCCAATGGATATTTATAATATAACTGATTATTTTCAGGATAATACAAAAGAAAAATTATTATTAATGAATATTGGAAATATTAAAAATATTATATCTAAAAGTTGTATTAAAAATGATTATCAAAATATAAATTGGAATATATTCAAACGTTTTGATTTATATACTAAAGAAGATTATATTAAATATTTTAAAATTTATAAATATGATTTTCCTATAATTGGAAATAATGAAACAGATATTATTCATATAATTTTAAAATCAAATATTTCTTCTTTAAATTTTTGGGATGTAATGATTGAAATATTATTAGAAAGATTTTTAATTTATAATCATAATGCTAAAGATATTAGTAAATATGAAAATAAAAAAATAAATACATATATTTATTTACTTGATACAAATGATTATATTAAAATAGATTGGTTATCATGGGAAGATGATATATTAATGACTAATATAAAAATTGAAATTAAAAAAGCAATGGAAATATATTATCAGAATTATCATAATGATATTTATAAAAATTTTATTTATAATAAAAATAAGAAAATAGAAATATGGAATAACAGTCCATATAAAATAATTGATGATTTTATTACAAAAATAAAAGATTTTCCATTATATATAATTAGTGTATTTAATGATATAAATACTAAAATACAAGAAGGAGAAGAATATAGTTATATTAATACATTTGAAAAATTCAATGATAAATTAAATAAAAAATTAAATGTATATCTCAATAAATATTTAGCTTTATAAAAGATATTTAAAGAATTCATATTAATCTCTTTAAATCAATCTCTTTAAATCAATCTCTTTAAATCAATTTCTTTTTATATTAAAGGACCAGTAATTTTATTAATGGATATATGATTATTTATATGTGGTTCTATATCAATATCTTTTGATACTTCCATAATTGTATTTGGATGTTCTCCTAATTGAGTTATAATTGGTTTTAATATTAATGTTTCTTTATCATTGGTTATAATAATATTGAATGGTTTTATATAATTACATCTAAATTTTTTTTCTTTATTTGCTAAATTTTGATAAAATGGCAAAAAATAATGACTTGGTATATTATTATTTATATTTAGATTTGTATCATATATATTTGTTATATTAATATAAAATGATGGATCATCTAAATAAGTAATTATTGTTGAATATAAATTTTCTTTTAGATAATAATTACAAGTTATAATTTGAAAATAAGTAGTAATTATTTTATAATATTTTTCTTTCAAATCAATAAAAATATCAACTGTTATAATTCCTATATCTTTACCTGCTGCATAATTATTTAAAACTTTCTTTTTTAATTCGTGATTTCCATAAACTTTAATATAATATCCTTTTGAACCATATTCAATATAATTTATATTATAACTGCTTATTAAATAATGAGAACAATTTAATGTATAACAATGACATTTTATATAAATCTTATTATTCTTCTTAATTATTTTATAATGATTTGGATAAAAATCTAATTTTGATAATACTGTATTTATTATAATTCGTTCATTCATTTTATGCAACTTATATCCAATTATTGATATTATAAATAATAATTGAAATATTAATATAAATAATAAATCATAAAAAAACATTTTCTCAATCTCTCTATTTTATTAAAGATATTTAAGGGATATTTGCAAATGTCCTTAAATGAATTAAAATATTAGAATAATAATAAAAAAATGATTTGATAATAAAAGTATTAAATTACAAATCAAATGATTGAGTACATTCTTATTTTTATCTCAAACTTTAATTTTGATATAGAATATGATGAAGTAATCGAATATTGCAGTGTAGTTCATCCTAATTGCGATATTATGATTCCTGATGATTATATTATAAAAATACGTCAATGGACAGAATATGATGATAAGTTATTTAGCAATTTTAAAACATATCCTGATAATTGGGGATGTCATAAAATGGAGATTGTTTCATTCTTCTACAATAATAGATATTGCGAACTTTCAGAGATGTTTGGTATTGATAAAAATCATCTCTCAATTCGCATTTATCCTTCGCATTATTCATTTGATTGATTCTTTATTTCTATATAAATCAAAAATTAAATTTTTTGGTTTTTTTGTTTTTCTTTAAAAGTTATTTAAGGGATATTTATCAATCTCTTTAAATATTTGTTGAACGAATAATTTCTTTTATTTCATCCTTTATATTAGTATACAATTTCTTATCTAAACATAAATCGAGATAATTAAATTTTTTAAATATAAATTCAATTAAATCAATATCTGAAATAGAATTATTTATTTTAGTTTTATTATTATTATAATAATTACTAATTTCATATGAATTTTTATTTATTAAATTTTTTGATAAATTTTCAATATTGGTTATTCTCCATTCGCCATTTTTTTTAATCAAACAATTATTATTCTTTTCATATTTAATATTATGATTTTCTGGAAAGTCTTTATTGAAATGTTTCATTTCTATATATCGTGGTATAACATTTACACCACTTAATCTAATGATATCATACATATTTTCGTATGTAATAAAATCAGTTCTTTCATCCCCAAAATTATTTATATAATTATTATTTATTATATTATTATTATTTCCATTAATATTATTATTTCCATTAAAATTTATATTTGGAGTTATATTATTATTTGATGAATGAATTATACTTTTAGCTTTACAATTATTTTTTTTAATATGTTTACATTTATTTCCATGAGAACTAAATGATTTCATACATTTAGGACAAGTTAAAGAATTAATACCTATGCAATTTTTTTCATGATTTATTAAAGATTTTTTTGTTTTATATATTTTATTACATTTAGTGCAATTTAAACACTCATTCATAGGTTGGATAGCTTTTTCTTCATTTTGGATAGCTTTTTCTTCATTTTGGATAGTTTTTTCTTCATTTTGGATAGCTTTTTCTTCATTTTGGATAGCTTTATATTCTTTTTGGATTTTTGAGATATCTGAAATATGCAAAGCAATTTGATGTCGTTGTAAATTGTATTTTCGTTTTGTTGTAAAATCACAATACTCACAAGAAAAAATGTTATTTTGCATATATTTAAATGGTATATAATTATTTCTTAAATAATCATTTTTTTATATATTTTAATGAGTAATTTTTACTCAGGTGCAGACCCTCTCCCCAAAAATTAATTTATTTAAAATTTTTTTCCAATTAATTTTTAGTAATCATTTATAAACAATTAAAAAAATATAAATTCAATTAAATATAATATCTGAAATAGAATTATTTTTTAGTGAAAAAAATGATATATGATTTAAAAATATTCTTTATTTATGAATAATATTGAAAAAGGTTTTAATTATGAAAAACAAATTAAAAAATCAATAATTGAAAATACAAATTATAATGCTTATTTATGGAATGAATGTCCTGAAGTTATATTAATTGAAAATAATTTAATAAAATCACCAGAACATAATAAAAATATAAGAAAAGCAATTAAAGAAGGAACTCTTCATAATCATAAAGATATTGGAATTGATATTATTCAAGTTGATTCTAATAATAGTTGTGTTGCAATAATACAATGTAAAAATGGATATTTAAATGGTGTTTGTATTAAAGATATTGCTGGTATAATGACACGTTCAGCTTTTAATAAAATATTACCAGCAATTATTTATTATACAGATAAATTATCAAATAATTTAAATATGCTTATTGATTTAAATACTAATGTTTATAAAACAGATGTTTCAAATATTAATTATAAATCAAATAATATATATTTTATAAAAGAACCATATAAAACTAAAGAAATTATTTCAAATATAAAACCAAATATATTTACTCCATATGAATATCAATTAGAGGCAGTAAGTAAAATAATAGATAATTTTACTATAAATAATAGAAGTATTTTAGCAATTCCATGTGGTTGTGGTAAAACATATATTAGTTATTTAATTAGTTTGAAATATAAAAAGATAATTATTATATCACCTTTAATTGAATTTGCGTCTCAAAATTTATTAAGATATATTGAATATGGTTATGATGAGAAAAATACAATTCTTATAAATAGTGATGGAATAAGAGATATTGATATTATTAAAACAAAAATTAAAGAAAATGAAAAATTATTAATTTCATCAACATTTAAATCTATGGATATTATTAATGAATGTTTAGATTTATTTGATGAAAATACATTATTTATAATTGATGAATTTCATAATTTAAGCAAAAATAATATTAGTGATAAAGATGATGATATTTATAAATTACTTATAACAAATCATAAAATATTATTTATGTCTGCTACACCTAGAATATATGATATTGAATATTTAGATGAAGATGAAGATGAAGATGAAGATGATAATGAAAATGAAGATGAAGATGATTATGAAGATGATAATGAAAATAGTATAATTGATTATGATAGTAAATTTGATGAATTATTTGGAAAAATAGTATATAATATGAGTTTGACAGACGCAATTATAAATAAATATATAACTGATTATAAAATTTGGATTCCATCTATTCATGAAAATAAAGATGAACTGAATAAAGAATTATCTATATATGATATTAATGATGAATTTAAAAATAGATGCAAATATTTATTTTCATGTTTATCAAATAACGGTTCAAGAAAAACTATTGTTTATTGTAAAGATACTAATGATATGAATAATATGATTAGTTCAGTTAATAAATTAAATGATTTCTATAATCTTGATATTGATATATATAGTATTTCTTGTGAAAATTCAAATAAAGAACGTAAAAATATATTAAAATCATTTAGTGAAAATGATTATAAAATTCAATTATTATTTAATATCAAAATTTTAAATGAATGTATTGATATTCCTTCATGTGATAGTATTTATATTTCATATCCACCTAAAAATAAAATTACTACAATTCAAAGAATTAATAGAGCAACTAGAATTAATAAAAATAATCCATATAAAATTGCTAATATTTATATATGGTGTGATGAATATGAAGAAATATTAGAAACATTATCAAGTATTAAAGAATATGATAGTATGTTTAAAGATAAAATTAAGATAAATACAGTAAATTTTTATAATAATAAAAATGAAATAGATATTAAAATTATTAATGAAGATATAGAAACATTAAATAAATATATAATAGGTGTTAAAGAATTTAAATGTTTAACATGGGATGAAAAATTAGAATTACTTGAAAAATATATAATTGAAAATGATAAATTACCATCTTCTAAATCAAACGATAAATATATAAAAAATATAGGAATTTGGATTGGTAATCAAAAAAGAAATTATAAAAATAAAAAAGAAATAATGAAAAATGAAGAAATTAGAAAAAAATGGGATGAATTTATATGTAAAAATATAAATTTATTTAAAACAAATATTGAATTATGGTATGATAAATTTAAATTAGTTGAAGATTATATTATTAAATATAATAAATTACCATCACAATATGATAAATATAACAATACTAAAATATTAGGTATTTGGATAGCAAGTCAAAAAAGTAAATATAAAAATAACATACAAATTATGAAAAATGAAGAAATTAAAAAACAATGGAAAGAATTTATTGAAAAATATATTAATTTATTTAAAACAAATATTGAAATTTGGAATGAAACTTTAATTAAATTAGAAGAATATATTATTAAATATAATAAATTACCATCACAAATTGAAAAAGATATTAATAATAAAAAATTAGGAGGGTGGTTATCTCAACAAAATGAAAGATATAAAAATAATGATAGATGTATGAAAAATGAAAATTTTAAAAACCAATGGGAAGAATTTATAAAAAAATATAGTCATTTATTTAAAACAAGAAATGAATATTGGAATGAAAATTTAAAAGAATTAGAAGTATTTATTATTAATAATAAGAAATTACCTTGTGAATATAAATATATAAATAATATAAAACAAAAATGTTTTATTGGAAAATGGTTATTAACTCAAAAATATAATTATAAAAATAATCAACATATAATGAAAAATGAAGAAAATAGAAAGCAATTGGAAGAATTTATGGAAAAATATAAAGAATTATTTTAAATTTAAAGACATTCACAAATAATCTTTAAATCTTTTTTTTAAGAAAATGAGATTGTAGCAATAGTTATATTAGAACTTTCTATTTTATAATTATTTGTAAATATTATTTTACATCTATTTCTATAAATATAAGTTTTAAGATTATCATTTTTATCAATATAACCTTCTTTTCTAAGATTTATTATAATATGTCTTTTTGTTAATGGTTTTGGATTTTTATCTTTATTTAAATAATTAACATTGTTTTCTTTACAAAATTGAATTAATTCTTCAAGACTTTTATCCATTTTTTATATTAAAATTATAAAAATCAAAAATCATTTTTTAATAAATCTCCTTAAATTAAATGACAAAAAATTAATTTTGCCATTATATAACCCCGAATTTCAGGCGAACTTCCTGACACAACTATAAACATCTCGTCCATAGTTGTGTAGAATCACTGATAGCATCTCGACCTTTCGCTCGTGTTCAATGTATCGCCTGAAATATTCATAAATATCAGCACTCTCTTTCTGAAAGAATTCGCGAACAACAACATCTGGATCTTTCATCTTGTTTACAACATCCTCACTATTGAACAGCTTCAGAAATTTTTTAATTTTCTTTCCGCTGCTCTCACGCTTTGGTTCGCATGATTTAAGTGGGTTTTTGTATCGATGTTTTTCCAATACTGTGAATTCTTCAAATCCTGAAATCCGGAGATACTTCCAATACCATACAGTCATAACACCGTAAATAATTGCACCTGTGAATTCACAAATAGATGTAAATATTTGTTCAGTATCATTCGTCAATAGTAAGGATAGCTGGTAGATTTTGAAAAGTTTGGCGTTATCCACTAATTGTTTGAAAGTCATAACAACTGCCCGGGTGTTCAAGATAACTTTAACAAACTTTTCAAATTTGATAAAGGTAAAATTATACGGTTGGCGATTGTAATGAAGATAATAGCAACTGATGGATTGTGTCATTGTAGCACAATACAAATATTATTATTTTCCTATCATTTTTTTTATTAATTCATAAAATTTAATACAAAAGTATTTTTATAAATCAAAGTATAAAAACTTAGAATTAAAAAAAAATGATTTAAGAAAATTTAATCAAATCTTTATATCAAATTATAAATGACAAAGGTACTTGATTTAATAAATCGATTATATAATAGCTTTTTAAAGTTAGAAAAAAATGTTGAAGATTTAAATGACAGACATTTAATTAATATTGTATTTTCAAAATTAGATTTTGCACCTAAAAATTATAAAATCATAAGAAAATATAATGATAATATTATTAATATTAAATGTCATAATTATTTTTCAAATATTGAAAATAACAATGACAAAGAAATATTATTAGAATATGAACAAGATAAATGTTTTAATAATAATTCTCTAATGCCACCACCACAATATTATAATGAAATCATTAATAATATTGATTGTTATAAACATATGAGAAAACTTAATATATTTATATGTATTCAATATGCTGATATAACTATTGATTTAAATTCTAAAAGATATAATATAAAACAATCATATTTTAATATTAGAAAACCAACAACAGATGAAAATAATTTATTTTCTGATATTGTAAATAATAATAATTCAAATACTATTAAAATTGATGAAAGTGATATTTATTTCATTCCAGAAAATATCATTTATACAAATGACATTAAAAAAATAATTATTAAACCAATAATGCCAATAACAAATACTATATCGAATGATATAGATATTAAACCTCTTTTAAGTAATCAAATAAGAGTTAAAGATTATAATGGATTATTTATATAATTATGAGATTATTATATTTATTAAATTTATTTTTTGTTTGTTGTAATTCATTTTTATTTCAATCTGGATATGTACCAATAAAATTTAAACATTTAAATATTACTTATAAACCTAAATATAAAAACTTAGAATTATTAAAAAAACCTAATTATGCTATTATTAATCTAATAAAAAATAATGATAATTATGACAATAATGACAATAATGATACTTATAATAATAATGATGATAATAATTATGATAATGATGATGATGATAATAATAAAATTAAAAGTTTTTTTATTAATGTAATATTAATAAAATTGTTTATATTTATAAAAACTAGAAATGGTGAATTCATTTGGAAAAGAATATTTATCAAATAATAAAAAAATTTTTTTCATATATGTTTTATCATCTTTTAAAGTAATTAAATATTTGAGATAATTATTAGATTCATAATTTTTTAAATTATTTAATTTATTTTTTAAATAATAATTAATAAAAAACTTTGTATCAATATTATTATCAAGAATATTTATATATAATCTTGTTTTATTTTCTTCTAATGGTAAAAAATTAATAGAATAGTTAATTTTATTATTAATGGAACCTTTAAGATAATATGGATATTTATAATAAAATCGATGTTCAGCATTAAATAATTCTTCTTTAAAGAAAAATTTATTTTTTCTATGATTTATTTTTATTTTATTATTACTATAAATAAATTCTAAAATAACATTAATTAAATTAACATTAATATCTATATATGATTGATGCATCTTTTCATTATCTTTAAATATTTTTGGTGGATTTTTTGCATAACTTTTAAAACTCCACCATAATAATCCATTACTTTTAATAGTTGTTCCAATTGCATCAGAATTATTATAAGTTGTTAAATGATTAGGACATTGAAAACATCCATTATTAATAATTCCATTATCCAATTTCGCACCTAGATGTTTGCAAATATTAACAGTTGATATGGGAGTAGTATCATTATACCATAAAACCATTGGTAATTTACCAATATTATAAACATATGGTTTAGACCTATCAATATTTTTTTCAATGGCGATTGGATGCCATTCTCTAACAATTTGAGGTAAAATAAAAGATGATTTAATTGTTAATGATGATACTAATGAAGATGTCAATGGAATAATTAATAAATATCTAATTATATTAGAAAAATATTTTATAATCATTGATATTAATATTAATTAATATTTTTATATAATTATTTTTTTTAATAAATATGTAAAGAATAATAATTTACACTTCTATATGAACCATCACCATATCCATAATCATTCATTCCACATAATGCATAATTACCAGCAGGAGTTCCTGCAGGAATAGTATAAGTTATTGCAAATGTATATGCACCATTTACCCTTATTTCACCAATAAGAACATATCCAGCTCCTAGATTTATCCATCCTCTTATATGTTCATAATCTCCATATAGTGTATTAATATTTATACTAAATACAATTGTATCACCTGCTCTTGCTTGAAGTATTAATTGAGGATAATAAATAGCACCTGCTCTATTTCGTCCCTGTGTTCCAATATTATTAAATGTACTAACTCCAGTTCTAGAAGAATTAGTAGCAGAACAACCAGTTAACCACTCAAAAGATGTGTTTCCACCACCAACCCAAGCATATGTACCTGTAAATACAGTTTGAACAGGTGCAGGAGGTCCAGAAATTACAACTTTAGCTTTACCATAAAATTGACTTAAAGTTATTGTTGAACCTGTATTAGGTATTCCACTAACACCACTGGTATAACCCAGAGCATTATTTTGATAATATTCACTTAAATTGATTGGATTTACTCCTCCAAATTCTGTTTGAATATTTCCAAAAGAAATAGCACCAGATGATTGTAAAACCATAATATATATTCTTATAATAAATAAGTTATTTTATATTGAATAAAAATATTATTTTAAATATATTAATGAATGTTTAATGAATATATTAATGAATTACCTTCACATAAACGTTTAATTGTTATTGGTGATATTCATGGTGATATAAGGAGATTTAAAAATATTTTGGTAAATGCGAAAGTTATAAATAATAATTTGGAATGGATAGCAGAACCGCCAGAAACAATTATAATTCAGTTAGGAGATCAAATAGATAGTTTAAATAGAACATCAACAGAAGAATGGGAAGTTTTAAAAGATTATGAGATGATTTATTTTACAGATTATTTAAATTTAATTGCTAGAGCTAAGGGTGGTTATTGTATTTCTTTAATAGGTAATCATGAATTAATGAATGTAATTGGTGATTTTTCATATGTTTCTGATAATAGTAATAGTGAAATAAGAAAACAATTATTTAAGCCAAAAGGAACATTAGCATTAATATTAGCAAAAAGACCATTAATATTTAAAATAGGAGATTTAATATTTTGTCATGCAAAATTGGATATAGAACATTTGAATATATTAAAGAAACATAAAAAAGATATATTTTATGTTAATCAAGTATGGAAAAATTATTTAGAAAATGAAAAAATAAATATAGAAGATAAAGAAATTATTGATTCAATAATAATCGGACCATCCGGAATATTATGGAATAGAAAAGAAAATGATAAAAGTTCTACTGCTTTATTATTTAAAGAGTTAGGAATTATTTATATGTTTTTGGGACATACATCATATGATAAGATTCAATTAATTGATAATCAAATTTGGTATTGTGATACAGGTATTTCAAGAGCATTTGGAAAATCTAATTATCAATATTTAGATATTAAAAATAATATTATTAATATTGAAACTATAAATGAATAAATATAAATAAATAAATATGAATAAATAAATATGAATGGAATTTAAAGTAAATATTAATAAAAATGATTATAAATTTTATAATAGTTTTCATACATTTCAAGATATGTACATTCTTGGCTCTCAAGTTTATGAGGATGAAGAAATTATGCCGTTTTCTTTATATTCGTCAATTTATGAACAAGACCCTGAAGATTATATCATGGAAGATAATGAAACCGAATATGACAAATTGGCGAATGAATTCATGATTAAAATGAAGATTAAACAACTTCCATTTTAATTTGAGAAAAAAAATTTATATAATCCATTAATTTATATTTTTGGATTTTTATTTAATCATCATCATTTATAAATATACATTTCTTTTTTTTGCCATTGCCATTACCATTACCATTACCATTACCATTACCATTATTATTATCATTATCATTATTATTATCATTATTATTATCATTATCATTATCATTATCGATAACTAGTTCATTATCAATAAAAGTTTTAATTAGATAACCATTATTTTTATAATATTTAATTCTTTTATAACCTTTAAATTTGAATAAAGAAAAATCATCAAAAATATCAATACATAAAGGTTTATATTTTCTTTCTGTTTTTTTTTCTCTCAAAATTCTACCAACAGATTGTTGAATATCACTAATAGGACTTGCTAATATTACTGTATTTAAGGTTGGAATATTTAATCCTTCGCTGCTCATTTGATAAGTTGCTAAAATAATTTGTTTAGTTGCTGAAATATCTAAATCAGACATTTTCATACCTCCTACATAATAACCATAAGATGCAATATCATCACTAGCAATCAATAATTCAATATCTTTCAATTGATTTTTACGTTCAGATAAAATTAAAATTTTGCGTTCAGGTTCTTTTTTTAGAATATCTTTTAATAAATTAATAATAAAAATTGTTCTGGGTTTATAATTACATATATTATTTACCATAGCAACAATATTAGGTGTTCCATTATACATTGTTTTAACATAACTATATTCAATATCATGAACAAAATATTTATGTAAATTAACAATCATATCACAATCATTTATATCATTCTTAATTTTATAAACAGATTTGCCTAAATACCATTCAAAAACTTTTCTTAATCCATCTTTTCTATTTAAAGTTGCTGATAAACCTAATGTAATTCGGATATTCATTTTTCTAAATGCTCTTGAAAATACTTCAGATGCAATATGATGACATTCGTCAATAATAACTAAACCAAATTCACTAAAAATATTTGGATCATATTCTCTTAATGCCAAAGATTGTAAAGTAGCAATAACAATATCTTTATTTTGAACATCAATTTTACTTTGTTTAATTTTGCCAATTCTTGCATTTGGAACAAATGTTTTAATACTATTGATGAATTGTTCATTTAAAAAATCTTTATGGGAAATAAATAAAGTTTTCTTTTTAAAATAACACGCAACATAAATAGCCATAATAGTTTTACCAAAACCACATGGAACACTAATAATACCTCCTAATTTCTTTTTAGTAATAACATTATCAATAAAAGCATCAATCGGAGCTTGTTGAATATCTCTTAATTTACCTTGAAAATCTAATAAAGGACAATCAACACCTAAACTTAATTTATCATCAATCGGAAAACCAAATTTTTCAATACCATAACATTTTGGAATATATAATTTATTATCACTTTCTAAATAAATTGGATATTCTTTAGTAACATTAGATGTAAAAGAATTTGAAAATATTTTTGGACTAATCATTAAATCACTCTTAATTTTATTAATTAAATCTTTGTTTTCTGCTGTTTTAATAATTCCATAACCTCTATTATTTAAAGACGTCATTATTTGCAACATTTAATAAATACATATTTAATTTTTATATATAATTTATAGTAGATGATATTAAATTTTATAAGAGCGCTATTAATATTATTATTAGTATTTGTCATAATTGTAGATTTTGATTTACCAATTATAATAAACACAAAGACAAATCAATTATTTATAGCTATATTAATATTATTAATAATATTATTAGTTGATGAAATAATAGGATTTTTAATAGGATTAATATTTTTAATTATTTATTTTAAATATTATCAGAAAAAAATAATGCCAATTAAACAAGAAAATCAAACAAATAGTCCAATTACTTATGAACAATATAATAATAATTCTAATAATAATAATTCTAATAATGATCCTATAGCATCTTTATTTAATTTCTTTTCAGGAGACGTTAAACCAAAATCATATTCAAATCAACCAGAAATACCTGAACATTATATTAATCATATTAAAAATGATAATAGTATAATAATGCCATATGTATCAAATGAATTATTAAAAGCAGCTCAAACTAATATTTATAATGATGATAATTATAAGACTGAAATAAAAACAAGTGAAAATTATTATGGTATTCAAGGACTAAATTCAGATAATAAACATTATGCAGCATTTGACAATAATTATAAATATTATAATAATTTATAAAACATTAATAAATATAATGTTATAAATGCTAATATTATTTTTATTATATAATTATAATTATCTAATATAATTGATATATTATCTGGTATTTTACTTATAATTGTATTATAAATATATGGATTAATTATTATAGCTATTACTATACATATTATAAATGTTTTAGTTATTAATACATTATCAATATAATTTTTTGATTGTTGTGATTGATATTGATGTTGTTGTGGTTGTAGTTGTTGTGGTTGTAGTTGTTGTGGTTGATATTGATGTTGCATTTGTTGCTGTGGTTGTTGTGGTTGTTGTGGTTGATATTGTGAATTATTATTAATTTGATAATTATTTTTAATTGTTTGCTCATTCATTGATAGTTCTTTTTCAAATTCATTTAAAACATCTTTAACAATAGGATCATCAACCATATCATCCGTAATAGTTGCACCTGATGTTTTTAATGGTATTTTATCAATAGATGTAATCATATTATTTTGTGATTGATTCTGCATTATTATATTAATATGATTTATATATATAATATATAAAATTACGCAAATAATTTATCAATTAAGCCTTTATCATTTAATTGATTTGATGGAGTAGAATATCCATCATATGGTTCAATAGCTTGATTATTACATGGAACATTAACAGTTGAATATTTATAACATGTATCATTTAATTTAAAAATTTTATTATGTATTTCTTCTTGTTTAGGTGCAAAATATATTGTGCAATTTTCTTTACATACTCTATTAAAAATTAATGCTAATGATATACCAAATAATGCACTTATCATAATTTGTCCAATATTTGTATAAAACAATCTATCAATTAAATTACGTGTGTTTATCATTCTAATTAAAGATAATTTTTTATATTATAGGTTGATCCATTGCATTATCGGAACATTTAATTTCATTTACTGTATATTTATAACATATATCATTATCATTTTTATAGACAATTTTATTAGCATTATAAGGTGTTGGATATTTAATTACAATTTTAGGTTTTGGAGTTGCTATATATACATAAAACATACCTATAGAAAATGCAATAATAAACGCAAAAAAATTAAATTTAAAAACTTGTTCTTCTTTCATTTATTTTTATATTCTATTTAATATAAATAATAATATTAAATGAATTTGATTTATTCGATAGTTGTTTATATTGGAGATAAACTTGCATCCATTGGTATAGTTTTTTTATTTGCTTATTTATTAATGTCTTTATATTGCTATATATTTAAAATATCATATACATATTTTTTTGTATATTATATAATGCCGATATTTAGTTTAATTTTAACATTAATAGATATTATTATAACATTTATAAAATTTCCTTATTATATTACAATTGAAATATGGAATATAATAGTAAGAATATTTAGTATGTTTTATATTATAATAGAATTAATAAATAATATTTCATCATTTTTCTATAATTTAACAATTGCTATTTAATTTCTTGTATAGATTGTATAAATATTAGGAACATCAATATATTCTGGTTGTTGCAATGAAATTAAATCATATAAATCTTTAACTTTCTTTGATTTATTCCATTTATTAAATAATTGTTCTTTAGTTCTTAGGAATTTATCATAATTATCATTATTATTTTTACGCGGTGTTTCATATTTAGTTTTATATATATTTGTATTTTTAATTATTTCTTCATTTTTATCAGAAATATATTTATTATGATTTTTTAATGAAGATAATAATTTAATTTTATTACTATCTGTTTTAATATTAATCACATTATCTATTAATATATGTCCAATATCTATAATTGATAACTTTGCCATATTAATTATAAATTATATTTTTTTTGAGTCATATATATTCGGCTGTGTTAATTCGAACATACCTTTATAAAATTCGGCTAATTGCTCACTGTCTGTTAATGTTTCTTCATATTGACTTAATGGTATATATTTAATCACTGTTTTTGGCGTATTCATTTTTGAATATTTTAATTCATAATAACTTTTTATTATCAATATAATACCAACAAATAATATGAAAATAGCAATTGATTTCATTTTTATTAAATGAATACAAAAAAATAAATCAAATTTTATATTTAATCACTTGGTGTTCTTTCAATGTCTTCTTTGACTTCTTCATTCGCTTCTTCTTTAACTTCTTCACGACCTTGTTTTGCTGCAATCCATGGATCTTGTTGTTCAGCTAGATCATCGGCAATATTAGAAACTTTTGATTTAGCCATTAAATCAGCTTTTCTTTGCTCAAATAATTCATCTTTTGAATCCATATTTTGTTTATATTGTTTCATTAGTGTATTAAGTTGAGTTTCTGAATATTCTTGATCATTTAGATCATTTGGATTTGGAGACCATGGACACCAACAACCAACTTGACAAATATAAATATCAAATTTATTATCTTGACGTTTAATAAATTCACTTCGTGTTTTAGCTTCTTCGATAGTATCAAAAACACCGCGAATTTTAATACCTCTCATTGAAGTTTTAAAATCATTCTCTTTGTGAAAATCCTTTTCAATTTCATGTGAATAATTATCCTTAAAAAATTTATATTGTGAATCTAAATCATTTGGATTAAAAATATAATCATGATTTGAACGAATTGTTTTAACTAATTCAGATGATTCCGGATATTTATTTTCAATTCCATCTAAAAGAGTTTTCATATCTTTTCCGAATTTATCAATAAATCGCGAAAAATAATATACCTCTTTTTCCTTAAGAATATTCTCAGGACTTAAAAAAGATACAAGACAATAATTTTGTCCTCGAATTGGTTTATCTTCATCTAAATAATCACGTTCTTTTGTTGATACTAAGTTTTCTCCCATTTATATATATATAATATAAATAAAAATTCTTATATCATTTTTAGATTTAATATAAAAAAATAAAAAATATATTATTATAATAGTATAATATGAATCAACAACCGACATATAGTTTTGATATTTGGGAAGCTTTAATACGTATATTAAAATATGCCATTGAAGCAGTAGTTGTTGCTATTGCTGCTTATGTTTTACCTGAGCAAAAACTTAAATTAAGTGAAGTTTGGATGATTGCCTTAACTGCTGCATGTTTATTCTCTCTATTTGATTTACTATCACCATCAATTGCAGCTGGTGCTCGCCAAGGTGTTGGTCTTGGTGCTGGTTTCCGTCTTATTGGTTTTGGACCTTAAAGAGATGGAATAACTTTATAATTTAAATCTTCACATATTTTTTTCCATATTTGGTCTTGAACATATAATTTTTCCCTACTTTTTAAAAGTGGAAAAAATTTAAGATACTCATTTAAACCTAATATTTGAAAAAATTTATATAAAACATAACTATATGATAAGAAATTTTTGCGATCTTTTGGACAATGTTTTAAAAATGGACCTTGAATATCTTTAAACATTGAACATAATTTATCTTCTAATTCTGTTGAAAATTGCGGTGTAGGTATTCCATTAATTCTATTAATAATATAATTGATATGTTCATAATATTTATTTATTCTTAATCTTTTTAAAATTTCTCTCATCTTTGAATATGTTATTTTTTTTGTATCCATTATTTTTTCTTTTTTAATTTCATTTAATATTTTTTCAAATATATCATTTGGTATATCCGTGCTTTCTTTTCCTTGAACCTGATTACACCATTCCCTAAAATGATTAATTCTTTTATAACTAAAATGAGATGTGTCCTTTGTATTTTGTTTTAAAATTGGTCGATTCTGTTCAACCAATAATAATTCTTGATATCCACAATTATTACAAATCATTATTGCATCTTGCTGTAAACATATTAAAGGTATATTGCAACAATGACATAATTCAATATTATCACTTGTATTATCAAATTTTTTAATATAATATTTATTAGTTATTGATAAATATTGATCAACTAAATCGCTTTTTTCAATAATTTTATTATCTTCTTCAATTTTAATATCTTCTTTAGGTAATGTTATATTAAATGATTCTAATATTGATTTATTCTTATATTTAGATGAATTTGTTGTTGTTGATTGTTTCTCTAACATTTCATAATAATTAAATAAAATAGAACTTGTATTTTCATAATATTCAATTTCATCAAAATAATTAATATTATTTATTTCATTTTGTAATAATATTAATTCTTCCTTTATTAATATATTACTATTCCATAAATTTGAATATATATTATCATTTTTCAAATTATCATAATTATATTTTATTATTTCATCATTAATATTTTTATATATTATCTCTAATTTATTTATCTTATCAATATAATTTTTATCATCTATAATTTTCTTACTGTAATTATTAATAATCTTATTATGCATCGCATCCAATGTTGATAAATCTCGTGTTATATCAACATTCTGAAATCTCTTTTTAGATGTTTTATCTTTAAACATATATAATAAAAAATGCGAATATGCTTTTATATATCTTATTCAATATATTTTTTTCTCCTATTATAGTATAAAGAATATAGCATAAATGGGTGGTGGTCTTCTTCAACTTGTTGCTTATGGTGCTCAGGATGTTTATTTAACTGGCAATCCTCAAATAACTTTTTTCAAAGTTGTATATCGCCGACATACAAATTTTGCAATGGAAGCTATTCAACAAACTTTTAGCGGTATTCCAAATTATGGAAATACTGTTTATTGTCAAATATCTCGCAATGGTGATTTAATTCATCGAACTTATCTTGAAGTTGGTGTTAATGCTACTGCTGAAACTAAAGCAGGCTCAATTGCTTCATATGTTAATTATTTAGGTTTACGCTTATTAAAATCTGTTTCTATTGAAATTGGTGGTCAACAAATTGATAAACATTATTCCGATTGGTTATATATATGGAATGAATTATCTCTCCCTCGCGGAAAACGTTATGCATATGATACTATGGTTGGTGCTGACCGTGATGCATTAAATAATGCTACATATGCAACATCAACTGATATAACTACTTTATATATACCGCTTGAATTCTGGTTTTGTCGCAATATTGGCTTAGCTTTACCTTTAATTGCTCTTCAATATCATGAAGTTAAAATTAAAATTGAATTTGAAACCGCTGCTAATTGTTTATATGCTCCAGGAGCTACTACAGTTTCAGATATGTCTGCATATAAATTAGATAATCCTAATTTATGGGTTGATTATATTTATTTAGATACTGATGAACGTCGCAAATTTGCTCAATTATCTCATGAATATTTAATTGAACAATTACAATTTACAGGTCAAGAAACTTTATCAACTAATGGTGCTCGTGTTAAATTAAATTTTAATCATCCATGCAAAGAATTAATATGGGTTGCTAAAACAACAAATTTAGCAAGTAGATGGTATAATTATACTTCGGATGGTACTATTTTACCATCAAATAATCAAATAAATGATATTGCTGGTTATCTTCCTACTGTTGCTACAGATACTACTTTAACTAGTAATTTCCTAGTATCCAGTAATATTGGTAATTCTCCTTTAACTTTACAATTAACAAGTAATTATATGCAAGATAATTATATACCTTATGTTGATCATGTTACTACAAATATTGTTAATCCTTTCAATCAATGTTTATTACAATTAAATGGAAATGATCGTTTTAATGTTCGTGATGGAAATTATTTCAATTTAGTTCAACCATATCAACATCATACAAATATACCTCTTAATAGAGGTATAAATGTATATTCTTTTGCCCTAAAACCAGAAGAGCATCAACCATCAGGAACTTTAAATATGTCCCGTATTGATACAGCTATATTAGATGTTAAAGTTAATACTAATGTTAGTGGAAATATTAATATTTATGCTGTTAATTATAACGTTCTACGCATTCTTTCTGGAATGGGTGGTTTAGCATATTCAAATTAAATTTAACTATATACATTTTTTTTCTCCTATTATAGTATAAAGAATATAGCATAAATGGGTGGTGGTCTTCTTCAACTTGTTGCTTATGGTGCTCAGGATGTTTATTTAACTGGCAATCCTCAAATAACTTTTTTCAAAGTTGCATATCGCCGACATACAAATTTTGCATTAGAAGCGATTGAACAAACTTTTAATGGCAATCCAAATTATGGTTCTCGTGTAACTTGCCAAATTTCTCGCAATGGTGATTTAATTAATCGCATGTATTTACAAGTTAAACCAAGTGCAGGTTCTAATTATGTAAATTATTATGGTCTTCGACTTTTAAATTATGTTGAAATTGAAATTGGTGGTCAAAAAATAGATAAACATTATTCACATTGGTTATATGTTTGGAATGAATTAACTTTACCTAAATCCAAACGTTATGGTTATAGTGAAATGGTTGGTGGTTTAGGAGCTGATTCCGTTGCAGGTAAGACTTTATATATACCTCTCGAATTCTGGTTTTGTCGCAATATTGGTTTAGCTTTACCTTTAATTGCTCTTCAATATCATGAAGTTAAAGTTAATATTAATTTTGAGACTGCTGCTAAATGTGGTGCTGATGCTAATGGAATTATTAATGCATCTTTATGGGTTGATTATATTTATTTAGATACTGATGAACGTCGCCGTTTTGCTCAATTATCTCATGAATATTTAATTGAACAATTACAATTTACAGGTCAAGAAGCTATTGTATCTAGTTCTGTTAAAACTAAACTTAATTTTAATCATCCATGCAAAGAATTAGTATGGTTCATAGCTAAAGATACTGATACAAATGTTAATAACTGGTTTAATTATACAACTAAATCAAAAGCTGTTTCTGCATTATTAACTAATAATGCTGCATTAAATGAAACTTTAATGCAAAGTGATATAAATTATGTTGCTGCATCAGGTAGTGATCCATCAAATCCTGTTAAATCTGCTAAATTAGTATTAAATGGAAATGATCGATTTTATGAACGCCCTGGGCGATATTTTAATTTAATTCAACCTTATCAACATCATGAAAATATACCATCAAATGCAGGTATAAATGTTTATTCTTTTGCCCTAAAACCAGAAGAACATCAACCGTCAGGAACTTTAAATATGTCCCGTATAGATACAGCTGTATTAAATTTAACTTTTGAAGCTGATATATCAGGTACAGGTGAATATAAAGCTTCTGATTATACCTTATTTGTTTATGCTGTTAATTATAACGTTCTGCGCATTCTTTCTGGAATGGGTGGTTTAGCATATTCAAATTAAATTTAACTATATACATTTTTTTTCTCCTATTATAGTATAAAGAATATAGCATAAATGGGTGGTGGTCTTCTTCAACTTGTTGCTTATGGTGCTCAGGATGTTTATTTAACTGGCAATCCTCAAATAACTTTTTTTAAAGTTGCATATCGCCGACATACAAATTTTGCATTAGAAGCGATCGAACAAACTTTCAATGGCAATGCTACATATGGTTCTCGTGTAACTTGTCAAATAACTCGTAATGGTGATTTAATTAATCGTGTATATTTCGTAGGTACTTTAACAAATACTAATGCTAAAAGTACTGGTACTGCTGATAATAATTGCATTGCTCTTGTTCCTTATTTTGGTCTAAAATTATTAAAAACTATTGAACTTGAAATTGGAGGTCAAAGAATTGATAAGCATTATTCTGAATGGTTATATATATGGAATGAACTTTCACTGCCTCAAGGAAAACGCGATGGATATAAATTAATGGTTGGTGGTGATAAATTAAATCGTTCAATTGTTCTTGAAGCTACGCAAAGTTATTCAGTCTATGTTCCACTTGAATTTTGGTTCTGTCGCAATGTTGGTTTAGCATTACCTTTAATTGCTTTACAATATCACGAAGTAAAAATAAATATTGAATTTGAAAATGTATCAAATATGGTTGATAAAGGTATTAATTATTCAGATAAAGCATTTAAATTAACACAATCAGATGGTTCAACTGATTTAACAGAACTCCAAGAAGTAAATATAAATTTTTCCGGTGGTACTAATTTAGATTTATCTGCTTCTCTATGGGTTGATTATATCTTTTTAGATACTGATGAACGTCGTCGTTTTGCTCAATTATCTCATGAATATTTAATTGAACAATTACAATTTACCGGATCTGATACAGTTAGTGCTGGTGCAAATTCTCTAAAAAGTATTCGTATGAATTTTAATCATCCATGCAAAGAATTAATATGGGTAATTAAACCAACACCAAAAGGTGATTTTAGACAAACTATATATTGGAATAATTTTACAGATCGTAATAAAGATAATCAATATGTATTAGCTAAAAACCCTGTTACTACAGCTAAAATACAATTAAATGGAAATGATCGTTTTGCTGATCGCAAAGGAAATTATTTCAGTTTAGTTCAACCTTATCAACATCACGAAAATACTCCTGATAATTTTAACACAGGTATAAATGTTTATTCATTTGCCATAAAACCCGAAGAACATCAACCATCAGGAACTTTAAATATGTCTCGTATTGATACCGCTGTTTTATCAGTTGCATCAAGTGTTGATGGATCTATATATATATATACTGTAAATTATAATGTATTACGTATATTATCTGGAATGGGTGGTTTAGCTTATTCTAATTAAAAATATTAAATAAAACAAGTATATTTTTTTTCTTTATCATCAAAAAAATGATTATTATCATTTATATGATTTTTCTGATTTTCATATAAACATTTATGTTTTGTTGCTTCAACAGTTAATTTTAAAAATTCTAATTCGCGTTTATTTGTCATTTTTTTAAGTTCAATATCATGATTAATTTTTATACGATTAAATTTAATAATATCCTTAATGCGAATATTTTCAAAGATATTAATATCTTTAATTTCTTTATTCATATTTTCAACATTTTCAACAAGTTTATCAAATAATTCAACAGTTAAACTATTAGACATTGTAAAATAATCAATTAAATCTTTTTGTTTATTATAAGAAATTTTATAATTAAATAAAACATCATGAATATTTTTTAGCTTCTCCATATTCTCGCGATAATTTCTAAATTTAACAATTGAACTTAAAATTGTTAATAATGTACCTAATAATAAAGAAATCATATTAATAATTAATGATATTGTGCTAGCTGAAATAATTAAATTCATTTCAGATTTCTCATTATCATTTTGATAATTAATCAAAGTTAAGCGAATTGCTTCAATAAATGTTGTAATAGTTGAAATTATTAAAATTAATAATGATATACGATTATATCTAAAATAAATTAAATCATATTTTGCAGATATTATATATAAAGATGTTGTAATTTTCTTTTTATTTTCTTTTATAGTTTTATATAATTTATCTTTTCTATAATTAATATCATTATATATATCACTTGATTCCGTTTGTGATACTGAATTACGTTTATCATTAAATTCATATAAAGTTAATAATCTATTATCCTGAGACATAGGAGTTAAAGGAGCATTAACATTAACAAGATCACCTCGAAGCATTGGTGATTGTTGATTATTATCCTCAATTAAAACAATAACTTCATCATCTTTTTCAGACATTGTATTAATTATTAAAAATAAATAAATTAATAATTAGTATTAATACAATAAATAATAATAATATTATTATAACATCTTTAATTGTATATGGTCGTTTAATATGATGATTTTTATTATATAATTGATTAACAAGAGCAATTGCATTTGCTACAGCTGTTTCAATTGATGTAAAATGATATTTAACATTGCCATTATGTGTTCCTAATGTATAAATATTATCAGATATTTTATTATTCATATAACCATAATTAGTAGCTTTAATAAATGCTTTTTCAGTAGATTTCCATTCTCCATTACTATAATAATTATTTAGAAATACTAATGTTGGTACTGGTATATTATTATAAATTTCATTTAATTGTCTAAATGTTTCATCAATTAAATCTTTTTTATCACTACATTCATTTGCAGTTTTATTTATATTTTTACTTTTAACATCAGTAATAGTTATAACACAACTAATGACCGTTTTTGAGTTTTTTTCTTTAAAATTCATATAATCACTTAAAACAACAGCACCAACACCCCAATTAGTATTATTATGAAATCCATAAATTTTTTTATTTAAATTTAATTTAAAATTCCAATGAAATGTAATAGAAATATTATTAATATATGCAGTTTCTTTTGCATATATATCTAAATTTTTATTAAATAATTGTTTAATATTATCTGATGATTTTTCAACAATCTCATTTAAATTTATTGGTGGTATTGCTAATATTAATTTTTTAGCATAAAAACTGCCATTATTTGCACTATTAATTTTAATTATTGATTTACTATTATCAATATCTGTTATAGTAGTATTTAATTTAAAATTAACATTTGCATTCTTTAAATAATTTTGCCATACAATAAATAATCCTTCATCAGTTGGCATTTTAGGTTGATATCCATTATATAATAATGTATCATTCAAAACACTAAAAAAAGAATTTAAAGAAGTTTTATCAAGATCACCACCATCCATTAAACGACTAGTTCTATTAATATAATTAACAGCTTTATCGCTAAAATTATTAATAGTTAAATATTCATTCATAGAAATATTTTTAGCATAATTAGGATTACCAAGTAATTTAAAGAAATCAATTGTCATAATAAAAATTTCATTCATTGAAAATATATTTTCTTTCATAGTAGTTTCATATAATATTTCTAAAAAACTCAAATTAAATTTAACAAAAATATCTGAAAATTTAATACCAATTATATTTAATATTGTTTTAAAATTTAAATAATTACTAAAATACATTCTTGGACCATGTTCAGAAAAATAATATTCATTTTCATATTTTTGTCTATTAACTTTATGACAACCTCCAATAACTTTATCTTTATCTATAATCATAATTTTATCATTTTTATCAGCTAATGTTGCAAAAGTTAATCCGGCAGGTCCTGAACCTATAATAATATAATCGTATATAATCATTATATAAATGAAATATTTTTTAAAATTAATAAATAGATATGAATTTAATATCTATCGAATTAAATATTTTATTAATTGCTATTTCTTTGGCTGTTATATATGCAATAGCACCAATAACATATAAAATATTAGTTATTCATAATAATATATCATTTGAGACATATTTATTATTATCAACATTTATTTTATTCTTGTGCAGTTTATTTTATTCACTTATGTTCCATAATTATATAGATATATTAACAGAAATAACAAAAATAAGTTCAGATTTATTATTATTATTTATAATAAATATTTTTATTGTATCATTTATTAGTCAAATTTTATTTCATTATGCAATTAAACATACAACAAAATTATCATTATTTACAATAATAACCGGATTTTATCCATTAATAACAATGATTTTATCAATATTATTTTTAAAAGAAAAGATATCATTTAAAATATTATTAGGTTTTGTAATATCAATGATTGGTATTATAATTATTTTTATTTAATAAAAAACATTAAAATCAATGATATCGATAATATCATAATCAGAATATTCACGAGGACATATAATATCTTTAGTAAGTTTATTATCATTAGAATATAAATATTTTTTAATATTAATATCAGATAATACTAATACTGTATTATTAGGTACTATTACTTCCATATCTCCTTTAGCTAACGAAATACCTTCAACAAATATTATAGGTGTTCCAATTTCAATTTTAAAACGACATATAATTCTATTATCTGGTTTTGTATATTTATGTGCTTTATCTATAAATAATGATGTTGATAAAAAATATTTATTTTTATAACTATGATTTTTATCAGAAATAATACTATTATAAATATAATTTATTTCAATACCTCTATATACATATAATTCTTTTTCAAGAATTGGTGCTTTTTTAAATATTGTATTTAAATCAGATATATAAAGTTTTAAAATATTTTTATAATCATTTTCATTAAAATCATTATTATCCAATGTTTTATTTTCAATTTTCTCTATTATATCATGATTATGTTTAAAAATTTTTAGCATTTGTATTTTAAATAAATAATCTCTTAATTCATTACTATAAAACATATGTTTTCCAGATTTATCTGTATGTTTTATATTATCATTTATATCAAATCTAGATGATGTAATATATCCATTTAAAAAAATATCTCCTCTATATGTGTAATATTGCAATGTTTTAATTTCATCATTATTTAAAGAATTTAAATACTCATCATTCATTTTAATAAAATCTTGGATATTAGCCATATTATCAGCATTATTTTCATTTAAATAAATATTATTATCATTATTATAATTATTAAATTCAATATTTTTCGATTCTTTTTTAGTATCTGATAAAACAATATTAGATTCAATAGCAAAATCAGAAAAAGTAATTCCATAATTAAAATTGCGCATTTCTTTTGGATGTGCTAATAAAAAATCATCTTTATTTTTTTTATATTCTTTTTTAATTTTATTACATTTTATATCATTTTTAGATTTTTCAATAAAACATTTTAATTTTAATTTACTAGAATCATTTAAATCATTTAATAGTGCATCATTATTTTTGCAAAAATCATAATGATCATCATTAATATATTTTCCTCTATCTAAAAAATCCATTAAATATATATATATATACTATTAAATATATATATTTAATTAAAATTATGACATTGAATTATATTATTTCCATTTTTATGAAAGTCATTTAATACTAAACAATCAACGGCAACTTCCTGCATTAATTGATATAATATTAAAATATTTTTCATTTTTTCAATAGATTGTTTATAAATAAATTCATCTATATTAATGACACCTGTTGCATCTAATGGTTGTTTTTTAGTAGTTTTGCCAACTTTATTTAAAACTTTTAATTCTGCTTTTAATGTTTTGAGCATCATCTTTTTTTGTTCATCATCAACAATTTCAAGATTGGAGTAATCTTCATTTTCTTTTTCAAGTGCTATAATTTGAGATCTATTAGCTTCTTTATTCTTTTTTAATTTTGTTAATAATTTTTTGTTAGCTGCTATTTTAGCTTTATTATTTTTAAGTGCATCTTTATTTGCATTAATATCTCCTTCAATTTCAGCAATTTTATTTTCAATTTCATTTATTCTATCTAAATTTGCACCTGGATCATTAATTATTTGTGGTAAATCACTAATATATCGATGTATTGTTACGTCCCAATCTTTTTTATTTAAATCAGCATGAGAACAAAGACGTGCAGCACGTCCAATTGTTTGTTTATCACTAGCCCAAGTTATTAAAGGTTCAAAAATATGAATATGTCTAACAGCTTTAAGGTCAAGACCTTCATTATAACTTTGAGAAGCTAAGAATAATTTAACATATTCGCCATGTTTATTAAAAGGTGCATTATATAATTGACGTAATTCGCTCATATCTTTATCTTTATTATCACTTAATTGAGTAGTTATAGCTAATATATATCTAAGTTTTTTATTACTTTCTTTTGGATTATTAAAAATTTTAACAGCTTCACGAGGTGTTAATTTTTCATAACCTAGTTTATCTAATTCTTTGGCTATAGCTAAAATGCCATGACCTCCATAACCTCTATTTTCATAAAATGCAGAATAAATATATTGTTTTTGTTGAGAATATTTATCATCAGTAACAGTTGTTATTAATCTATCTAATTTAGCACTAAAATCATGTAATGATAAACCTTTTTCATAATTAAAAAGCATATTTGAATAACGACGAGCAGCAGCCCAATATTTATTTAAAGCATTTGCTTTAGATAATTTATCATAATTTTTAGCAGTTTCTTTAACATCTTTATAAGCAGTTATATATTTTTCAAATTGTTTTGTTGACATATTAATATATTGAGGTTCATTATTAATAACAACTGGAAATTTACTAGTATCACCAGACATATCAAAATAAGATATTAAACCTCGTGTTTTTTCTTTAAATAGGTCAGGTTTATTAATATCATCATAATCAATAGTTGGTGTATCGATATTTTTAACAATATTTAATAATTTCATAATTTCGGATGGATTATCGCCTAAAGTTGCTGTTAATATAAATACTTTTAATTGAGGATTTTTAGAACTCAATAATAATTTTTCTAAAAATGCATGTTGTTTTTGTTGTGTTTGTAATGGTCTAAATAAATTATGAACTTCATCAATAATTAAAACACATTTATTAATATCTATTGATTTATTAATAATTCTATTAGCTAATTTTGCGAAAGTTAAGAATCGAATATTTCTTGAATTAAATTCTTTTGTAATTTGTTCTATATTTTTATTATAAAATCGTGGATATAAATTCATTAAACATTTCATAAATTCGTGTGGTGGATTACTTGATAGAGCAGGTATAGTACTACAATAAATTATTTCTTTACCTGAATCCCAAAATCCATCAATAATAGCAGCAGCAGTGCAAGTTTTACCACTACCAGTTGAATGCCATAATAACATACCTCGTTTAGGTGAATCATTACTAACAATTAATTTACATATATTATTAACAATAGATTGAGGAACGGTAGGTGGTTTATTAATTTTATTATTAGAACTAGATGAAATAGATTTTGATGAACTGCTAATATTAGAACTAATAATGAAAGAACTAGATTTATTAGTGTTGATAAAAAAATCGGGAAAATAAATTTCATAAATTTTATTCATAGCATTATCATCTTCATTATGTAAATTATAATATTTTCTATATTCAAGTAATAATTTTTCATTTTTTACATATTTTTTAAGTTCATTATATTCATCTTTAATATTAGGATCTAATATTTTGATAATATTTTGTAAATATAAATAATGTTCTTTAATTATATCAGAATTATTATAATTAAAATAATTTGGAAAATAAGTATAATATAAAAAGTCAAAATCTTTTTGTTCAACACATTTATTATAATTGTCCTTAAATTCTTCAAATTTATTTTTATCATATATATGCCTCATTAATCCTATTATATATGATTCATTATTTGGATCTAATTTTGTAATCATAATAGGAACATATTTATCATAAATGTCAGCTAATGTATTATTATAATAATAAGTTAATTCTTCATTAAAATATTTTGGAAAATATCCTCTATATAATTTATGTAATTTATCTTTATCATCTGATTTATCTTTTAAAGAATTATTGAAATCTAATTTGAATGTGATGAAAGAACCAGGATTATTTAATAATTTTATAATAACATCTTCATCATTTTTAATATTTGGATTTAAATTAATAATAAAATAAATTAAATAAAGATAATAAATTTTATTAGCTAATTCAATAATTTCATCTTTCTTTCTTGAAATTTTAAAATAATTAGAAAAATATTTATAATATAATTTATAAATATGTTTATAATCATGATCATATTTTTTTCCTAAAATTTTTTTACGCAATTCAGAAATATAAATATTATAATCTAATTTAAACATATCAAAATCATTTGGATCATCTAAATATAATAAAATTTCATCTTTTTCATGTAATGGTGATAATTCAATTATAATATATTGCACATATTCAATATAATCTTTATAATGTTTAGTTAAATAATCATCCTTTGGCATTATTTCAATTGATTTACCTAAACTAATATTATCTTCATTTGATGTATCATCATTATCATCAGGATTACATCTATTGCCCTTTCCTATTAATTCTAATGTTTCTGGTGCGTCTTTACTATTATAAAAATCATATAAGGATTTTTCAAGATTGTTTATATCAATTCCAGCATTAGGTGAAAAAAAGTCAGATGATTTTTTTTTATATTTGTCATAATCTTTTTGAACTTCCATTAATTTTTCTTTTGATATACAATCTCTAGTAAATTCATTTATTTGTTTAAAAGCACATTCTGGATTAACTTCGCATTTTTTTTTAGCATCTTTAATATTTTTCTTAGTTATACTTCCATTTTTATAATTTTTTTCACGTAAAAATTTATTACTTTCTAATAACATCCCACATTCCGCATCTACTTTATCAACCCAGCAATTACCTTTATCAAATGTATTATGTCTATTTATTGTTTGACCAACCCAAAATCCATCAGCTTTATCACATCTTTTTGAAGTATAAACATCTTTATAATATCTTCCATATTTATCTTTCTTATAAGAAACATCAGGTATTAATAATTTACAATTTTTTGATTTATCAAAACTATTATCTTGTTTAAATTTTTCTACATCTTCATATTCATATGGATTTTTATTTGGACGTTCATATTCATATACAGAAATATCATTACAAGTTTTTTCTCTATTTAAAAGTTCTTGTTGTATTCCTTTATAACCTTTATTTTTTGAAGAGTTCATAATCTATTTTATAAGCATATAATAAAAATAATAAGTATTATAAAATATGTTAAAAATAATATAGAAGGGTTAGGCATTATATGAATTATATTACTTGCTTCAAATAATATATCTGATATTTCATCTAATCCAATTTCAATCATTGTATGTTTATTTTTAATTAGCCATTTGCAAAATTTTTTTTTATAATGAAATGGACGTTTTTGAATTATATTTCTTTTCAATGTAGTTGTTCTTGATAATAAATAAACAGCAACTGATGCTGTTGTTGGTTCTAACATACGAATAGTTGTTATAAACATAATTTAAAACAACTATATAAAAATAATCACATTTTTTTATTATATAGATGGGTCATATAATAATGTTTCTAAATATTCAGGTAATTCTTTACATTTCTTTTTAGTATATTTATTTATTATTATTATTATTTCATTAATATCTGTAATTTTAAATTTATGATTTTTAGCTTTTCTGCTAAACCAATTATTTTTACCTTTTCTAATATAAATCTTTAATTTATCTTCTTCTGTTATATCATATTTAACATCTAATATAATACCTTCATTTGTTTGTTTGAAACCTTCAATATGAATTGATCCATTATGTTCTTTATCATGACATTCTTTACAAATATTAACCAAATTATGTTTTTTATTTTTATGAAAATTCTCAAAATAACCATTATCATTACTAAAAGTTTGATAATTAATATGATGTGTATCTTCACTTTTATTTTTATTACAAATTTGACAAATATCCATAAATAATGATGAATTATAATTAGATGTTTTTGTTTCCACTAGTTTATTATTAATTCCTAATATTTCTTTTCTTATTTTTTCTGCGTTTGTCATAAAATTTAATGGCATATCCAATGATTTACAAACTTCAATTCCATAAATATTAGATCCCTGACCTTCTTTTAATTTCCTTTCATATATAATTTTATTATCATTTGTAATTTCTATATGCATATGATAAATCTTTAATTCTTCTCTATCTTTAATTAATGAGATTGTTGGCAATTCATGTAAATGACTTGTGAAAATAAATGATACTTTCTTATTTAATAATTCATTAATTGCCGCACTAACTATGCAAATACCTGAAATTGCCTCAGTACCTGAACAAATCTCATCACCAATAATTAAACTATATTTATCAGCTCTTTGAATAATATTTCGTAATTCTGTCATTTCTACAACAAAACTGCTCATTCCTTTATAAATATTATCATTTCCACAAATTCTGGTCATAATATGATTATATGGATAATATTTATAATTAATAGCTGGTACATACATTCCAGCTTGTGCCATAATTATAGATAATCCAATAGCCTTCATAAATGAACTTTTACCAGATGCATTAATTCCATATAATAAAATTCCATTCTGATTTAATTCAATATCATTGCCTATATATTCAACATCTGTTATAATTCTTTCTATAATAGGATGTCTTAAATTTTCAGCACTAATAAAAGAATTATCAGTTGTTAAATCAATTGTAGGTTTATAATAACAATATTCAACAGCATTTTTAGCATTACAACAAGTAATATCAATATCAATTAAATTTTTGATAACAATATCAATATTATCTTTTTCAGTTGTGAAAAAAGATAATAAGAAATCATAATATTTTAAAATAACAATTGAATTAATATCATTTTGAGTTTTTCTAATGATATTAGATGCATTAGTTATTTCTTGAGATGTTAATTTATAAGAATTATTAGTTGATAGAAGTTTCTTCTCAAATTTATTCATATATGTATTTTCTTTTTTTGCTGCATTCTCAAATCTTTTTTTAGTTATCATAATAAAATAACCATCACTTTCATTATAATCAATCTTACATAATGAATCATTAATATTACTAATTTTATTTGAAATATTAATGAGCTTATCATATGAATTTTTATATTTCAAATTCAAATCATCTAAGTCTTTATGAACTCCTTGATTAAAAATATTAGTTTTAATATCATTAGTATTATATTTAGAACATTCATCCAAATTTAAAATAGAATAACTAGAAATAATATTATTAGCATTTTCAATTAATTCGGGTTGAGTTAATTTAAAAACTTCAATAGCATTTTCTAATGAAGATGCAAAACTACCCCATTCGCAAGGTTGTAATTTTTTAAGATAAATTTTTTTTTTAATTCTTTCTAAATCATTAATATTTGTGAGAAATTTATTAATATCTTTATATTTTTCATTAATTAAATAATTTTCAATATTATTATATCTTTTAATTAATTCAAGTTTATTATTTGTTGGATTTAAAAATCTTTCTTTATATATACGAGAACCAAATGCAGTTTTGCAACGATTAAGAATATCAATTAAAGGTTTTTCATTATTATTATTAGAGATAATATTTAATTGAAGAGCACTATTAAATTCAATAGCTAAATTTTTAGAATTGTCAATCAATTCAGGAATTTGCAATTCTTTAATAATTTCATTATTATGTTCATATGCGAATTGGAGAAGACAACAGAAACTTAAACGACCCAATGAATATTTTTCTAAATTGAGATATTCAATAATAGATAACATTGATTTATTAATAAAAGATTTTTCTAAGATTTTATTTTGATAATCTATTTTTTTAATATTAGAACTTAACTCATAATCATCCCATTTTGGATGAATAAGAGAATTATTATTAATAATATTAAGAATTTGTTTTTTTGTATTATCATTTAATTTATCAGAAAGAATAAGAATTTCACATGGATTATAAATAGTTATTAATCTATATGTTTCATCTAATGTATATTGAGGGTCTGATTTTGAACTGGCATTTTCATATATAAATGAACGTCCAGTTGTTAAATCAACGCCAGTAATACCAACAATAAGAAGATTATCAATTTCTTCATAATAAAGAACCATAATATAATTACTTTTTTTAGAATTAATATTAATATTAGTAGCTGGACTTAAAATTTCTGTTATTTTTCTTTGAGGTTCAGGAGGTTCTGTTACTTGTTCAATTAAAACAATTGTATAATTATTTTGCAAAATTAATTGAATATATTTATTAATAACATAAACAGGAAATCCACACATAATAGGATTATTACGTGAAACTTCTAAAATTGATTTATTCTTTCTTGAAACTTGAATATTGCAAATATCAGCAATTTTATATAAATATCTTGAATTAACATCAATATCATATAATTCAAAAAATGATCCAACTTGAATTATAATTATTGTATTTTCTCCATATTTCTTGATATACTCATCAAGATAATTCAAATAATCATCAATAATCATTATATTTCATCTTATTTATATTAATAATCTTTATATAAAAATGATTATTTATAATAAATAATATATTAATCGTTTATTTATATTATTATCATTATCATTATCATTATCATTATCATTATCATTACATTCTAATGAACCATAGCAAATAGGAAAATGTGGACAATATGATTCAATGACTTTATTAGTTAAAAATTTTAATATTATTACTTGCTATTTTAGAGATAAAATTATTGTTAATATCAGTTTTATATATATGAAAAATATCTAATATCTATTATACTATCATCAACTTTTTTATCTAAAATAATTTTTATTAGCTATTATAAATTTTATTTCTTTTGTATTTTCATCTATATTATTTTCTTTTTTTTACTCAAACATTTTTTTAAGTAAATTTTTATATATATATTTCAAGTTTCTTTTATTTTACGTGATGTTATATGATTAATATTTTTATTAATGTTCCATTTATCATTTCTATTTTTAAAATAGAAATGACTGATATTTATTTTCCATTTAATACTTGTGAAGAACCGAATAAAAAAGATTGGATCGCTCAACCTATTAGTGCATTTATAAATTTTATAACTTGTTTAATATTAATTTATTTCTTTTTAAAAGCAAAGACATTAATAATAAGATTATTGATTTTGGCATTTATTTTATTTGAAATATTTCATACATTTTCACATATAAAACATATAGACGGGGCAATACAAAGTAATATCATACATGGTATATGGTATTTTCTATCATTTATGATTTTTATAGCAAGTATAAAAATAACAAAAAAATATCCTAATATTTATACAATCTTAATATTATTATTAATTATAATTATTGATATAAATCTATTTTTCCAACCAAATAAATTATATATGGTTTTTACAGCTTTAACATTACCTGTTGTTATTGTATTATCATATTATAATTTATATCCAATTTATATAAAAAAAGCTATACCATATTTAATAGGATTATTAATAATTCTTGGGATAGTTTTAATAAATGAAAAAATAAATTGTGAATATATGATGAAATATGCAAAATTACCATATCACGCAATAATAGAAATTATTGGTCTTATATTATTTATAACATTGGCATACGTCTTCCTACAAGCTGAGAAATATATTTAAAGATTATTTAGAGATTTCTTTAAATCATTTTATTTTTGAAAAAATAAAAAAGATACTTGATAATATTATATTAAGTTCATCTATAATTGTTAATGATGAAACAAAAGAGATATTATATTAGAAATTGATGATATTGGTGTTTAAAAATATTTAAAGATTATTTAGAAAGTTCTTTAAATATATTTTTAGGTATAATTATTTTCATTTAAAAATTTATCAATATCATTTAAAATTTTTTTTAATTTTTTCTGTTGTTTTTGTTGTTCTTTTTTTTGCTCTTGTTGTTGTTTCAAAGAACTAATTTTAATAATATAAGGGGTTTTATTGATAATATTAGATGGTTTCATAGTTGTAAATGAAGGTACATTTGAAATAAAATAATTTAATAATTCTTTATTTAAAATTTCCAACATAATATGATTAGTAAATTTATCATATTTAGATAATATATATTTAATATTAGTGATGATATTATATTCATTACTAGTATATTTATATTTATAACACTTTAATGCCATTAATAAAAAATAATAATCATTAATAATAGGTTTTTTAGTGGTCAATGGTTTAATTAATCCGAAATCCCATATTACCCATAAATAACCTTTATTTTCAAGATAATAATCTTGACCATAAATATTATAATGAAAATATCCTCCCGGTTTTATTTTATGATATAGAAAATTACCACCGTGAGTATCATTATGATAACAATTAGTATAATGATGAAAAAACATAATTGATATATAAATTTGAGTAATTGTATTTAATTTATCTTGATTTAATTTTGAAATTTCAAAATTAGAATTTAAATCACCTGATGCCAATTCATTTAATTGAATAAATAATGCTTTATTATTATTGATTAAATCAGGATAATATTTTTTATTTTTTTTTTCTTTTGCAATTGAATAATCATCTGAATTATTACTTTTTATATTTGAATTTATACATTTTAAATTGCCATAGGTAATAGGAAAATGAGGACATTTAAAATTAATAACAAGATCTGTTAATTTATTTAAAATATCTATTTCTTTTTTATTAGCTATATTTTGTTTTGTAATTTTAATAGCAAATTTATTTAATATATCAAATTTATTTATATTTTTAAATTTAAAATGTGATAAAAAAACAATTCCATATTTACTATCAGAACCTATTTTTTTATCTAAAATTATTTTATTTCCAATTCTATATATTGGATTTTTTGTTTTACTATCAATATTATATAATCTTACACAATTATTTTTTTCTTTTATTGTCATTAAATATTTTTTTATAATTAATAAATAATTTATGCGATCAATAATATTAGCAGATATTCTTTTAATATAAGGAGTAAATAATTTATATATTTTTTTATAAGCTTTAATTTTTTTTGAATTTGAAGATATTAATTTAGGAACAATTATTTTTTTATCATCTAAACATTTTTTAGCTAATTTTTTATATATAGCTCCAGTATTTTTAATTTTTCTTAATGTTTCAGGATTTATATTTTTATTTATTAACCACTTATTACAAATTTCAATATCATTCAATTTAACTTTTTTATTTAGCATTTCTATTTTTAAGAATTTATATTATTTTTTTATTACATTTCAATGAAAATAAAGAGATTTAAGGATATTAATAAAATTTCTTTATATATTTTTATAATTAATTTTTTCATTATTAGATAATTCAATTCCAATATCTATTTTATAATTATTAAGATTTATCATTTTTATAATTTCTTTGAATGTTCCATTTGCATCTTTAGCTTGAACAGACATATTTATTTCTGAATAAAAATGATAACCTTTATTTCCATTTTCATTTGTTAATTTTATATTAAAAGTTGTATTTTGTAATATAAATGATGCAGGCAAATATTTATAAATATCTATTAAAATTCTATTATATTTAATAGAATTTGATATAATTTCATTATCAGCATTTATATCAGTAATAATACAATAATTAATTTTAGAATTAGTTAAATTTTTATCTAATAATTCATCTAAAGTAATATAATTATATATAGGTGTTAAAACTAATTCATTATTAATAATTGCTTGATGATAATTATTTATATTTGGAATTCTTATGATATTATTCATATTTTATAAATATTAATAAAATTATAAATCAATTATTTTATATATAAAGATATTTTTTAGATTAAAAATAATATAAAAATGGTTTTTTATAATTATATAGAAATTGGAACATCTGATTTTGATACAGAAATTCAAAAAGAAAATAATAATTATGGCATTAGCATTGAACCAATAAAATATTATTATGATAAATTGCCTAATAAAGAAAATTCGATTAAATTAAATATGGCAATTAGTAATTATATTGGTAAATGTCATGTATATTATTTATCAGAAGATACTATAAAAAAATATAATTTTCCTGATTATATTAGAGGTTGTAATTGTATAAATAAATATCATCCAGAAGTTGTTATTACATGTAATAATAGAAATATAGATATTAATACTATTTATGAAAAACAAGAAGTTGATGTAACTACTGTATATCAAATAATGATTAATAATAATATTGATGGAGTATATTATTTAAAAATAGATACAGAAGGACATGATACAGTTATTCTTAAACATTTTTATGAAGAAAATAAAAATAAATTATTTTTACCTCATATAATTAGATTTGAAAGTAATCATTTAACAGATAATAATTTAATTATAGATACTATAATTTTATATTCAAATATTGGATATGATTTTATATCTAGAACAATAGATGATGTAGTATTAAAATTAAATTTAACAAAAATAAAAAATAAAACAACTTTTACAACTGGACTTAAAAATTATTATATAAATGACCATCCACCAAATTATGATTTAAATAATTTACCTCATGAGAATACATTAGAATCAGCTAAAGAATATTGTATTAAAAATAATTATTCAGGCGTAACATATCAATATAATATATATCAAGTTAGAATTGGAACTTATTTAATTCATTATGAAAATACAGAAAATATTGATTTATGTACTTGGGTTTATATTTAAAGAAATTATTTTTTAGAGTTATCCATTTCTTTTTTTGCAATATAACATTTAATATCATCATCTTTTGCCATAATCTCTAAATAATAATAGATTTAAGGATTATTTTTGAAAATCTTTAAATAATATTAATGATAATGGAGTTTAAGAAATTAATGATATTAATGAAATAATATGGATATTGAAACTTTTTATAATACAATTGCATATGAATTTGATATAACAAGGGTTCGTCTTTGGGATTGTGTTAAAAATTATTTAGATACATTTGAAACAAATTCATATATATTAGATATTGGTAGTGGAAACGGGAAATACATGACTTATAGAGATGATTTAATTATGAAAGGAATTGATATTTCAATTGAATTAGTTAAAATATGTAATAAAAAAAATTTAGATGTTATTCATGGAAATATGATAAATTTACCATTTGAAGATAATATTTTTGATGGATTATTATGTGTTGCTGCTTATCATCATTTAGATAATGAAATTGATAGAAAAAAAACATTGGAAGAAATGTATCGAGTTTTGAAATTTGGTGGAAAAGGATTTATAGAAGTTTGGGCAATTGAACAAAATGACAATTCAAATAAGAATACATCCGAATTTAAGAAAAATAATAATTTAGTTAGATGGAAATCAATGAAAACAAATGAAATTTATTATAGATATTATAATATTTATTCAAAAAATGAATTAATGGAAGAGATTATAAGATTAAAACCAGAATTTAAAATAAAAAACTTTGGATATGAAAAAGGTATAATAAATATATAATACCTTTAAAAACGGGAATTCGTCATTTTTCCCATCTTGAAAAAGAAAAGTTAGGCGATTAAACCAATTATTTATATTTTATAATAAATAATTTTTGTGGGCAAATTTATAATTGTTCTTTAATAATTATAAAGGTTTAATAGGCTTATGATGACGGCAATTATTATATAATATTAGAAAAATAATTATATTAAATTAAATTAAATTAAGATTTTTATTAATTTTGATAATATTGATATAATTTTGAATAGAATATTTATTTTTCTTTTTATAATTATTTTTTTCATGAAGATAATCAAGATATTGTTTAACTGATTTATAACAATTAGCAATTTCGCATTTATGCATATTAATATTTTCAATAGAATTTAAATAATCAGAATCTAATTTATCCATAATTTTTATATATTCATTTCTTGTTTTAATTATACCATTTATATAATCATTAGTTATTTTATTTGTCATTGCAAACCATACATCTTTTATATTTTTTCTTTTTTTAAATTCATTATTACATTTTTTAATATAACATTCATAAGTAGTCATCAATATTATTTTATTTTATTATTCTAATTATTTATAAAGATATTTAAAGATATTTTAAAGTTATCTTTAAATAAAAATTGATATATGATTAATATAAAATATCATTATTATAATGGAAATTGATTTAAAAAAACTTAATGAAAATGAATTAATTCAAATATGTATAGATAAAGGAATTACTTATCAAAATTTAAAAACAAAAAAACCTTATGCAAAAACAACTCTTATATCTTATATTAAAAAATTTAATAATGATAATAAAGAAATTAATGAAGAAATCAAAGAAGAAATCAAAGAAGAAATCAAAGAAGTTATTGAATATAAGAATGAAATCATTTGGAAATTAACAGATGAAGATAAAAAAAGAAATGATGAATATAATGAAATTGAACAAAAATTAATTCAATGTATTAAATCGTGCCATGACATTTTATATTCAAATGGTTCAATTACAGGTTTAAAAGCTAGTAATGATATTATTAAAATTATAATTTGCAGATTATTTAATATCATATATAAAAAAGATGAAATAAAACAAATTATTTCTAGTAAAATCTCAAAAGAAGATATTGAAAAATATGAAAAATATTTAATTGATATTAGAGAATTTACTAAAATAAATGATAGAGAAATTTATAATCAAATACAGTTATTTATTTTAAAAATATTTGTATGTATTTTTCCTAATATATTTACTAAGGATGATGTTAATTTTAATAGTAAAAATAATACACATAATTTTACTAAAATTATTAATAAAATTTGTGATTTGATTGATATTAATACAGATGATTATCATTTATTTATTAATTTATTTGCTGAAACTGGTGGAAATATGTATGAATATTTCACAAATTCATATGGTAAAGGTTCGACGTCAAAAGAACTAGGACAATTCTTCACACCATTCAAACTTATCAATCTTATTTTATATAATATTAAAGATTTAATTGAAATTGATAATGATAATGATTATACTTTATATGATCCGTGTTGTGGTTCAGGTGGATTATTGAATAGAACTGCATCTTTTCTCAATATTAATAGAAATAATATTTATGGATGCGAGATTGAATCAGATACAACTAAATATGCATTAGCATCATTATTAGTAAATAATAATTCTTTAAAAATAAATATTTTAAATAAATGTTCTTTAACTAATAATAATTATTTATTTGAAGATAAGAAATTTGATTTAATTTTAACTAATCCACCATTTGGAACAAAAATGACTTATAAAGAATTAGAAATAAAATTTAATGATTATAAAAATAATAATTATAAAGATTTAGAAATAAAATTTCAAGATATATATCCTATTAATACAAATAATGGAGCATGTCTATTTATTCAACATGTCATTTATATGTTAAAAGATAATGGAATTTGTGGTATAGTTTTACCTGATGGGAATGAATTAGTAAGTAAGAGTTATTATAATATCAGGAAATATTTAATTAATAATTGTAAAATTATTAAAGTAATTAATGTAAGTGGAGGAACATTCGGTTCAACAGGTGTTAAAACAAAAGTTATTATTTTTAAGAAACAAAAAGGAGTTAATAATGATAAAAATATTGATTTTCTGGAAATCAATAAAAATTGTGATGAACTTAAATTAATTGCAGTTGCTGATTTAGATAATAATTATAGTTTTAGATTAAAAGTTAATCAAGACTTTATTTTAAATTGAATTCGGTCAAATGTTTGATTTAATTAAAGGTTCAATACAATCATCAAAAGTTGTTGATGATACTGATGGTAATATTATGTTTATAAGTAAAGCAGAAATTATAGAAGAAACAAGAAAAATTAAATATGAATTATATAATACAAATGCATTATATATAGCACAAGCATTTAATGGAAATGGTAAATGCCCTATTCGATATTATAAAAATAATAGTATTCATAGTAATTTATTATATCATATTAAAATTAAAGAAGAGTTTAATGATAAAATAAATATTAAATATATTTATTATTATTTATTAGAAAAACAAAATTATATTGAAGAAAATTATCAATTAGGATGTGCAAATAAATCATTAGATGTAGAAGAATTTAATTTAATGAAAATACCAATACCATCAATTGAAATTCAAAATAAAAAAGTTGATGATATTGATAAATTAGAAGATTCTATTGAAACTATAAAATTAAGAACAGAACAAATTAAAAACGAACAAAATTATATTCTTAATTCAATAATTTCAATAGAAAGCGATAATATTCAATATAAAATGTTAGGTGAGATTGCATCTATTAATATTGGTGGAACTCCTAAAAGAGATAATTTAGAATATTATAATAATGGTAATAATTTATGGGTTTCTATTAGAGAATTAAATAATAATATTATTTATGATACAAAAGAAAAAATAACTGATTTAGGAGTTAAAAATAGCAATGTTAAATTATTACCTATTAATACTATATTATTTGCATTTAAATTAAGTATTGGAAAAATAGGAATTGCAGGTGTACCTTTATATACAAATGAAGCAATTGCTGGAATAAATACGAATGATGATACTATTATTATTAATAAATATTTATATTATTATTTATATAATACAGATTTTAAAGATTTAGCATCTGGGATATTAGGAAATGTTGGTTCATTAAATAAAAAAATATTAGAAGATTTAAAAATACCAATACCATCAATTGAAAAGCAAAAAGAGATTATTGATATTCTGGATGGAATTAATAATAGAATAAATGAAGATATTAAATATATTGAAGTATTGAAAAAATTAATATCCAAATCAATATGAATAATAATCTGATCTTTTACCTCCATAAAATATCCATAAACTCATTTTTGGTATTTTTTCATCATTTTCATTTAAATATTTTACTTTATCAGAATCATCTATTATATAATTTATTATGAAATAATCATCATAACTTTTAATGACTTCTATACATTCATTTTTGTTATAATAATAAGGGCATTCACTCTCATTATTATATGTATCTCTAAAATTGAAACTATCATTTTCCAATAATTCATTTATATCTGGTAGATTAATATTTTTATTTTCTTTTGAATATAAATTATAATCTTCAATAGTATGAATATTATTTCTTTTGAGTTGTATTATTACTTTTGAAATTGTCCAATCATTTGATTTAGCTATAATATTATGTTTCATTGTATTTATTGGTGATTTAACATCAATATCTTCTATAATATGATATGAATTATCATCCATAATTAATTGAATTTCATTTTCTATTTTCAATTCTTTATTAGTTTCTAAAACTAATTTATAACTTTTGATATTATCATATTCTAATTCTATATCTATTAATAAATATTTTAATACATTCTCAATTTTCTTATAATTACGTCCAATATCATTATTAGAATTTGTAGGAAGTATTATTCTTAATTTTTTATCTCCATTAAGTCTTGTTCCACGTCCAATAGATTGAATAATATCTTTATAAGATAATTTATAATCAGTAAAATAAATGATATCAATATTTTTATTATCATATCCAATTGAATATTTAGCAACTACATATCCTAATGCTTTTTGTTCATTATTAACTTCATTTTCAAAATTACTAATTTCATTATAATAATCAATATTTCCAATGTCTTTTTTAATCTTCTTAATAATTTTTAAATCTTCTTTATTATTATCATCATTATCATTATTATCTTTATTATCTTTATCTTTATCTTTATTATTATTATTATTATTTAAAATTTCTTTTTTGATAAATTCTTCATTAATTAGAAGATATGGTTTAATATCAATTTTGCCATCATTGAAATCTTTTAAATGGTGTAAATAGGATAAATAAGCACTATTGCAAGTATTATGAAAACTAAACCCTAATTTTCTTTCTTGATTATGTTTATTGAATGTATTGAAAATAAGTGAATTATATTCAATTCTTTCCATTTCAATTTCTTTATCAAAAATCTCAACTTCAATATCACATAAATATTTATTTTTAAGTTCTTTAAATTTGATAGGTTCATATAATTTACCATAATATTTTTCATTATTAATAATTAAATCTTTATTAGGGCTTGCAGTTGTAAATAAACGATATTTAATATAATTATTATCATTAATAAAGAATTGTTTCATTTTTGCATTTTCATCTTTAGTATCATTAATAGAAATAGAAACCCAATTATCTAAAGCCCAATGAGATTCATCGAACCATATAAATATATCTTTAATATTATTTTTAATAATAAGATTATAAACATTTTTATAGGATTGATAACAATAAGAATAAATATTATATTGAAAATCATGTTCATTTAGAATATCTAAATATTTATTGCTAATATTTTGATTTTTAATTGTTATTCTTGGTGAAAAGATTATTATATTTAAGGGTTTAATATTAGAAATGACATTAATTGCAATTTTAGATTTACCAGCTCCAGTTGCTAAATGTAAATATGATTTATTATTTATTTTTAATTGTTCAGTAATATGAGCAATTGCTTGAATTTGATAATCTCTTAAAGTTTCTTTATTAATAATACCAATATAAAATTTAAGAAATTTATTAATAATATTATTTTTATCTCTATTAATTCTTTTTAATTCATCTTCAGTTTTAGATATAAAATCTATTTTATTTTCAATAAGAAATGTTTCAATAAGATTTATAATACATCTATCATAAAATTCGGTACCACCATCAAAATAAATATTAAGATGTTTAAAATCTTTTTTGAAGAGATTATCAATTATTTTTAATTTTTGTGGATTAACATTTAATTCATAAATTTTAATATAAAAACCTCTATATAATTCACCTGTTATATAACTATTGCTCCTATCTTTTATAGAAGTAGTTATACCAACTTTAAAAATATTTTCAGAATTATACCAAATATTATCCCTAATATAGATATAACTTTTATTTAAAGACATTAATAAATATTCTTTATATCAATATAATCAATTTTTATTAATAAGACATTAATTTATTAATGATTTCAATTCCATTTTCTTTAAGATTGCGAAAATGATGATAATTGATATAATTAAAAAATAAATAATGACTTGCAAAAAATAAAAATAATAATACTATCCAATAATATATATTATTTTTATTATAAGATATTTTATCTACAATAAATATTATAAATAATAATGATAATGATAAAATATAAGATCTACGCCATACACCTGCCTTTTCGTGATAAGATACAATACTTATCAATCTTTTTTTTAATATTTCCTTAGTATCTCCATCCTCCATTTTAGTATTTATTACATATACACTATTATTATCATCACATTGTTTAGCTATTGAAAATCTATAACATCCTAATTCTTCTCTTTCTTTTAGAATTGCATAAAGAAATATAATTATAATTATTATGATAATAAATATTTCAATAATTGAAATCATTAATATATCTATAATAATATCATAATTATTTTTGTATAAAATTATAATAATTATATTAAAAAATGATTTTAACATTTTATATTATTTAATCAAATCATGTTGAACATTACTATTACTATTGCTATTGTAATTATTGTAATTGTTTTTATTCGTGCTACAAGAAAAGACAATTTTGAAACTGTTATTGATATCTTTGATACGTCAGATGATATTGCATTTATCAGTTCTAAATTGAATGATTACATCAAGAGCAATTGTTATGCAAAGGGCAAGCATTTTCTTATGTTTTCTATTATTCGTTCTTTGACTAGCAAAAAGAGAATAGAACAAATAAAAGCAATGAGGAGAAATTTTATTAACAATGATATTACACTTACAATGGATATTATTGCTGATGAAGTTGCGAATATTGAAGATAATATAATCACTTATCGCAGTGATTTAAATTCTAAGTTATTCAAGATCCTGCAATTGGACAACAGCATTGAAAATATTGTTTGATTGAAACATCATATAAAGTTCAAAAATCTTCAATTGAAGGTTTTTGTTCTTTTTATTTAAAAAACATTATAAACATAATAATATTAATAATAATAATAATGAATAGTCTTATTAAATATTTTTTTGGCGTAATGAAAGAACAAACGACAAATAGCAAAAATAATGATAATGATAATGATAATGATAATGATAATGATAATGATTTAGATTATAGAAAGATTAAGAATTATTTAAGAAAACATTCATCAACAATTGCAGACGATGAAAAAATGCGTATGAAACTTCAAAGATTATTTTATTATGATATTGATGGTGGTATCCCAATTGCTATTTTAAAACCAGAAGATGAAGCTTATAATAATAATAATTTTCCATATTATTTTCAAAATAAGAAAAGAAAAGAAATTATTGATATTTATAATAAAGAAGTTAAAACAAAATATTTCATTAAGATTTATAATAAAAATGAATTAAATGATTATGATATTAAAGAAAATATTTATTTGGATATTTCATTAAAAACATATAGACCTGTATATAATGAAAATTGGAAAAAAATAAGTGAAGAAATTAATGAAGTTGCATTTGATAAACAAAAGAGTTTTTATGCGGATTATTTAAGATATTATATGAAATATAAGAATTTTCCATCATTTGAAGAATTTGCCAAATTTATTTATGATAGATATCAAATGCCAGTTCATAAAGATATTAGAATTGTTTTTAAAAATATTGATAAATCTTATGAAACAGTTAGAAATTATATTAGAGATAATAATATTAAATATAATGAAGTAAGTAGAATTATTAAACTATCAACAAAAATATCTAATAGAATTATGATTGAAAAAAATTGATTATTATTTATAATCAAACTTTTATATTAAATAAACAATCAAATGGCTCAAGACGATATTTTATATAAATCTATTTATAATTTCATTTATAAATTCTCTGATTATGATACAATCAAAAATAATGAAGATCGATTAATTAGTATTATTAGTAAGAATTCAACATATTTGAAAACTACTATTAAAAGTTATATTAATAATAATTATAATGATAATTATATAAATATCAATAATATATTCAGAGATAGACAATTAAAGAAACTTATTAAAGGTCAGATTGTATATGATGAAATGTTAAATTTAATTGAAAAGAAAAATGAAGAGATTGCGGAATTAAAAAGAAAATTAGAACTTAAAGAATAAATTTATTTTTGTATTAATCAAATAAAAAAAATTGATAAAAATGATTATATAATGATAATAATTATTTTATGTCTACACAAATAGCAACACCCACTTTTTCATTTGATGAGAGCAAGTTTATTTACAAGTTTGTGCGCGATTATCATACAGAAACTGATTTTGATTTAGATGCATCATTTCGTGAATATTTTCAAAATTTCATTGAGTCTAATTCAGATGATTATAATATGTATGTTTATCATCGTCTTCGTATAAAATTCAAAATTCGACCAGACCAAGTAGATATCACCGTTCGCGATTATTTGTATGAGAAATTATATGAAATAATCTCAAAAGGGATGAATATTTAATTGAAGATATTTAAGTATTATTGGAATATAGAAAACAAAAACTATTTTTTGTTTTTATATAATATCAGAATTTAAATGATTATAAATATATTTTTGTTTTATTTAGAATAAAACCGCGACAAATATAACAATTATTAGTTTTATCAATACAATCAGAACAATAAGTATGACCACATGGAACACAGCAATGAGAGATAGTATTATCTAAACAAATTGAACATTTATTAATTTCATCATTTTTATCTTTAAGAACATTAATATCAATATCTTTAATTATTAATATTGATTCCAGACTTTCAATAATATCTTTTTTTTCATCTAATTTTATTTTAAGATCATCAATATCTTTATTTTTAGATTCCAATTTTATTTTAAGGGAGCTAATAACTTCATTTTTATATACTATTATTGAACGTTGCCTTTGAATAATATTTTTTTTTTCATTTAAATCTCTTCTGAGATCAACAATATCTTCTTTTTCTAATTCTAATAATATTTCATCAATGGTATCAATATTCTTTTTTATATCTAATTTTTTTCTGAGTTCATTAATATCTTTATTTTTTTGTTCTAATTCTTTTTTGAGCTCATTAATATCTTCTTTTTGTTCTAATTCTTTTTTGAGATCATTAATATCTTTATCTTTTTGCTCTAATTCTATTTTGAGAGATAAATTAAGACTTTTATATTTTTCTAATTCTTTACTTAAATTATTATAATATGAATAAGTTGTTATTGCTTTATTGCATGGAATAGATGCAACATAAGATAAGTCTTGTAAAAATATCTTTATATTAGATTCAGACATTTATATTAAAAAAATTAATAATCAAAATAATTCATTTTTTAATTTTTTTATTTTTATTTAACTACAATATTATAATTTCTTTAAATAAAAATAATCAAAAATTAATATCAATGATATTTGAAATCTATAATAGAAGAAATGAAGCAGTTAAAGCATTATTAAGTAATTTATATAGCATTTTAGTAATATTAACTAATAGTTTTTTTGAAAATGATTTTAATAAATCAATTGAATATGAAGTAATATTAACGGAATCATTGCAATCACTAAAAAAAATAAAACAAATAATTGTTTATATATTTTATATATGTTGAAAGATATTATTAATTATTTTTTATAATTTCATATGATTTTTTTATAATAATAATAATTTTAAAAATATTATATAAATTAAATATATAATTACTGTCATATAAATCTTTAAAATCATTAATTATTTCAGATAAAATAAATACTACTATTATATCATATAATTTTTTAATAATAATTTTAAATATATTATATAAATCTTTAAAATAATTAATTATTTTATATGATTTTTTATCATCATTATCTCCATTAATATCTTCATTTTTATTTTCTAATATTAATGCTAATAATGATGATAAATATGATGATAATGATGATAAATTAAATATTAATACTAAATATATAATATAAAATATATAATATATATTATATATTATTACTTTAAAATATTTAATAATATTAATAATAAATAAATAAATTTCTATAAGACATATTATATATATGTATAATATAAAATAAATAATAGTTGAAAATAAGATATCAATTAATATTAATGATATAAATGAATAATTTTTATACTTATTATTTATGTATATAATATTAATAATAGTTAATGAAATAGTTATAATATTATGGTGTAATGGGTTTGAAGTGATTAAATCTTTAAATATTTTTTTCAGCAATGATGCTAATAAATAACTCATTATTAAAAATGATTTAAAGATTTGAATTAAAATTCTTAAATCATTTTTTTTTAAAATTTAAGAAAACAAAAAAATAATAATCATAGATATATTTTAATTTTATTATGAATAATACCACGGCAAATATAGCAATTATTACTTTCATTAATACAATCAGAACAATAAGTATGACCACATGGAACACAACAATGAGAGATAGTATTATCTAGACAAATTGAACATTTATTCGTTTCATCATTTTTAATAGTTAAATCATTAATAATTTTATTTTTGTCTTCTAATTGTAATTTGAGGGCATTAATATCTTTAATATTTGCTCTATATTGTATTTTGTAATTATTAATATATTTTGTTTGATTATCAATAATTTTATTTTTGTCTTCTAATTGTAATTTGAGGGCATCAATAATATTTTGTCTAATTTCTAATAATTCTTGTTCATAAATAAATCCATTTTTAGATTGTAATTGTATTTTTAGATCATTAATATCTTTAATATTTGCTTTATATTGTATTTTTAGTTCATTAATATATTTTGTTTGATTATCAATAATTTTATTTTTGTCTTCTAATTGTAATTTGAGGGAATTAATATCATCCTTTTTATTTTTTAATGAGAATGATAATAATGATAATAATGATGATAATGATGATAAAATAATATTAATAATTTTAATAATTTTAATAATAAATAAATAAATTTTTATAAGACATTTTATAAATATATATGATATAATATTAATTAATATCAATGGTATAATTCTAATTATATTTGATTTATACTTATTATTTATGTATATTAATGATATAATATTAATAATAGTTAATGAAATAGTTATAATATTATGGTGTAATGGGTTTGAAGTCATTAAATCTTTAAATATTTTTTTCAGCAATGATGCTAATAAATAACTCATTATTGAAAATGATTTAAAGATTTGAATTAAAATTCTTAAATCATTTTTTTTTAAATTTAAGAAAACAAAAAATAATATTTATAAATATATTTTAATATTATTATGAATATTACTACGGCAAATATAGCAATTATTACTTTCATTAATACAATTATAACAATAAGTATGACCACATGGAGTGCAACAATGAGAAATAGTATTATTTAAACAAATGGAGCATTTATTAATTTCATCATTTTTATTTCTGAGATTATTAATATCTTTATTTTTATTTAATAATAGTAATCTTTGTTCATTAATAATATTATTTTTATTTTCTAAATCTTTTTTGAGATCATTAATATCTTTATTTTTATTTTCTAATTGTATATGAAAATCATTTTCATTATCTGCTATTTTTAATATTAAATCATGAATAATTTTTTCATTATTTTCTAATTCTTTTACATTAGAAAATAATAAATTATATATAATATTATTAAATCTTGCGAATGGTCTAAATAATGCATTATTAATAAGACTTGATTCATAACTTCTTTCATTATTCATTCTCAAAAATGATTTAAAGATTTGAATTATTATTTTTAAATCATTTTTTTTAAATTTAATAAAACAAAAAAATCATATTTATAATCATAAATATAATTTAATCTTATTGCGAATATTACCGCGGCAAATATAGCAATTATTACTTTCATTAATGCAATCATAACAATAAGTATGACCACACGGAACACAACAATGAGAGATAGTATTATCTATACAAATTGAACATTTATTAATTTCATTAATAATTTTATTTTTTTCTTCTAATTTTATTTTGAGATCACTAATAATATTATTTCTATTTATAATCATTCTACGTGAATAAAAAGGCTTTTCAAATTCAGATATTATTTTGGTTTTATCTTCTATTATTTTATGTTGTGTATCAATAACAGTTAATAAGCTTTTATACTGTTTAATAATTTTATTAGCATTAATACAATTTATAATAAGATTTATAGGAACTGTTATTATTTTTTCATATGTAAAAGTATTTATAATAAATAATAATAATATGCTCAATATAATATTAATATTTAGTAATATTAAGTATAATATTATTATAACAAATGCAGAAATTATTTTTTTAGTTAAAGATAAATTATGAAATTGAATTTGGTCATACATTATTTATGAATAAAAAAAATAAAATTATTATCATTTTTTATAAAAATAATTTAATCTTATTGCGAATAATACCACGGCAAATATAGCAATTATTGGTTTTATTAATACAATAAGAACAATAGGTATGACCACAAGGAATGCAACAATGAGAGATAGTATTATCTATACAAATTGAACATTTATTAATTTCATTATTTTTAATAGTTAAATCATTAATAATTTTATTTTTGTCTTCTAATTGTAGTTTGAGAGCATTAATAATATTTTGTCTAATTTCTAATAATTTTGGAGAATAATGCATTATTTCTAAATCATTTATAATTTTATTTTGAATTTTATTTTGTTCGATTATTTTATTGATATTAATAATATTCTTAATACCATTGAAAATTATGAATATAATATATTTACTATAATTAAATATTATTACTAACATTGATTTAATTTTATAAATAATATTAATAATAATATTTATTGTAATTATTATAATTATAATATAACTATTTAAAGTATCAGTTAAAATATCTTCATATATATATAAATTATCATCATTATTTAATATAAAATCTCTAAAAGTTTCTGCAAAAGTTTCTCTAATAAATTTATTAATAATTTTTAGTATAAATATTAAAATTTTAATAGGTAAAGCTATATAAATAAAGCAATATAAATATAATACCAAATCTATTAAAATAATACCAAATTTAAAAGAAATATAGATAATAATATAAATTGATGCAAATATTGATGAAATTATTTTTTCGCATAAATGCAAATGATCATATTCATCACTTGTAAAAAGATTTATAATTTCATAAATAAATAAAGAGACATTATGAATGACAGTTAGATATTTATTATATATATATAAAATAAATAATAAATCAAATATATTATTATAGTATATGAAATATATGAAATAGATTATAAATATTATAGGTGAAATTGAATATAACATTGAAGATAAGATTGAATATTATAATAAAATTATTATCATTTTTTATAAATATTTTCACAATCACTCCAACCATAATTAAACAATTTTCGAGAAGTATTTTTATCTAAATAAAAATAATCTTTATATTCAAATTTTCTATTTGCCATTCGTTTGTGTATATAAATACTTTTTTCACATTTATCAACACAATCAAAATGATGTAAATTTCTAAAAATGCCACCATCGATATAATTATTATTTTTATATTTCAATGAAAATGTTTTACCACTAATATAGGGAATATATGAACTACAAATGCAAATATCTAATAAATCTTCGAGATTTGAGAATTTATTTATTTTTTCATTAATAATTTTTAAATTATTAATTCTTGATACTACAACAGAAATAGGAATATTATTTATATCAACATTTTTATAATTATTTATAATATTATATTTAATAAGTTGTTGAAATTCTTCTAAATTCTTATTTATTTTAACATTATAATTATTATTAAGATTATTATTATTATAATTATTACCAATTAATTTATCCCATAATTTATCGTGATTACTCATATCATTTTCAAGGTGATATATAACAGATGCGAATGAACCACCTGAAATACCTGTTAAATGATAATCACAAATATTTAAATTTTTCTTAATATATGCTAATGCACCAATACTATATGGAATAAGTAATCCAGTTGTACCAATATTTATATTAATTATTGAAAAAGATTGCATAATTTGATTTAATAATATAAATAAATATAAAATTCTCATTATCTATTTATAAGTTCTAATAATAAAAAAATATTTAAAGAAATCTTTAAATAATCTTTAAATCTATTTGTGGTTATTATTATAAAAACTTAATTTAGAGTTTAAGAATTGTAATTATCTGATAATAGTGATGATTATATTATTAATTATGAATAGAGAAATAAACAAAATTTATTAATTATAAAAATATAATAATAGAAATAATTGAACTTGAAATTGTTAGTCATTACAAATTCTGATGTCAATGATATTTATTTCATTTACTAATTCGAATAAATTATTGATTTCTTTCTTATGAGCTTCAATATTTTCTTTAATACTTCTCAAATCATTAATAGTTAAAGTAATATTAAGTAGATTTTTTTCCATAATAATTTTATTGATAAGTTCATTTTTATAATTGATAAGTAAATTTATTTTAACATCTTTTATAATATTTTTTCTTTTATTTTCGATAAAACGATTAATATCTTCATCATCATTAAATTCGCATTTATTTTTAATATAAATATCTATAATAATATTTATAATATCATTGATTTCAATAAATGAATATTTATCTTTATTTGCAATTAAATCTTTTTTCATTGTCTTAATAACTTTAAGTATTTCATCATTTGTCGAATGTTTTTTTAATGGTTCTTTTTTCTCTGTATTATCATTTGAAAAATTATAATAAACAAGTATTCCAAATATAAAACCAATAATCATTATAGACAAATATCCACATAAATGCATAATAATACTATAAATTGAGACATTAGACATTATCTTATTAATTTATGCCATTTTTGAATTAATAATTTATCATTTTTTATTTAAGGATTTTATGCAAATTTCTTTATATTTAAATGGTTTTTTATGATTATATTGATATTGGCATAGATGATAATAATAATGACAATGACAATAACAAAAAAGGAATAATCATAGAACCTATTAATTATCGTTTAATTAAAATAAGAAATAAAAAAAATTGCATTAAATTGAATATGATTATTAGTGATTATGAAGGCAAATCAAAAAATTATTTAGGTGAAGATGATATATACACTACAACATTATATCAAATTATGCTAAATTTTAATATTGACGGTGTCTATAATTTAAATCTAAATTTATATAAAGATAATTTTAAATTGCTTAAATTCTTTTTTGAAGAGAATAAAAATGATGCATATTTGCCTCATAATATTTTATGTAAATATGAGGATATATCATTGTTCTCAACGTATTATGATTATTATGATCTAGTATTTGAAAATCATTATTATAAATTAAAATTAAATTTAGAAAAAATAAAAAATAAAAATAAACAAAAATGACAAAAGTGCAAAAAGTCAGCAACTAACATTCGGTCTTTATTCATTTAGGTTTCAGCGATTCCGACTCAGGTTTTTTAAGACCCTTATCATCTTAGCCCATACACATTTTCATATGTACTTTGATCATTCTCAAACTTTCAAATCATTATAAATTCCTTTTATTATTGCTATCTTAATGCGTGAATTTTTTTATAATAATTAATTATCATTTTTTATTAATAATTATAAATATTAATACAAAAATAAAATCATTATAAACTTCTTTCATTAACAACAATAATTGCTAATTGCGGCTATTATGCCTAATATTTTTTTTAAATAATATATTAATTCATTATTATTTAAAAAAATAATACATATATATAATAAATGATGAATTTTAATAAAATGGTTATTTTAACAATGTCAAATACGCTAATAACGGTTTATATAACTAATCATATTTGGAATATATTATTAAATATACAAAAATAATTATTATTGTTAATTTTAATTATTATAATGAATAAGATAAATCTCATTTTGCGCACTATTAACAATTACAATAAGTGATTTTGGATTTTCTCTTATAGATTTAATTTGAGATGATTTTGGAGCATATAAATCTTTATAATCCATATAAGTTTCATTTTTAATAGCTTCTTTAAGTTTTGCATATCCATTCATTTTACTATTATAAGTTAATTTGCAAATATTTTTATATTGTTCATAATCATCAAGATAATTTTTAGATTTCAATATTTTTTTTAATTCATTTTCATGATATACTTCTTTTTGATTTGCATTTAATATTAAATTATTTCTAATATCAGGTATATCATTAATAACTTTAATATTATTTATATTATGTCCATTATTTATATCAGTACTTATATCAATACCAGTACCAATACCAGAACCAGTACCAGTAGTAATATAAGTACTTATATCATCACAAATATAAGGTTTTAGATTATAATTAATATCTTTATCATTAATTATTTTTTTATTATTTTTAATTTTATATAATTCTTTTTCATGTTCCAAATCTATTTTTAATATATAAGTTGCTACAATATCTAAATTTGTATAAATAATTATATTTCTATTACTATTATCATAATATCCACAAGCTCTTCCTAAAAAACCCTGAATAATTGTTGTTTCATTTTGATAAGTGTCTGCTTTTCTTTCATATAAAATACCAATATAAGTTTTATTTATGGTATATGAACATCTTATTTTTTCTTTGATAATAATAATTGTATGTTTATTAGGTTTATTATCTAAATATAAATCATTTAAATCTTCATTTGTATCAATTTCATTATCTATAAAATAATTCCTAACTAAAAATTTATCATTATCATTATTAAAAACTCTATTAATATTATTAATAGTTTCACAAGTATTTGTATGAACTCTTAATAAATGATATTTGAAATTATTTCCATATTTAATTTGAATTGTTTGTTTAATTTCTATAACATTTTTTATATCTGTCAAAGATTTATATTCATATATTTGATTATTATCTAATAATTTTTTAATACCAATATAATTATCTGGTGATTTTATTATAGAAACATTATAATTAGTTTCATCCCATTTATATAATTCAGATAATGCAATATCAGGTGTTGCAGATATTTGAATAATCTTAATATTTCTTTCAATTAAATTTTTAATACTCAATAAACCACAATTTAAAAATGTTTTTCCAATTTCATTTTTGAGTTCAGTTGCAATATGAACTTCGTCTAAAAATATTATCATATCATTTAATGTTTTTAATGATTCGGCAAATTTTCCAATTGTATTTCTATGAAAAATATTAGGTTTAATCATATCAATAAACCGTTCTTTTGTTTGTTTAACCCATTCACACGACGATAAACCAGTTAAAATAAACATATTTAAGGGATTAATATTATCATTTTTGACAAATTCATAAGTTAAAGCTTGAATAATTCCTGTTTTACCCATTTGAGTTTCTGCAACAATTAAAGATAATATCTTTTTATCACAATCAATATCATAAAAATCTTTATAAATTTTCTTAGCTTGTTCAAATTGATATGGAGTAATAAATTTTCCATCCAATTCTTTTAAGGTTTTTTCATTTTCTTCAAAATTATGTAAATAAATATTTTGATTTGTTATTTTAGAAACCATTAAAATATAAATAAATTTTTAATTATAAATTTCATTTTTTTAATTATAGATATTTATGCAAAAAAAAATTATTTAGATGAGTTTCTAATAAAAATGATTAAGAAACTAAACAAAAAGAAATGAAAATCCAAAATATATAAGTTAAAATGGAATTTATTTCAGTTGATAAAAATTCTATTATTGTTAATGCATACGGTTCTTTACACACCAAAGCGCAGCAACAAGAAGTACAACAAAAAGGATATAAGACAAAAATAATAATGTCTTATATATCTTTTTTAAAAATCAGATAAAAACGAGGAGGTATAATATGATACGTTCGATATTTTGGATACAATCGTTAATAATTGTTTGGTCAAATTCGCCATTAATCATATCATCATAAATTTTCTTAATATCACTTTTTAAATCGATGAAAGAATCATTTGAAATATATAAAGAAATATTTTTGGAATGTTTGTTTATTTTTCTGTGAAATCTCTCAAGATTTTGATTATTATGATAATTGACAATAATAGACTTCAAATTAAATGCTAATTGATGCTTAGTAATCATTGGATTATCTATAAAATTTATATTATCATTTATAAATATCATTTTTTTATAAATATTCTTTATAATTAATATTTATTTGTAATTTAATATTTGATTATAAATAAAAAAATGAAATATTTTTTATAATTTATAATTACAATGTTCGGAAAATCATTGATTAGGAATAAAAAGCATTGTCTATTGGCTGTTCGCAAAAATAATATTTATTATTGTGCATCTTATGATAATGATGATTATTGTGAAGTTATAACATCTATCAACACTGGCGAAAAGTTCTATTCTTTGGCTAGTTTCGTGCAAAGTATCATTGGACTGAAGTCAGTTAATGAATTCTCAGAATGTCTATATTATAGCAGTAAAAAGAATAAATGGCGCCAGGTCAAATATCTTTATAAGAAGTTGTAATTAGACTTTTATATAAAAATCAAAATTTATTTTTGGTTTTTTCAATTTATTTCAGTTCTTTCATTATTTCTGTAAAATTTGTCATAAATATTTTATGATCTTCTTTTGTATAATTTATCCTTCCAAATAAAATATCAAGTTCATTAATCATTTTATTTATTGTATTATATTTTGGAGTAGTTTTATCAATATCACTTGCAATTATTTTTAACATATTTATTAATTTTTTTAATATTTCTTTACAATTTTTAAATACACATTTATCATATTTAAAAATTGCATTATTTTTACTTAATTCATTTATTAATTTTGTTTTTTCATTAACATCAGTTGTTAAATTTAATCTTGTTTTTTTTGCAATTAAGTCTTTATTCTTTTCAATTGCTTGTTTTTCTTTTATGCAATTTTTTTTAGAACATTCCATTACTGATAATAATATACTTATCATTTCTCCTATTTTCTTTGCTTGTATGCGTTTTTTACTATCCATAATTCTTTTGTTTATTCTAATTATACAATATAATATTTAATCTAAAGTCATTAATATATTATTAATATTTTTGATATGTTTATTATATTTTGCTTCAGTTATTGCTCGCGCCTTAACAAGCATTTCTATTTCATTAATAACAGAATGCATTCTATCATATTTAGGACTACTTTTTGGAACAATATTTAAAAATGCTTTAAGTTTATTTACTAAATCTTTAACAAGTTTTTTACAATTTTTCATTACACAAGTATTTAATTCATACATTATTTGACTTTCATTAATTTCTCCTAATAATCTTAATTTTATTGCTTTATTTTCTTCTACTTTAAATTGTGCAAATTTTGCTGCTAAATCTTTATTTATAACTGCATTTGTCATTTGTTTTGTACATTGTTTTGATGCACATTTCATTAATAACATAACTAATGTTATCATTTGTCCAAAATTTTCTCCAAATGCTTTTTCCATATTATCCATTTCTATTATTAGTTTCTATTATAAAAAAATAAATTTAAGGATTTCTTATAAATCTCCTTAAATCTATTTTGGCTTAATAGATGACATTAATTTGGTCATATCTCTAACATATGTTATATGTTCTTTATTAGTTATTTCATTTGGATTATCAATAATTTTATTTATTATATTAATAAGACTAATTAATTTTTTATAATTACCATCTTTAATATCCATTGTATTTACTTGAGTTTTAACTATTTCCATTAAACTTTTTAATATATCCTTACAATGCTTAAATACACACGCATCATATTCATAAACTATATTATGTTTATTTAATTTTTTTAATAATTTTATTTTTTTATTAGCATCTTTTTCAAGTGAATATTCAATAAATAATTTTGATGTTATTGGATCTGACATTATTTTTTTCTTCTGTTCTGAACAAGATTTTGAAGAACAAGCCATTAAAGATAAAGCTATTTTTAACATATCTCCGATTTTTAAAAACTTATTTTCATCCTTCTCCATTTCTATTATTAGTTTCTATTATAAAAAAATAGATTTAAGGATTTCTTATAAATCGCCTTAAATCTATTTCAATATTCAATTGATAAACATTCGACCGGAATAATATCCCTTGACAAAATATAATTATTATCTGATTTAATAAATTTAATTCCAAGCGATTTAGCTTTTTTAATATCTATTTTTATAATAATTTCTGAATAATATAATACATTCTTTTTATCTTCAACCATGTGAATTGTCTGTCTATTCATACTCGATAATCCAATTCCTCTCATTATTATTTCACTATTTATTTTAGATGTTCCATGATAAGCATATAAAATATCATCACTAATCTCTTCCCCTACTTTAACTATTTTTGTATTTGAATGTCCCTGATTTGCTCTAATAAATTTATTATCAAAAGATAATTTATATCTTCCTTTATTATCATTATCAACAATATATTTTATTATTTCAAATGTTATTTTATATTTCTTTAAATCACGATGATTTAATACGATATTTATATCAATATATCCATAATCATCTGTTTCTATATTCGAATGTCTCAAAATAAATGATAACGTTTTCGAGATATTTATATAATCTACCATTTTTTATAATCTAATACATTATTATTAATATTTCATTTTTTATTTTCTGGAAATTCTTCATTAAAATATTTATAATTAAATATTAATTAAATCTTATAAAAAAAAGTAAGAATTGATCAAGACAAAGCGAGCAATAAGCAAAGTTTAAAAAAAATGATAATAAATTTATTAAGTTCTTAATAAATTATATACCATAAATACAATGAACGAGCAAAAATATAAATGTATTCATTGTGAATATATAACAAATCGAACAAATAATTTAAAAAGACATCATAATACAGTACATAAATTATTAAATGAAAATGAAAAAATGTTAAATGAAAATGAAAAAATGTTAAATGAAAATGAAAAAATGTTAAATGAAAATGAAAAAATGTTAAATGACAATTATATATGTAAAAAATGTAATAAAAGTTATAAAACAAAGAAATCTTTTTTAAATCATGATGAAAAATGCAATGGATTAAGTATATTAACTTGTCCTAAATGTATGATTACATTTTCATCAAGATTTTGTAAATCTTCACATATTAAAAGAAATAATTGTAAAGCTAAAAGTATAATTCATTATAATAAAGAAGATAATAATAATAATAATATTGTAATTAATAATAATATTGTAATTAATAATAATATTGTTAATAATTATGGTTCTGAAAGAAAAGATTATATTACATTTGAAGATATTATGAATATATTATTAAAAGGAGGTAATAATATAGTTCCAAAATATATTGAATTTAAACATTTTAATGATAATTTTCCAGAAAATAAAAATATTAAATATGAAAAAAATAATAGATGTTTAATAAGAAAAGATGGAGAATGGAAATATACAAATATGGAACAATTATCAAATAATTTAATTAGAAAAAATTCAAATGAATTATCAGAATATTATAATAATAAAAAAAATAATATAGAAGAAAGAATTAAAGATATAGATTTAATCGAATTTATATATTCAAGATTAAATTATTTAGATTTAAGTATCAATAAAAATATTTATAAAGATATTAAAAATGAAATTAAAAATATTATTAAAAGTACTTTATTAATTTAAAGAATTCTTATTAATCTCTTTAAATTAATTTATAAAAAATTGATTATATTATTTTTGTTTTTATAATTAAATTTATAATTATGTTTATGATATTGAGAGATTGGATTGATAAATCAAAATTAAATTATAATTTATTATGTCTAAATAAAAATGCTATTGAATTATTAAAAGCTAATCCAGATAAAATTTATTGGCATCAATTATCAAGAAATTCAGAAGCAATAGAATTATTGAGGGAAAATAAAGATAAAATTCATTGGAATATATTATCATATAATCCAGCTGCAATAGAATTACTTAAAGAAAATCCAAATAAAATTAATTGGAATATGTTATCATATAACTCAAAAGCAATAGAATTACTTAAAGAAAATCCAGATAAAATAAATTGGGATAATTTATCATATAATAAAAATGCGATAGAATTATTAAGAGAAAATCAGAATAAAATTAATTGGGATAATTTATCATCAAATAAAAATGCAATTCAACTTCTCAAAGATAATCCTGATAAAATTAATTGGGAATATATATCAATAAATACAAAAGCAATTGAATTAATTCAAAATAATTTAAATAAAATAGATTGGAGTAATTTATGTATAAATAAAAATGCAATTGAACTACTTAAAGAAAATCAAGATAAAATTAATTGGAATAGTTTATCTTCAAACATAAATGCTATTGAACTTTTGAGAGATAATCCTAATAAAATTAATTGGGAATATATATCAAATAATGAGAATGCAATTGAACTTTTAAGAGATAATCAAGATAAAATTGATTGGGATATGTTTTCATTAAATTGGTCTATATTTACATATGATTATGAAAAAATAAAAAAGAATTTTGAAGAATTAGCAGAAGAAATAATTGCTAAAGCATTACATCCAAAAAGAATATTCAGATTAATTGAAGAATACGGGGAAGATGAAATTTATAATATTTATTTTGATGATTATTAATCTAAAAATATATTTAAAGAGATTAATAAGAAACCCTTAAATATAAAAATTGATTATTTTTGTATTTATAATTAAATTTATAATTATGTCTGGAGGTTCATTTATTGTAGTTTCTAGTATTTATATATTATATACAATAAATTCTCAATATAGTGAAATAAATACTTATAATAATGAGATATTACAACAAAAAGAAGCAATAAATAAAATATCTTTAATTTGTGAAAATTTATTTATATCTAATATATTAAATCATATTGATAATTATAATATCAGTTATAAATATATAATAATTTCTATAATTATTATTGTGATAGATATAATATTAATATCATTACATATTCATTTTATGATAAATAATAGTAATTATAATATACAATTCGCATCAATATTAACAATATTAATAATGCTAATTATATTAATAATAATTCTTTATTTTAATCATAAATATATTAATAAAAATAAGGGCGAAATTATCAATAAAGGCATAGAAATTATAAATAAAAAAGATGAAATAAATAATAATTATTATAAAAAATTATTGATAATTGTTAATGATAATGATAATGATAATGATAATGACAATGACAATGTTAATGATAATGATAATGATAATGATAATGACAATGACAATGATAATGACAATGATAATGAGAATGATATTAATTATATAAATTCAAATATTGATGAATATATTTCAAATCATTCACATTTATTTAATATTTATGTTAAAAAATATATAAAAATGAATAATTCAAATAAATATATATTAATGCCATCAATAATAAATATTAAAAAAAATAAGACAACTTTATTAAATGATATTATAAATGATTTAATTAAAAATAAAAAAGATGATTTAATTAATGAAATGAATGTAAAATTTAAAACATTTAAAGAAATCACTCCCGATATTGTTAAAAATGAATTAGATGAATATGATAATACATTAAATATTTATAAAAAATCATTAGAATTAAAAATAAAAAATATTAATGAATTATCACGTATAAATGATACAATCATTAATATAATCTAAAAATATATTTAAGGAGATTTATAAGAAATCCTTAAATTCTTTTTTTGGCTATTTGTATAAATAAAAATTGATTTAATAATATACATAATAATCATTATTATTATGGATTATAAAAAACTAAATGATGAAGAATTAATTGAATTGTGCAAAGAAAAAAGCATAGAATATTTTAATTCAAAAAATAAAAAGAATTATGCAAGAACAACTTTAATTACTAAAATTAAAAAATTAGATAAAGAAGTTATAACTACTGATGAAATTAAAATAGAAACTAAAAAAGAACCAAAAGAAAAAGAAATTATAAATATTGAATATAAAAATGAAGTCATATGGACGTTATCAGATGAAGATAAGAAAAATAATGATGAATATAAAGAAATTGAAAATAAATTAAAAAGTTGTATTCGATGTTGTCATAATTATTTATATTCTAATGGTTCAATTGTAGGCAATGAAGCATCAAATGATATTATATTATTATTTATATTAAAAGTTATTAATTATTTATATATTTCAAATAAAGATATTATTATTGATAAAATAAAATCATTATTAGATGATAATAAAGATTATAATAAATATTTAGATTATTTATTAGATATTAATAATCTAAAAAATATTACTGATACAAATACTATTAATGATCATTATGAAGCTTATATGGATGATGTAATAAGAGGTCAATTATTACCTCTCATTTTTACAGAAGATAAAGACTTTGTTTTAAATAGTAAAAGTGAAGATAATAATATTATTAAAATTATTAATGAATTTAATAATATTATTATAGATGATATTACAATAAAAGCTTTTTCAACTATTAGCATTTATGAATATTTTAATTCTGGTTATGAAGGAAAATCTAAAAATAAAAAAATGGGTCAATTTTTCACGCCTAAAAAAATTATTAATTCTATTTTATATGGATGTCAATTTAAAAATATGGTTGATGAATTTGAAAATCCTTCTATATATGATCCTTGTTGTGGAACTGCTGGTTTATTATGTGTATTATATAATAGTTGTAGTAATATTAATAAAAATAATATTTATGGTTGTGAAATATCAAAAGATACTATTAAATATGCTATTTCATCATTAATGTTATCAACTAATAGTTTATTTGAAAATTTAAATAAGGGTTGTGCATTATCCAATAATAAATATATATTTGATAATAAAAAGTTTGATGTTATTTTTACAAATCCACCTTTCGGAACATCATTAAAATATAAAGAATTAAAAATTAAATTTGATAAAATTAAACTTGATAAAATTAAATTTGATAAAATTAAACCAGAAAATTTTAATATTAAATTTGAGGATATATATCCAATCGAATGTAATAATGGAGTAAATTTATTTATTATGAATATTATTTATTCATTAAATGATAATGGTATTTGTGCTGTTATTGTTCCAGATGGTGAATTAATTTATAGTAAATCATTATTTTATATGCGCAAATATATTATTGATAATTGTAAAATGTTAAAAATTATTTCAATTGAAAGTAAAGCATTTGAATATACACAAATAAAAACAAATGTTCTTATTTTTAAAAAACAAAAAGGAGAAGACAATTATAAAAATGTTGAATTTCTAGAAATTAATAAAGATTGTAATCAAGTTAAATTAATAGCAGTTGCAGATTTAGATAAATATTATACATTTAAATTAGAAACAAATAATAATTATATTATTGACTATGAATTAAATAAAGATATTGAAATTATTAAATTTGGTAAAATGTTTGATTTAATTAAAGGTTCTATTCAATCTTCAAAAGTTGTTGAAGACCCTAATGGAATTACATTAGTTACTGGTGCAAAAGAATTTAAAACAATTAAAATGATATCTGATGTATTAATATTATCAGATAAAAATTTATTTATATGCACAAATGGAAATGGTGATAAAATACCTATTAAATTTTATGATAAAGATTGCTATTATAGTTGTTTAATGAGTTTATGTAAAATTAAAGAAGATTATAATAATAAAATAAATATTAAATATATTTATTATTATTTATTAGAAAAACAAAAATATATTGAAGAAAATTATCAAAAAGGATTAGCACAAAAATCATTAGATGTAGAAAAATTTAATTTAATGGATATGCTTATACCATCAATTGAGAAACAAGAAGAAATTGTTAAATATTTAGATGAATTAGATAATAAAAATATATTATTTGAATATAGTAATAATAAACTATTTGAACTATTATTAAACAAATCAGATATTAATGATAGAATTGAATTATTTAATAATATTGAAAATACAAATATAGATATTAATAATAATATTAATAAATTAAATGAATTAAATAATTATAAATTAAAAATTGTTAAATATAATCCTACAACTGAATTTATTGAATTTGGTCAAATGTTTGATTTAATTAAAGGCACTATCCAATCTTCAAAAGTTGTTGAAGATCCAGAAGGAGATGGTATAATGATAACACAATCAAAAAATAAAAATGATTATAAAAAAATTAAAAATTGGATAATTGATGGAAATAATTTATTTATAGGTAATATAGATAGTGGTAAAAAATTTGTAATAAGTTTTTATGAAGGAAAATGTGATTATACTAATTTACTTTCATTATGTAAATTAAATGATAAATATAAAAAAAATATAAATATAAAATATATCTATTATTATTTAAAATCAATTAAAGATATTTTAACTGATAATTATTTAAAAGGTCTTGCAAATAAATCATTAGATGTAGAAAAATTTAATTTAATGAAAATACCAATACCATCACTAGAAGTTCAACAAGATATTATTGATTATTGTGATAATAATTTAGAGATAATTAATAATCTTAAAAAAACAATTGAAAATAATAAAAAGATGATGAAAGAATTATTTCAATAATAATCATCTCTTTTACCTCCGTAAAAATACCATAAACTCATATTTGGTATTTTTTTATCATTACTTACTAAATATTCCAATTTCTTATTATCTCTATTTATTTTTCTTAATTCTTTTTTATAAGTTTTAATAATATCAATACAATCATATTTATTATAATAATATGGGCATGTTTCTTCATTAATATAAGTATCTTTAAAATTGAAATTCTGCATTTCTAATAATTCATTTATATTTGGTAGATTAATATTTTTATTTAAATCTTTATAATTATTATAATCTTTAATATTATGAATATTATTGAATTTTAATTGATTTATTATTTTTGCCACATTCCATTGATTTTCTTTAACTATTATATCATGTTTCATCGTATTTATATTAGATTTTTCATTCGTGTCTTCTATTATTTCTAATTCTTCTATTATCTCTAATTCTTCTATTATTTCCTTTGTTTCATTTGTTTCATTCATATTATTAATTTTAGGTTTTGAAAATATATAACTCTTAATTTTATCATAATCTAATTCTATATCTAATAAAAGATATTTAAGGACATTTTCAATCTTCTTATATTCTTTTCCGACTTCATTATTGCTATTTGTAGGTAATATAATACGTAAATATTTATCTCCATTAATTCTCGTTCCACGTCCAATAGATTGAATAATATCTTTATAAGATAATTTATAATCAGTAAAATAAATGATATCAATATTTTTATTATCATATCCCATTGAATATTTAGCAACTACATATGCAATAGAATTTTGATTTTTTTTAATATCAGATTCAAATTCTTTAATATCATTATAATAAATAATATCTTTTCCCAATTCTTTTTTAATCTTCTTAATTGCTTTTAAATCTTCTTTCGTTTCTTTTGCTTCTTCAATTGTCTCTTCCATTGTTTCTTCATTTTTTATAAATTCTTCATTGATTAGAATATAAGGTTTAATATTAATTTTTTTTTCTTGAAATGATTTATAATGATGTAAATAATATAAATATGCACTTTTGCAACTATTATGAAAACTTAATCCTGATTTTCTTTCTTGACCTTTTTTATTAAAAGTATTAAATATTAAACTATTAAATTCTATATCATATTTATTTATTTCTTTATCAAATATTTCAACTTCAATATCTGTCAAATATCGCATACTCATTAATTCCTTAAATCGGATTGGTTCATATAATTCGCCATAAATTTTCTTATTAGTTATAACAAATTCTTTATTAGGACTTGCAGTAGTAAATAAACGATATTTAATATATTTAGAATCATTCATAAAGAATTGTTTAATATTATTTTGTTTATCAGTTGCCCAATTATCTAATGTATAATGAGCCTCATCAAACCATATAAATATATCTCTAATATCATCTTTATTTTTAGTTATATAATCATATACTTTTTTATAAGATTGATAACAATAACTATAAATATTATAATCATAATCATTTAATATATTCAGATATTTTTCATCAATATTTTGTTTTCTTATTGTTATTCTTGGTGAAAATATAAAGATATTTAAAGGCTTTATTTCAGAAATTACATTAAATGCAATTTGCGATTTTCCAGCTCCAGTAGCTAAACATAAATAAATTTTATTATTTATTCTTAACTCAGCTATAATATAATTAATCGCAGTTATTTGATAATCTCTTAATATTATTTTTTCTTTTTCTTTTTGTAAAATTAAAAGTTTTTTAATTAATTTTAAATAATTATTAATAATAATATCTTTATTATTTTCTCTATTTATTCTTTTTAATTCATCTTCTGTTATACATATAAATTCAATATTAAGTTCATTTAAACATGGTTCAATCATATTTATTATTTTTCTATCATAAAATTCAGTCCCTCCATCAAAATAAACATTATAATCTTTTTTGAATTTACCTGTAATAATATTATCAATTAATTTTAATATACTTTGACTAACTTTTAATTCATAAATTTTAACATAAAAACCTCGATATAATTCACCTGTTATATATGTACTGCTTCTATCTTTTATAGAAGTAGTTATACCAACTTTATAAACATTGTGTTGCATATACCATTCATTATCTCTAATATAAATATAACCTAATGACATAACTTTTATGAATAATTTTAATTAAAATAATCATTTTTTAAGATTTAAAGAAATCTTAAAAAAAAATTTTAAATCAATTTAATAATTAACAGCAAATAAATACTTTTTAATTATAATTGATCTCTATTAGCACGCGAACCCTTTGTTTTACTTAATAAAACAACTCTAGTTCCTTTAAGTGTAGGTTCTAAAGAATATTCTGTACATGTGTTATCTATAATAAAACTATATTTTTCTCTTATTAAATGATGATTAATTATTCCTTTATCTATATCATACATACCATCAATATTTCTATTTAAATTAACCGAATTAATCTTTTCATCTAATTTTGCTTTGGATGTTTGGTTGCTATCGTCTATATAATCATGCATCTGTTTTATTAAGTCCCTATATGATTTATTTTCTTCTTCTTTTATATTAAAAGAAGGCTGTAATAAATTTTTCATTGATATATTGGCACTACCACTCATATATGTTGTTGTTAATTTATTTATTTTATCTTGCATATTTTCTTGAAAAGATTTTTTATTTAAATTTGTATTTAAATATTTATTTAAATACATTACATCTGAAAATACAAATATTATATTATTATTTAAGTTTGTAAATATTGGATGCGCACTTATAATTGCAGGGTCAATAATATAATTATCTATTATACTAAGTAAAGTTCTATTAGTAGGTGTACAATCTCCACCTTTTTTTCTAGAATTTTTTCCTCCTAATATTCCAGCTTTTTTAGCAGCAGCTTTAGCATCTTCAGCAGCAGCTTCTTCAGCTTCTTTAGCTTTTTTAGCTTTAGCAGCAGCTTTAGCAGCAACAGCAGTTTTTTCTTCTAATTCATCCGCAGCTGTTTTTGCAGCTTCTAATTCTTCATTAGCTTTTGCTAATTCTTTATCAGCTTCTTTTTGAGCTTCTGTTGCTTTTCCAAAATTAGCATATATACTACCAGTTCTTAATATACTATCAGCATTCGCTATTCCTGTTTTGTTCATAGTTACACATATATCAATTAAATCAAATGATGGTTTAATCCAAATACCATCACATTTCTCTGGTATATTATCTTGATATAATTCATTTGGATTTATTATAGTCTTATATATAATATTTATATTATCATAATTATTAGTAAAATAATTATTAATGTTAGTTTTTATACTATTAAATGTAGTTAATAATTTTGCAAAATCATTAAAATATGGTCCTTTTTCATTAATTAAACATACTTCACCTGCTTTAAATAATATTTTTAAATGCGCTAATATTTTTATTCCATATTCCAGACAACTTTTAAAATCTGCTTCATTATTTATAGTTTTAATACCATTTGCTTTATCTAATATATGTAATAATATTAAATAATAATTAATATAATAATTAATAATACTATTTTGTTCTGAGGGAAAAAACTTAAAAAAATTTATATTGGCGTATTTATTTTTATTTATATTTATTAGTTCATTTATCTCTTTTTCTTTCATTTCATTTATCAATTTAATCATATCAGGTCCACTATCATCATGAAGTAAATTTACATATGAAGCAGTAACTGTTCTTGTTACTACATCAGGTGTTTTATAATATTCATAATTTAAAATATTATATAAATCATTATATATTCCAACTATTTTTTTTTGATTTAATAATGCTAAACATTCAACATATGTCCAACCTCCAAATGGTGCAATTATAATTGCACCATCTGTTAATTGTGATAATGCTATTGTATCTTCTCCCCAATGTTCGCCATATATCAATGTAGCATCAGAATATTCGTGAGCATCATGCATACCTTCTTTACACATGATTGTTAAAATAGGTCTATTATATTTTTTAGCAATTTCATATCCAGAACGTGTTATACCATAAGCATTATCTTTAAATCCTTTATAACCTCCTGATATAAATCCATAAGCAGGACTTGCAAATAATAAATTAGACATTATATAATCAGTTACTAATGCAGTTCTATTTATAATATTTATGTTTTTAAATCTTGCCTTACCTAAAATACTTATATATTTTAATTGATAATCATATAAATTTTTATCTCCAATTATATAACATTTTTTATAAAAATTATAAAATTTAATATATGTTAGCATAAATTCTTTTAATTCACTTTTAAAATTTCCAAAAAATTCACTATTTAAGTTTTTATTAAAATTTATAAAATTAGTTAAATCATTAAAATTAGCTATTTTTGATGATATATCTTCAGTAGTTGTAGGAAATAACATAGTTGTATATCTTAAAGTTAACTTAGTTGGTCTTCTTATAATTAATTTTAAAGAATACACTATATCATTTTCATCAAATATTAATATTTGAATTATTTCTGGATCTATTGTAATATAATTTTTGTTTGATTCCTGTTTAAATAATTCATATTTTCCAAATAAAGTTTCATTTTTACCATCTGTACTACAACTAAATTTTGCCGATTGAAAATTTTTTTTATTTTCTTTATCATACTCCCTAATTATTTCTTTTATATCATTAAAAATAGTTTCTAATGGATTGCCGCTTCTATAATCAGAAGAGTCTGTTATTTTATTTAATGTAGCTAAAAAATTATACATTTTTACAGTAGAATCATCATTTTCTTTAATATACTTAGTTATTTCCTCATATAAATTAGTATTATCTTCTATAGTAATATTTTTTTGAATTAATTTATTTTCAACGGCACCTCCTTTTTTAATTAGTTTTTTTGATCGCATATTCTATATATTATAATATAATAAAAAAAACGATAAATCATAATTTATTGTGTTTAGCAAATAATTATTAACTTCTATAAATATTAAATGTATTTATTATTTTGATATTATTTATTGATTTTCTCTAACTATTTTCTTCAAATTCATTATTGTTCTTAATTTTATATTTTAATCTAATTAATATATAACTCTTTATTAAAATCAAATAATATATACTGATATTCGTAATATTATTTAATTTTAAATAATTATACCATTCATTATCTCTAATATAAATATAACCTAATGACATAACTTTTATGAATAATTTTAATTAAAATAATCATTTTTTAAGATTTAAAGACTATTATTATAATTATTATTATTAAAAATGGATAATAATATTGCTTATGAATTTGGAACAACTGGTATTGGTGATAGATTAACTGATATTACAGTTTTATATATTATATGTAAATATTTGAATTATAAAGTGCATATTTATTTTAATCAAGTTACAAATAATAATGTCGCATGGAGTAATAATAGTTATTTTGATTTGAGTTTATTTGATTTTCCTGAAAATAATAATATTATAGTTAAAAATAATTATGATAAACCTGATAATTTTAATACTTATATTAAATTACCTTATTCAGCATCAACGGGATGTCCATATAATGTTTATAAATTTCTTAAACAATTTATACCAAATTTAACTTTTGAAGAGATTATATCAAAATGGGGAAATTATGCGAAAGAAATAATAAAACCATCAAAAATAATTTTAGATAAAATCCCTGATAATATTGAAAATGCATATGGTATTCATTTAAGAAAATCAGATAAATTATCAAATGAAGCTTTTAATAATTATACAGATTATAGATTAAATTCAATGGCTGATGAATTTACAATAATAATAAATAATTTAATAAAAGATATTTATGATATTATTTTAAAAGAAAATGAACCAAGTTTTTTAATTGTAAGTGAGGATAATAATTGGAAAGAATATATTACAAATATTTTTAAAGAATATGCTCAGAACAATAATAAAAAAATAAATATTATTAATATTAATTATGATAATCCAAATAATATTAATAATTATAATGCTGTTTTAGATTTATTCTGTTTATCCAAATGTAAAAAGATTTTTCAAGGTATTAAAACTTCTAATTATTCAAATATAGCAGCTATTATTGGTAATAATAAATTAATTAATTATAGTCATTTGTTAAAATTAAGTTATATTTTTTATACTAATATTTATAGACCTATTATTAATATTAATGATAAATTAGAATATGATATTGATTTAATTAAAATAATTTTATTAAATATACCTTTTATTGATAGTAATATTAAAAAGATATATCAATAATTGAAAAAAATAAATTTGTATTATTTTTAATTTTAAAATTGAAAAAATGATACTATGATATAAATTCATATTTATGATTATGTCATCATTTACTATTGATAAAGAAAAGTTTGTTGCTGATTGCATCACTGAATATAAACAGGGTGATGAATATGATATCTCATTAGTTTTCAATGAATTTTTCAATAAGTTGTATGATTCAGAAGATGTTCCAGAAACTCTTTATGATGAATTGTATTTGCTCGTTGAGAAAGAACTTGTTAATGATTATGAGAGCGAAGCGGAGACAGATGATGAAAAATAGTATTTAAAGAATTTTCAGCATATATAAACAAAAATTAATTTTTGTTTTTAATTATTAATGACAATTAATTTTGATGAAAATAAATTTATTAATAATATAGTTAATTTTTATCTCAATAATAATTATTATTATGATGAAAATATTATCATTAATATTAATAATAATTATAGTTTAATTTTTGATATTTTTTTTATTAAAATGACTAAAACAAATAATTGTAAAGTATTATTAAAAAAATATTGTACCAAAGAAGAAATTAAAGATGCTAAATATAGATTTAAGAAAAATTATATTGAATTAAAATTAAGTTTAATATTATATCATAAATTTATTAATGCTCTTATAAATATAAAAAATAATACAAAAATTTAATATTTGTATTATTTTTTCTTAATAATTTTAAAAAAATGATTTTTAATATAAAAATATTATTTATGGGGAAACGTTCATTTAAGATATAATATTTATCTAGCACACTCTGAGATAATAATGCAATAAAATTTGCATCGGTGTAGTTTGAAAATAATTATATTAGGGATTCTACCTCTTTAATTAGCCAAATAGTCGTTATGTTTGGCGCAAAAACATAAATGTTTTTGTCATTTTTCTTTTTTTTTATTAAATGACAAAAAATAATTTTTGCCATTTTTATAGAAATTTACATTTTAATCTTCGCTATCAGTGTCAGCATCGCTATCGTAGCAATCATCCAATGCATATTCAAACTTATTGAGTAGATATGAATATAATGATTGATTCCAAACAGGCGAATCTGCACATTCAGTTGCTCGAAGATCTTTTAAGATTGATTTCTCGGTTTCTGTATCAAAACCAATCTCATTAATGTATTTTTCCGTAAAAACACTAACTGGATTAAGTGAATAGTCATCGCAACAGCTTTTCAGAGCAGCGGCAATAAACGCATCTGTATCAAAAACAGCGGGTGATGTCATGGTTGAATATGGCATAATTATTAATAATTATTATCCTATCATTTTTTTATTATTTTCTATTAAATTAATACATATTTTTAATCTTCTATATCTGTATCAGCATCACTTATATATGCATTATAAAGTTCTTCATTTATTTTGCATCTTAATATATCAATTAAAGTTGGTATATAATTAATGAAAATAGTATTTGATATTGAAGGTATTTGAATCATATGATGTTGTTCAAATTCATTATCTATTATAAATGTAGATTCATAAATTGAATATAGTAGTTTTTCTTTTTCAGATCCAAATCTAATTTCATTTGCATATTTTTCATGTAAAATATCTTCAAAAATATTATTAATATTATTATTATTATCATAAATAATTGAATTTATAAATAATTTTTCATCAAAAATAATTGAAGATAACATATATATAAAAAATGATATAAATATAATAATCATTTTTTTAAATCTATGGTTTCTTCATTTAATGAAAATGATTTGATTAATTTCTTATTATATGAATATGAAAATAATTATGATAATTATGAAAAAATATTAGAGACTGAAATAAATATTATTGTATCTTCTAATAATACAATTGGAGAAAATCAAGAAATTATTATACATTATATTGGTGATGTATATGATGCAATGAAATTATCTAATAATATAAATATCAATAATTATAATAATAAAGAAGATTTTTATAAAGATTTAGCATATTTATCATTACATTCATTTATAACATCAACTATAAATGATATTATATTAGCTAAAAATGATTAATTACTTTTGTATTAATTTATAAGAAATAGTAAAAAAAATGAAAGTAAATTATATAATTATTTTTACCCTGTCAAACAAAGATTAAATCGTTATTTGATAGTGTCATCTCTGAAATGTTTAGTGAGGAAGTGTTCATTGCTGAATGTGTTGCTTTTCTTTGTTCAAATGATTATGAAGATTATGAGGATGTTAAATTTGATATTGGTCAGTATGTAGATGCTAATCTGCCGTCAAACTTGCATTCTCCTAGTGAGATTAATTCATTGTGTCCCAAGATATTTGCAGCATATATGGAATCAGATCATCAGCTCTTAGATGTAAATATCGAAGATGAGGATGATGACACTTTATTTATAAGTGTTGAGATCTGGTTGGCAGCGGAAACAAATCGCCTGATGCTTAAAGGAGGCTAAAAAACCATCAAACAATATAAGGGCAAAAACTAATAATTTTTGTTCTTATTTAATTTAGTTTTTCTAATTAAAAAAAAAGAACAAAAACTTATATAAATTTTTGCCCTTATATATCATTATTATTTTACTTCTTCATTTTCTGATGCTGCTTTTCAATAGCTTTCAGAACTTTTTGAAATAAAACAATATTGAGTTTTTTTTCGACATAGTCGCAACAATACCTATATTTTGCACTCTTAATTTCTTTAGATGAACAATATCGATTGAGAATAACTTCGAGATTAAAATTTTTGGCAAGCTCTTCAAAATGCTTGTCAAATATAGCGCAACAATCTTTATTTTTGCTCTCCTCCAACTCAGTTAAAATAGGATTAATGAATTTTCTTAGCTCAAAAACAGGATATGACACCATCAAATAGCGATTGACTCTTCTTTTGACAGGGTAAAAATAATTATATAATTTACTTTCATTTTTTTTTATTTTTCTTATAAATTAATACAAAAGAAATGACAAAAATTTAATCTTGTCATTATATATATAAGAAATTTCAGACTTCGATTTGAACGTCGTCAATGATTGTATTTAAAACATCAATACAATCATTAACAACGAGCAATGTGTCATCGTCATTATCACCATACAAATGCTCATAATAAACGCATTTATATTCTGTGTCAAATTTCTGAAACAATTCTTCCGAAATATTTATCCGAATGTCATCCTTCAAAGATCGCAATTTATGAAAAAACGCATAAATGCATTTATCCTTGCGAAAATTAGAAATGATCAATTTGATCTCTTCATTCAGTTGAACTGTCTTTATAACCATTATGGCTTGATAATTAATATAAAATTAAATTATCATTTTTATTTATTTATACTTATAAATTAAAACATAATTATTTAAATAAATTAATATATATAAATCCAAAAAATAATTATTGGATTTATAAAGAAATGATTAACATTCCATATGATCAAATTCTTCAGTCCGTCATCATAAGCCTATTAAACCTTTATAATTATTAAAGAACAATTATAAATTTGCCCACAAAAATTATTTATTATAAAATATAAATAATTAGTTTAATCGCCTAACTTTTCTTTTTCAAGATGGGAAAAATGACGAATTCCCGTTTTTAAAGGTATTATATATTTATTATACCCTTAATTAATATATTTTTTGCTGCATTTATATCACGGTCCATTGTTGTTTTACAATTTGAACAATTATAGGTTTTTGAACTACCTATATTATAAATTGAACCACAAGAACTACAAGTTTTTGATGTAAATGCTTCATTTACTAATATTACATATTTGTTTTTTATTAATGATTTAAAAATTAATCTTTCTTTGAATAAATAAAATTTTAAGTCATTAATATCTCGGTTTAAATATGTATTATTACTATTTTTAACAATATCGTGACTATTGATATTGCCATAAAATATAACATCATTAAAAGATATTATATCATTTATTGTTTTCCAATGAATTTCATCGACCAAATTCTTTTTCTTTTTTTCTATTTTATTTAATAAATTTCTCTTATTTTTTCTTCTCCTTCTTTTTTTTAATTCATCTATTCTTTTATTTAATAAAATTATTAAATCGTGATTATGTTTATATTCTACAATTTTATCATTATTAAATAATGTCATAAAAGTTCTTACACCTGGATCAATACCACAATAATTTTCAGTATTTAAATTTTGTTTTTCTTCTTTAATTTGTATTGGTATTATTAAATAATAATTATTATTTATTTTTTTAATTTTACAATCATTATCAATTTTTAAATTTTTATTTTTATTATAAAATTTAATTTCTTTATTTTTACCTAAAAAAGTAGGTGCAAGAAACATTTTATTGTCTTTTAATTTAATAAAATTTTTAGGAATTGTAATACTTTTACAATCTTTTTTTTTACGAAATTCAATATCAAAAGTTAATATATTCTTATTTTTTAAATTTCTAAATGCTGTTTTATAAGCATTACATAATTCATCAATAGCATATGCTCTTATTTCTTTTGGCGTCTTTAATTCCCATTCATTTATTATATCATTTTTTTCAGATTTCATTTCTTTTGCTTTTTCTCTTTTTATTTTATTTTTCTCTTTTATTAAATCTATATAATAGTTTTTGGTTTTTATTAATTCATTATCTTTATTTTTATTTAATTCTTTTTCTATTTGTTTTTTTTGATTATGTAATTCTTTTATTTCATTATCTAAAATAATATATTCTTTGTTCTTTTTTTTTGTATTATTTGTAATTAATAAGTCTCTTAATGACATGAAATTAGGTTTATGTTTTTTATATTTAACATATTCATTAGCTTTATTATATATGTAATTACATGTATTAAACCATTCTTTAATTATTATAAGTTGTTCTTTATTTAACTTAATTTTAATTTTATTAGCTTTTAGGTTTGGTATATTTTCTTTTTCCCATTTGTCTACAAGAGTAGATGTGGATAATTGATAATAAGTCTTCTGCAAGTTCTTGTTCTGTGCTTTCATTTTGTTCATCATTAATAATGGTAATTTTTCCACCTGCTTTTTCAATAATAAGTTTGATGAGGTCAAATCCAAATCGTGACAATCTGTCTTTATGGGCAATAACAACTTCTCCGATATTGTTTTGCATACAGGAGTCCAAAATGGTATTAAGCCCTTGTCTTTTGAAATTAATTCCTGAACCAATATCTGAAATAAGTTTATATGAAGTATTATATTCAGGTTTTTGAGATTTAATGAATTCAATTTGTCTTTCAAGGTCGTCATATTGTTTTCTGGAAGAAACACGAGTATAGATGTAATTGATTTTTGTAGGGTCTTTTCTTTCAAAAACAGTCGAAACATTAGAACACATCTGTATGATATTAGATTTATCAAATTTTCTTTGTCCGGTAATTGTTTTATAAGAAATAATCTTTTTTTGGTCAGCAAGTTTTCTAAGGGTTTGAGCACACAGTCCTGATAAGACAGTAGCTTCTCCAATTGAGATATAATTAGTTTGTTTCTTTTCTTTTTCATCCATTATATATAATATAATGATAATTCTTATATTATTTTTATAAAGGTTAATAAACATTTATAAAAGAATATACAAAAATAAAGCAACAGTTAAAACCTCTTTCTTTTCTTTGATTCATTTTTTTGCGATTTTCTTTGCATATTTATAAGAATATCATTATAATCATAAATTTCATCAAGATATATATATTTAGGTATATATATCATATTCACGAAATAATTATTCATATTTTCTGATTATTATTTATTAAAAAGAAAAAATCATTTTTATTTATATTTTCTTATAAAATTATACATTTATTTAATATATTTAATAATTTTGCGAAGAACAATACAACATTTATTTTTCGCAATAATTATTAATTTATTATCATCCTCATTACCATACATATATTCATCAATTAAATTATATAATTCAGCAATATATTTATTATATAAATCATCATTCGTATATAATCTTATTTTATCATTATAAACTATTAATTTTCTATAAAATGTAATATAATCATATGTATCATTAGTATTATAAATATTAATCAAATTGTATTTTAATATTTGTTTAGAATCTGTTAAAGACATTATATTAATTATAATTAAGTTAAATAATCATTTTTTTATTTATTTTCCATTTATTATAAAATGAATTATTCATCTATAAATGAAGCATATGATTTATATAATACAATTGAAACAGATTATAATATAATATCCGATGATTTAAATATTTATAATGATGATTTTTATGATAATGATAATGATAATGCCAATGGTAATGATAATGCCAATGGTAATGCTAATGATAATAATAATGCCAATGGTAATGATAATGGTAATGCCAATGATAATAGAAATGCCAATGGTAATGATTATAGAAATGATAATGCCAATGGTAATGCCAATGGTAATGATTATAGAAATGCCAATGGTAATGCCAATGATAATAATAATGATAATAGAAATGTTAATATAGATGCTAAAAAATTATTAAGAGATTATAAAACTTTAATTAAAATTTTAAATGAAAATAAAATAAAAAGTATAAATTTAGATAAAAAAAAAGAAGATATAATTAATTATAAATCTAATATATATGTAAAACATCAAAATGCTATGTTGCAATTATGCAGAGAAACACCTGAAAATATTGATACCAATGAAATGACTGATCATATAATTAAATATATAGATTTATTTAAAAAATATGCTGATAGATGGATAAATGAATATTATATAATAAATAAAAATAAATTAACAGAAAATATTGAAAAACAGGAAATTAAATTGCTTGCTTATAGAAACCTTTTTATTAATACAACAAAAGAAATTATTCCATTAGAAAAAATTAGCAAAAATATTTGCCCTATTTGTTTTGATAATGAAATTAATATGTGTGCTATTCCGTGTGGTCATACCTGTTGTAATGAATGTGTTATGCAAAGTTTAAAATATAATTCAAAATTAACAAAATGTTTAAATTGTAGAAATACTTTAAAAGAATATATAAAATTATTTATTCAATTATAAAAAATAATATATTTAAATAGATATTATTTTATATCAATGGATATAAAGGATATTATAAAAGAATTAAATCATATTTGCGAAGATATTTATGAATTACATAATTTATTTATATGTAATAAATTATTTAAATTGCATAGATATATTAAACCTCATATTTCAAATGAATTATATATTGCTTATAATCAAGAAATAGAAAATGTTTTTTTTGACTCATTTATTAATAATGAAATTAGAAAAAATATGAATGAAATTATTTATTTAATCAGTCAAATTATAGTAATATTAAATAAAATTATTTTAAATTATCCGTAAAATAATATCGTGATATACTGTATCATATACATTACTTGACATACCAGTATCATATTTATCATTCGTTATATCTCTTTGTAATATTTTCATAATATCATAATTTTTATGCAATAAAACATTAATAACTACCAATAATATAAATATATATATAATATATAAATATATTGATGAATAAACATCAAAATAGCTAACAGACATATTATTTCTCATTGAATATATTGGGAATAATTTAAATACTATTAAAATAATTGTATATTTCAATAAATCACCATATGATATACCTTTAATTAATAAATATGTAAATAATATCACATTTTGAATTAATGATAATACTAATGCAAAAAATGGATTAGGTGTTTTTATAATTCCAAATATAAATAATAAATACCATATATAAATAATAAAATTAAAGGCAAATTCATTAAATAATAATATTCGCATTCTTGTTAATGTAAAATAATTTGTATTAAAAATTTCTTTATCTTTAAAAGATATTGATAAATCTGTATTATCCATTCTTATTTTTATGAAATAAAAAGAAAAAAAGATTTTCTTATATATATGGAAATTTTATATCTGGGAAGAAAATCGCCGATAGAAAACTTTATACAATGTTATTGCAGCTAGTTCTATATAAGCAGTTTTAACTCCTTTTGATAAACAATCCTTATAATATTCAAGTTTCCATGCCTTTTCAAAAACTTTTATGGCATTATCAGTTGTTCCATAATAATATTTAACAACTTTTTTATTATGGACCAATGATTTTTTTGATAAATATTCTTCAGCAAATCTATATAAAATAAAAGATAGATCATCCCCCTCTTCATATCTATCAAAGAATTCTTTTTCAAAATCATCTTCATCAAACTTGAAAGCCATTTTTTATTTTTTTTATTATAAAAATAAAGATATCATTTTTATCTTTTTTTAGTTATATTATTATACATTTTTAGAATCTTTATTATCTTTATTATCTTTATTATTATCTTTATTATCTTTATTATCTTTATCATTATCTTTATTATCTTTATTATCTTTATTATTATCATTATCATTATTATCATAAATATCATCATTAGGAGGATTAAAACCAATATCAAAATTATCATTTATTTTTGTTAAAATCTTAGGGTCAATCTCATCTCCATTGCCATTATCTTTAATTAGAGCTGGTAATTCTTCAGGTGCTTTAAATAGATTTAAAATAAATAATGGGATTAATGAATATATAGAAATTGAAGATGTAAAAACATAAAAACTGATAATTGTTATTACTATATAAATTATTCCAAATAATAATAAATTATTTTTAGTAAATAATGATTTATCATTATTATCATCATTATAATAATTATTATCAATTGGTTTTTTATAATCACATAAATATACAAATATAAATACTACTATTGAAATTATTAATGAAATTATATAATATTCCATATAAACTCTAATTTTAATATAGAATGTTAATTATATACAAATATACGCATTAGACATATAAATATTAAAATAATTAAATAAATAAATATGAAACTTGAATTGAAAAAATTTGATCCATCAACAATAAAAAGTGATTCCGTTGTTGTTTTAATTGGTAAAAGAAATACAGGCAAATCATATTGTATGAAAGATATTTTAAGTTATCATAAAGATTTGCCAGTTGGTGTTGTAATAAGTCCAACCGAAACAGCAAATAATTTTTTTGAAACATTTATTCCAAATATGTTAATTTATGAAGAATATGAGCCAATTATTATTAAGAAATTTTTAGATAGACAAATATCAATTAATAAACAAAAAGCATTACAAATAAAAAGATACAATTCATCAGATATTGATAATAGAGCTTTTTTAATTTTGGATGATTGTTTATATGATAAAACATGGCCTACTGATAAAAATATTAGAAGTATATTTATGAATGGACGACATTATAAAATTTTCTTTTTGATTACAATGCAATATTGTATGGGATTACCACCGGTATTAAGAGCAAATATTGATTATGTATTTATTTTTAAAAATAATATTATTAAAGAAAGAGAAAAAATTTATAATCATTATGCAGGAGTATTTAATGATTTCTCCACTTTTTGCGCAGTTATGGATAGTTGTACTGAAAATTATGAATGTGTAGTAATTGATAATAAAATACAAAGTAATAAATTAGAAGATCAGGTTAAATGGTATAAGGCAAAAGAAGCTGATTTTAAGATGTGTACGCCAGAATTATGGAATTTATGTGCATTAGAAAAAGAAAGAAAAGCAAATACACTTGTTTATGAAGATGAAGATGATGAAGAGCCATATGATCCTAGTGTTTTTGCAAAAAATCATAATAAAAATAAATTACAAATAAAAGTTAAAAAAACATTTTAAAGAGAATAATCACAATCTGTTCTAATTGGATTTATTTTTATTATATTATCATTATCAATTAATGATGATAATATTGTACTATCTAATCTATCATTATATGCATTTGTTTGATATTTTTCTTTTGTAATAGTTTCTTTTGTTATTGGTGCAGGTAATCCATCATATGCTAAACCCATATTTCCTATTCTTGCACTCTCTTCCAAATCTATTTGACGTTTATTAACATTCATATTAATATCTTCTTTTGGTACTCCCACAAATTTACCTCCTGCATTTGGTGTTCTTCCTGCTTTCATCATTATTAATTCACGAGTTCCATCAATTTCAGCATTATAATCTGCTTCTCTGTCTGTTGGTGTAAATATAGTTTTACTACCAGCAATTCCATAATTATCAGTTAATGAATTTTGTCTTTGAGTATTTTTAGCTCTTTCATCTTTAATTAAATATCCACCTAATAAACTATTTAAAAATCCTCCAAAAAATCCATATGCAGATCCACCTAATCCAATTGTTGTTTCTTTAACTGTTTTTTTAGCAACTATTGATGGATCATATACATATGTACTATAATATGATATCTTATTTATATTTCTAACTGTTCCTCCACATGGTATTGTTTCTTTTAATGTTGTTCTTGCTCTATTATTATTATTAACATATCCTGATTGTTTTCCCTCCATAAATCCGCCATTACCCTCATGAATAGTTGTTTCTTTTATTGTTGTTTTTGCTGTATCATATAAAGCTGCATAAGTTTCATCGGCACCACTTAAAGTTCCACCATTACCCTCATGAATAGTTGTTTCTTTAGTAGTTGTTTTTGCTGTATCATATAAAGCAGCGTAAGTTTCATCAATACCACTTAAATTTCCGCCATTACCTTCATGAATAGTTGTTTCTTTAGTAGTTGTTTTAGCAGTATCATATAAAGCTGCATAAGTTTCATCAATACCACTTAAATTCCCGCCATTACCTTCATGAATAGTTGTTTCTTTAGTAGTTGTTTTAGCAGTATCATATAAAGCTGTATAAGTTTCATCAGCACCAGTTAAATAACCATTATTGCCTTCGTGAATGGTTGTTTCTTTAATAGTTGTTTTCATAGTATGAGTTACAGGATCATAAAGTGTTGCTTTTTCTGGTAATTGTGGCATAGCATTACCATTTAAACGGGGATTATCAACAAAATATTCTTTCATAGTAATTTTAATAGCATCTGTAATAGGTGATACCATTGCTTTAATAACACTTGAAAAATTGGCAACGGGTGTTTCAATTTGAGTTAAATTTCTTTCATTATCATAAATAATAATATTATTTTTCCCATAATCATCATTTTTATTTATAAATTCCTCTTGATTTTTTAATGGACCATAATAATTGATATGACTATTATTTCTTGCTGTTGTATCTGTTAAATTTTCTTCAGGACGTCCAACCTCTTTTTTTATAACTGATTGACCCTTAAACCAATTATCTTCAGTTTGATTAAAAGATCTTTCACTTTTATTTTTATTCATAGGCATAACAACACCTCGTTGTTCCACATTATTTTTAGGTTTCATTGGTAAAGTATATAATGAGGATCTTTGATCTGATAAAGGTCTTAAATCTTCTTTTGATTTTGGTTTAACATAATTAACAGTATCAGCTTGTTGAAAACCTCCAGTACCAATACTTGAAAAACCTTTATTTAATCCTGGACCAACTAAAACACTTTTAATAGGTGATATATTATTTTGTATTTTAGATAAATTAGTTCTTGAAGCTAAGAAATTATTTTTATCAATAGTTGTATCATTATAATAAGGTTTATTTGTAAAAAAATCGGATGTTTCAATTTCTTTTTTTTTAGTACTTTTAGTATCCGAACTATAACCCATATTTTTATTTAATCCGAATTGTTCAACATTTTGTGTAACTCCTTTTTTAATAAAATGTTGCATATTTCCGTGTTTAAAATCTTTAATATTTATATCATTTCCCGATAAACTTTTAATTACATTTGGATTCATATCATCACTAGTAAAATAATGAGGTATAACACCAGATTGAAATGGCATTTGTGCTTTTTTATAAAAATCATCACTTAAAGATTGTTCATATGATTTTGTTTCACTATAAAATTTAGAATTATAAATATTATCCATTGATGGTGTATCATTGTTTCTCATTTCTCTATATCAATAATTCATATTTATTTATTTAGTTAATCAGCATATATAAAACCATTATTTGATCCATCCATATATTCATCATCGCTATCTCCATCTTCCATATCAACTTTATATTCTTCTTCACCTTCATTTTCATTATGATTATCTGGTTTTTCTTTATTTATTTCGGGCTCAATTTCATTATCTAAAAGTTCTTCATTATATTTTAAACCATATTTTTTTAATTCTTTTTCAATATCTTTATCTTCGCGTGTCTTCTTATTCATTCTTGCTAAAATATCAAATTTATTTTTCTCTCGGATTTGATTAATAAAATCAATTTGTTCATTTAAATCTAACATATGACAATTTTTAATATTATTAATAATATTTATTATTATTTCTTTGAATAATTCTTGATATAATTCATTATCTATTTCTATTGATGGAACAAATTTTTTATTTACAACATTATCAATTGAAGATGGTAGAGCCATTAAACGAATTATTGCAATTCTTTTTATACTATTAATATCATTAATATTATCTTCTGTTATGATTGAATTTAATTTATCGAGTTCATAAATAGTATTGCTAATAGTTGTTATAAAAGATAAAGCATCTTTTTTAAGATATTTATATAAAACTTTAGAGATAATTGAACCAATTTGTTTATAATTATCAAAAGTATAATTATGAAATAATTGTTTTAATTCTTTATTATTAAAATAATTTATATATTGTTCTTTATAATTATCAGCTGTTTTAAAAACTGATAATAATAATTTTGATATTAAATCTTCCGAAAATATTGTTGGTTTCTTTAAATCCTTTAAATCCAAAAGCCATTTTTGAATATCAGAATTAATAATATTATATTTAATAGGATTATGAATTTCAATAAATTGTTCTGCTACATTTATTTCTTTCTTTTTTTTAATAAAAAATCTCTTATATCGAGGCATATTAAATACGCGTTTTCCTGTTAATTTTTCTTTTGCCTTCTTTAAATCCTGTCTATCAGTTTTGAAATATAAATCAGCTGTAAAATTTTCATCTATTCTTTCCAAACAACATCCTTGCAAATATTTATGAATTTTAACAAATTTTATAGCTGGCATATAAATCAAAGCATCTATATAAGCAGTTAAAAAATTATCACCTTTATATTCTTTTCTTTTTAATAAGTCATATAAAGTATCATAATATTGTCTGCCAATATTAACTTTAACTTTTTTAGCTTTTATTTTAGTCATTGTTAATAATTCTTTTTCATATTTTTCAGATATAATTGTCATTATATTTTTTTTAAAATCTTCATCTAATGGCACTAAATTTGCATATTCATCTTTATATAAATCTCCATATACTTCTCTAAATATACAACTTAAATAAATCATTACTCCTTTTTTTGCTTCCATATCATATGGAGCACCATATTCATCCCATAAATGCTCACAATCTGGAAATAATTTTTCTTGATTAAAAAATAAAGTTTCATAAATAATATCTTTTTGAATAGTTATAGACCATAAAGCAATAATATCATAAATAACATTTTTAAAATTATTAAAATATTCATTCATTGCATTTATCATTTTATCTTTAGCATTTATCAAAATATATTTTATTGGTTTCTTTAAATAACTGTCTAATTCATCTTCTTCGATATCTGGAAAATATTTATATATAATTGTTATTTTAGGTTCAATAGTTCTATAATTATTAAATAAATATGAAACAATCATATCATAATTTATAGGTAAAGAGCTTAATTTTTGCATTCTATATAAAAAAGGTAATATCATCTTTAATAATTCAGCAAATCCAATTTCAATATTATAAAATTGATTATTATAATATTTATTAAATTGTGTTTCATCTAAATTAATTTCATCTATTTCATCATCATATTCATATTTATCCTCTTTTTCATTTGATTGTCCTATTTTTAATGGTACTCCTTCATAATTAGCTTCATTAGTTCCAATATGAATTTCATGTTCATCATCAGCACAAGAAAAATTTAATTTATAAATATCTAGAAAAGAATATTTTAATAATTCAAATCTTATTTCTAATTCATCTAATTGATTTATTATATTTTTCTTATTTAATTTATTGAATAATTCTAATTTTGATATAGCACTTTCTAATATTAAATTTTTTCTTAATTCCCTTAAATTATTAATAACTTCATCATAATTTTTATCATTTAAATTTGTTACAATTGAATATAAATCGCGTGTAATATCTAATTTCTTAACAACTGAACGTTCTTTTTCAAATGTTTTTAATTGTTTAGTTATAGTATCTGCAGATTTAATAGTAATATCAATTAATATTTTGAGTTCTTTAAGGATATTGAAAAAAGTAAATCGCGGATTAATTAATTCTATTGATTTTATTTGAATAGAATTATAAGTTATTTTATGAATAGTTTCATTTTTATTCAATTCTGTCAAATGATTTTTAATTATTTTTAAATCATCTTGAGATATATTATCTAAACTATAATTATATTTTTGTAATAAATTATTTATACTTGAATAATTATAATTATCAATATCAATTTTATCAATCGGAATTTTTATTTTATATGATTTTATTAAATCATCAAAATCCTCATTTTTAGCTGTTGCATTTTTAATATCTAATTTTATTGGTTTATACAAATGAGACATTATTTTATCATTTAAATAATCATCTAATATTGTTATTGGACTATAAAAATATACACCAATTATTGGTATATTTGTTTCATCCTCCTTAAATACAATATAATTATTATCTTCTGATAATTCTATTATTGTTTTTTGTTGTGCCTTAAATCTAATTTTATTATTATCAGCGTCATATTTTAAAGGAAACCATAATTTATTTTTAGATGATAGAGCTAAATTAGCATCATTAATTTTATCATATTTTTTAAGATCTGATATAAATTCTTCTATATTTAAATCTTCAAAATTACCTCTATTAGCATCCGCAATAACTATAAAATTATCAACATTAGTTTTTTTATTAACAACTTCATAAAATAATTTTAAAAAACATTCTGTTTTAGATTTAGTTTTAACAAAATTAAATAATTCATTATAAATTTCTTCTCTTGAAAAAGCAATAAAATTTGGATTATTTTTTATTATTTCATCTATACTAACTAATTCAAAATAATTTATTTCTGGTAATTCTTCATCTAAATAAATTATATCATTATTGTCTTTATTTGACATTTCTATTATTATTTAAAGATATTTAATAATAATATTAAATAATGAAATTTATTTATTTATTTTCAATTCTAATATCATATTTATCAATTTTATCTTCATTCACTGTACATATTAATAATCATTATTCAACTATTGCTGGTAAAATTTTAAATTTAAATTCAATTATTAATAAAGGATGTTATAATAATAATATTGCTTGTTATCATAATCTTAATTATTATAATTCTAATAAAAGTTTAGTATTAGAATTAAATGACAAAAATAATTTTAAATATTTATTAAAAGATAAATATAGTTATTTTATAACATTTAACATTTTTAAATATAATTATAAGATTTTTATTAAATCTAAACCGATTTCACATAATTATACAGCAGTAGATATTGATATTAGACAAAATAGAAATTTAAAATTCAATAATACTGCATTAAATTTTAATCATTACAGAAGAATTGATAATATTATTTATAAATATATATATAATAATATTATTCTCAAAAAAAATGAAGAAATGTCAATTGAATTATTTCGTTTCTTTAATAACTATTAACTTGCTGTTTGCATGATAATAAATATGTTGGTTCTCCGAATGGATAACCTGGTGAATAATTTTTATTATTTTTATTTAAATCCTTCCAATGATTTAAATCTCCGCTATCTATAACATCATTATTCATTAATGGAAAAAATATATTTTGATCTTGTGGTTTTTCAACTAATGGTATATGATTATCTTTAGCAACCATACGATAATTTACACCAATTCTATCAAATTGTTCGAGAACTGTATCTTGTGGATTCCAAAATAATGGATCATATCGATTTATTCCAGTTTCTTTTAAAGTACATGGAGGATTTGATAAGCGACATGATTCAGTTGGTATAGCACATTTGCGAACATCACCGTTATATTTTGTTTTACATCCAGTTGAAACATAACTATTAGGGATATATGCATCTTTATTACATTTAGAATTTTTATAATTTAATCCTGCTAATTCATTTGAATCATCTATTGCCTTTTTCATACTACATGTATTTTGTCCATAATTTTGATATCTAATAAATGGATCATCTGGGATTATTACACCACAATCATTACAATCATTATATGGAGAATTTAATTGATATATACCTGGGAAAATTGAACGTTTTAATTCTTCTTGATAACTTCCTGAATCATATTTTAATCTTGTATCATTAGGAATATTCATTATTTCTATTATTAACAATTATTTAATTTTAAAGGTGGCGGCAGTGGTACAGATCTATACATTATTGATTGACATGATGGAAGATGTTTCATTTCTTTATCAATAGGTTCTGTTTTATCATTTGTTATTATTCCATTATTACTTGGTGTATATAAATTATCTGGACATTTTGATATTATTCGCGTTTGACCACGCAATTCACTCTCTAAATCTACCATATTACCCTTAATATGTGAAACTGATGTTCCACCTACTAAACCTAATTGATGCATACATTTATTTCCATTTTCATATCTATATGGAGATAATATATAACCTAATGTATCCACGCTAGATTTTAAATCAACTTTATATGAACAATTATCATATTTAGTTCTATTAAAACTCATTACTTATTCTATTATAATATTATAATATTATATTAATTAATTTTATTAAAATTTAATCTATTTATATAAGATCTAGTATCTTCTCCGCCATTTGTCCATATTGGAACTATATGTTCTGGATTTTGAATATCTTTTAAACAATCAACCAATGGAATTGGATGTTTTATTTGTCTCTCCATTATTGTTTTTTTACATGAAAATGATTTATTTTCACCACCACTTCCATAAAAACTAGAATCAGAACCAGATAATATATCTAATTCTGAATTTATATCACCTAATGAACCTTTCATTGTCGGACAAGCATCAAATAAACGTCTAAATAATTGTAATTTGCATCTATCTCTCGTTAAAGTTTCTTTATTATTTATTAAACTACTATAATTATCAATTAAACATGCATCTGCCAATCCATATCCTGGGCGACCTCTTAAATTAACATGATCATACATAAATTCAGGTAAACGAACATTTGGTTCAATACAATCAACCAATTGTGTTGAATATGTTTGATAATCATTAATTTTTTGATTACCATATTTTTTCGATTCTTCCCAACATGAATCCGAACATATAGAATTTTGTTTATCAAAATATGTTGTCATTATATCTAATTATAAACTTATATTATATTATTATAACATTGAATACCATTATTTTCTTTACATGTTTTACCCCTGTAATATAACCACTTTTCATATGATTCTCTATCATTCGGTATAGTTGTTGATGGTACTGTATAAAATTGTCTTTCTGAAAAATTGCGTTCATAAATATCATTTATATCTTTATAAACATTTTGTTTAAAAAAAGTATTTATATTTTCATTTATTATTTCTTTATTGAAAGGACAAGCTTTTATATTATTATTATTATTATAATAATCTATTATTGTTGGATTCATAAATGGATTATCTATTGATGGTTTAACACATATTTTATTATCATATATTGCCAAATTTCTATTACTTAATGTTTCATTTGTATCAATTTTAACTTTTTCATCATATAAATAAATATAAAATATAAAAATTAATATTATTATACCTAATAATATAAATATTAAATTTCTGAAAATTAATGAAAATATTAAACTTAGAAATATTATTAAATTAACTATTGCTAATAATTTTTCCTTAAAAGTCATATTAATCAAAGGTAAAAAATTAATCATCATTATCTATAAAATATGTTGAAAAGAAAAATAAATCATTTATTTATTTAATTTTTTTTTTAATTGCTGTTTTTTCATTAAATTTCTTAATGCATTATTATTTATTCCTGTTTTTGTTTTGCCTCCTCCACCATTCATATTTTGCATCATACTCATCATATTCATCATCGATGACATATCAAAACCTCCAGCGCCATTTGAACTATCATCCGCATTTCCGCCAAATAATCCAGGTAGTATTGATGCAAATTTCATTGCATCCTTCATTATTGCCTCCTGTGATAATTCTCCACTTGATATCTTATTTGACATCTTTTGACTTACATTCGTAAATAATTCGCTAAAACCACTTTCCGGATTAGCAATGGCTTTAAATATATCTCCCTCATTTGATATAGATTGTTTGATTTTTGTAAGATCAACATCTTCAATTATTTCTTTTGCAATTTTTCCTATTGTTGTATCTTTTAAACTATCCATTCCATCAACAGCAGGATTTGATTTAATATTATCTACTTTTAATTCATTTAGGCGCATTAATACCTTCTTAATATCTGCGTTTTCAATATTAAGTTCTGTTTCTGGTTCTTGTGATACTGCTTGAAGATTTGTTAAAATAATTGTTATCTGTTCCTCGCTTAATTCATTTGTATATATATATAGAACACTTAAATAATGATGTGATATAAAATTATTTCTTAATAATTTTGTAACATCTTTTACTGTAATATTTTTATAAATTTCAACAGATGAATTTGTTTCATCAACTAGCCATTCATCGCATTTTTCCTTATCTAGAGCTATATAAGAAGTCCAATAATCTGAATTACATTTACTTTTGAAAAATTCAATATATTCTTCCGATGTTTTATCATATGTCTGATAATTCTCTTTAATTGTCTTCAATATTCGTTTAGCTGTCTCACTCTTCGTTTTATGTTTTTTAGCTATATTTTTTAGTTTCTTTAAAAGATCTATATAATACTGATTAAAAATATAAGTAGAAGTTAACGTATTCATTATGTTTTAATTTAATTAAATATCCTTAAATATATTTTCTCTTTGTTTTTGTAGTTCATCTATTGAAGGTAATTTTTTAGATATCTTATCATTATCAATATATTTATTATTTGTATTGGCATTAACATTAGCATTACCATTAGCATTACCATTAACATTGGCATTACCATTGACATTACCATTGACATTACCATTGACAATTGTATTACCAATAACATTGGCATTTGCATTGGCATTGGCAATAGTATTATATGATTCATCAACTAAGCCCCATTTATATAATTTATCATCATTAATATTCATAGAATTTATATTATCATCTGATATGTCACTAAAATTATCAGATGATATTGCTCCTAATGTAAAAGCTGCTGGCTCATCTGATTTTTCTTTTATATTTAGAGGAATAGGGGATGTAATTGATGATGTTTCTTGCTTATCTCTGCTACTATTAGTTGTAAATAAATAACCTCTATTTGGTAATAATAAATAATCGAAAACAGCTTTACCATATATAATTTCTTTGGATGGCATAAACATTAAAGCAGGTACAGCTTTTATTTTATGATTAATTTTATTAATAATTGCGTCAATAACAACTAATTTAATAGTTTTCTTTGTATCATGTCTTTTTATAGTATCTAATAAAACGGAACAATGTTGACAAGTTTCACTATAAAATAATATCATTTATTAAATAAATGATAAATTAATATAATAAAAATTGACATAAAATTAATATAATTTATTTTAAATAAGTAATAAAATGTTTAAGAATTATAATTATGATTCTAAATCTGAGAAACATTCATTTGATATAAATAATATGGATTTATCAATTGCTAATAGTATTAGACGTATTATTTTAACTGAAATACCTGTTGTTGGATTTTATGGAGAAGATGAAACATCCATTGATATAATTACTAATACAGGACCACTTCATAATGAATTTATGAAACATAGAATTGGATTAATTCCTATAAATGTTTCAGAAGAAATTACAAATAATTATAAAGATAATGATTATAAATTTGAATTAAATGTTAAAAATGATACTTCAACAACTATTAATATTACAACTGCTGATTTTAAGGGAACATATAATGATATTGAATTAACTGTAAATGAATTAAAAATATTATTTCCTCCTAATCCTATTACTAAAAGTAATATCTTAATTACAAGATTAAGAGCTGGTGAAGAATTACATTTAAATGCAAGAGCAATTAAAAGAACCGCAAAAACAAATGCATCATTTTCACCAGTATCATTATCAAACTTTTATTTTATAGAAGATAAAAAAGAAGCAGATAAAAAAGATAATATTCTTGATAAACATCGATCATATGTTAAAAATATTTATGGTGATCCAACTTTATTAAAATTTGAAATTGAATCAGTTAATAAATTATCATATTTATATTTATTTTCAAATGCAATTATGATACTTATTAATAAATTAAAATTATTAATTACAAATATTGAAGCAAATGAAATAATGATTGAACCTATTCCAAATAATCCATTCTCCGTTAATTTTCATATTGAAAATGAAGATGATACATTAGGCAATGTAATTCAATCTTTAATTCATAATAAATATATTAGACAATCTAATAAACATAAAGGTGTTAATTGCTCTTATGTCGGATATATATGTCCTCATCCCCTAAAACAATTAATGATTGTTAGATTAACATTGGATGAACAAACAGATGCAGAAAAATTTAAACAATTTTTAATTGATAATTCATATGAAATTATCAGAGAATTAGAAACAATTAACACTGAATGGATTAAATTTAATCAATTCAAGAAAAAATAAAAAACATTACATCAATACAGGTGTTTTATAAAAACAATGAAATTTAGCACAATTTCCACTGAAAAAATGAATTACAATATTATTAATATTTGATAATGATGTTAGAGTAAATGTTCTAATTTTTTTATTTTCATCCCCTTCAATTATTTCATCAACCATTTTATATAAATAAAATGGATTTCTACCATCTTTAATCATATCAAATAAATTTTTGGTCTTTTTTTCAACATCTTCCGTAACTTCAACTTCAACTGTATATTCAAAATAATTCATAATAATAATAATTATATATTATAATTCTTTAAGTAATTTATTATATAAATTATATTCAATAGCAGAATGAACTAATTTTTCATTAGTATCATATATAAAACTATTCATATCATATTTATATGTAAATTCTGGTTCAAACTTCTGATAATTATTCTTACCATCTAATGTTTCATATTTTTTCATTAAATTACATTCATTTATAACTCCTATAACTTTTGCCATTATTACATTATTATATATTCCATTTGTTATTACTAAAATTTTTATATGTCTCGCTAATGGCTTGTTTTTTCTATAAATTAATAATTCAATATCTAATAATAATGTATCCTCTATATTACATAATTTATATCGTCTTAATATATATTCTTTAATATTATATTTATCATTGTCATTATCATTGTTATTATCATTGTTATTATCATTGTTATTATTATCATTGCCATTACCCGGTAAATCAAAATATTCACTTGTTATTATTGTATTAAAATATATCAAAAATTTATTAAAATAATTATCTAATATCTTTTTATTTTTACTTGTAGATGCTAAAATCCATTTACTCCATTCCATCCCCTCAATTGTTTTTATTATTTTTTCATTATTAATATTAAAAATTTTATTAAATTTCTCGTCTAATTCGTCATTACCATAATCATAATATAGATTATTATTATTTTGCAGTATAATATCATATGGCAATGATGATTTAATATTATTTCTTTCCCATGAATATTCATTCGTATTTGTATATTGTTTTGTAGCAAATGTTTCAATATTAATATTAATAATATAATAAAATATTAATAATATTAATATAATAATTAAAATTTTGTCTAACATCTATAATATAAATTATATTTAATTTATATAGTATATCAATGTTATTATTAACAATATTATTTTATATTTTAATAATATTATTAATTTTCATTATAAAACCTTCGATTATGTTTGATATATATGGTAATATTAAAACATATAATTCTAAATCTTTATTAACTTTAGATATAATATATCCAATTATTGCATTATTAACTTATTATTTCGTTCTTGTTATAAAAGTTATATTAGATTAATTAAGAAATTAATATTTACTATGGATTATATTAAAAATTGGATTTTAACATCCCGTAAAGAATTGTCATATAATTCTTGTTTATTTATTACTGGCAATTCGGGTATCGGTAAAACACATAGAATTAATAATTTATGTAAAGAACTTGATTTATTTATTGTAAATATTAATAGTTATAATTGCTGTTCTTCTAAGCAATTAGCTGATTTATTATTTAAAGCATTTGTATCATCTCTAATTCAACAATTAACGCATAATAATCAAAATAAAATTATAATTATAGATGAATTTGAAACATTATTATCATTTGATAGTACTATGAATATCCATCTATTTAATTTTTTAACAACTTCACATAAACATATTCCGATAATTTGTATTGTTTCGAATAATATTAAATTAGGTGAAATAAAAAAACATTGTATTTTTTATGAATTACCTTTATTATCTAATATTGAAATTCATAATATTTTATTGAATTATAATAATAATATTACTTTAACTGAAGCAACTAATATTGCCATTAAATCTAATTATAATATAAAAACGTGTATTCAAATTGTAACAAATACTTATTATAATTATAATGATAAAATATTTGATATTGTTGAATTATATGCCACTAATTTTAATAGAGATAATTTTAAAAGAATTATTTATAAAGATCAATGGTTAATTCCATTAAAATTTCATGAAAATTTAATTAGTGAATTAAATAATAGAAATTGCAGCAAATTACTTAAAAATGTATTTTATAAATTTTTTATATCTAATTTCTGTTTTTTTGATATTATTATGAATAAAAATAATGAAATAGCTATTGATTATTTTATTAGTATTATTCACTCATTATTTTTAATTAAACATAAAAATAATAAAAATCATTCTATGTCTAATTTTACAAAATTATTAAGCTATTTATCATTGCAAAAAAAAAATAATAAAAAAATATATAAATTTATTATCCCTAATAATCATTTTAATGGTAATTATCATTTAAGTATTATTAATAGAAAATTTATTTATTAATAATAGATAGCTAAATAAATTATGAGTGGAACATCATCATCTATATCACCAAGTAATCCTATTTTTGATGTCTTTAAAAGTGATAGCAGCATTGTAAGTAATGCTACTGAAAGTATCCGCAATTTTTATGATACTTCTTTTAATAATAATACATTATTTATTGGATTATTTATTGTTATAATTTTTACTATTATAATTGCATATTTATTATATACATATATTGGCACTCTTTTATTTGCTAAAATAAAAAATACTGTTAGTGATACAAAAGTACCTGTAATAGGAACAAGATTATCCAAATTTACAGCTGAATTAGCTAAAAATGCAAATGGTAGTCGCAAAAGTTTCTCATTTTGGATTTATATTAATGATATGGTTAAATATAAAGGTGAATATCAAATTGTTGCTGCTGTTAGTAGTGATGGAGATATTGCTTATAATATTGAAAATTGCTCACCATATATATTT